GTAAAACCCGTGAGTAAGAGTTGCGCTATCTTTCCAAAGCGATACTGAACTACCTGTTTTTGACGCTCCTGCGCCATAATTATTAATACTGAAAATAGACTTGCCTCTTATTTGAGTAGTTGTATCTTTTAACCCTTGTAAGCTCACTTGCTTGTCCGTTCCATAATTAGCTATAACGTCACCAAATGATTTAACAGTGGTGGCTGTAAATGTATTATTAACATACATTGGTTTGGTAAAAGAAATGTCATCAAGATCTGTATTTATATTTAGCGTATTTGTTGTACCATCTGCACTACTTCCGCTAACCTTGAGTATGTCGGCTGTATCTCTCTTTCCTCCACAATATCCATTAAAAATGAATGCTTGTCCTGCATCTGTCGTTCCATAATATTTCGTTGCATATACTCCCGTTGTACCTGTCAAATTTGGAGCAGTGAATTCTCCAGTCGAAGGATTTGCTTGAAACTTTGTTGCAAAATATGACGTTGTTGTAGTAGCGGTAGTTTGACCAGTTGGAGCAAGTAATAACGGATAAGAAGCATTACTTGTTGTTGGTGTTTGGGTAACTTTCGTATCTGTACCCAAACTTGAAATAGTAATCTTATCGTTAGTTGCATCAGGTGTAATTGTTATATTTGAACCAGCAACAAGAGTAAGTGTATCTGTTGGGGTGTTTGCAGCAATATTGATAGAATCTACAAGTACATTGCTAAACGCATTCTGGTTAGCTTGTGCGTTACTTGGAGCATGTGCAGTTTGCGAATGGTCATAAGCAATCTTACCTCTGTCTCCACGATAAGCAGTGGAAGATGTCTCTCCTAATGCCAATGTTTCACTAATTACTACAAATGCACTGCCAGACCATCTATATGTTTTATTTGTAGATAAATCTATGTATATCTTACCAGTTTCTCCTGTGACTTTTATGGTATGAGCTGAATCGGTATAAAAATTACTACTATAATAATACCCCTCAATTACATCATCCACATATGAAGGCAACTGACTGGATGGTACTTTACCGTTTTCATCAAGTTCTGCAAGACCGTTTACACTCCCTTTAAGAGAAGTATTAAGTTTAGCATTTAATTTCGTATCCATTTCAGTCTCAGTATAATATCTGTCATCATGTGTATGTCCATTACTTGATTTGCCATCTAACTGTGTCTGAATATTACTTGTAACACCATCAATATAGTTTAATTCGGTAGTGGTTGCTGTAATACCATCTAATACATTCAATTCACTTGCAGTAGCCGTTAAATCAGAAATATTGCTTACAGTATGATTGTGTGAATTGTCATTTACACTAACATTACCAGAACTATCTACCATAATATCTGTGCCAGACTTAACAAGACCAAGTGTAGAAGAAGTAGCAACAGTAGTTTTATTGATTTTCTTTGAATCTAAATCACTTTCTGCATTTTTTGCTCTTGTCGTTTCATCAGAAATAGCTTTATCTATAGAATCTGCTTTAGTCTGTAAGTCTGTTCCATCTGTCATCTCTACAGATTCACTAGAAGTGGCATACGACAAAAGCTTATACTCACCGTCTTGCTTAACATATCTTTCGGCTTTATTAAATTTACTTGCCATAAAATCCTCCTTTCTTATAATAGTCTTGTCCAGTAATCGCCGTCCCTCTGTTCGGTTGGTGGGGTGTCAGACAAAATCTCGTAGCTCCACGAATCTGCTTTCATTAAAGCATTTTCAAGTGCAATAAACTCATTTGTAGAAGAAATTTCATCATCACTGAAAGGAGCTTTTCTGACACTTATAACGAAATTCATTGTATGTAATACTTGTTCAGAATAGCCATCAAGTAAAGCTAATTCACATTCATGTATTCCATCACAAGCCGTCATCTGGTCAGTAACATCTATCTGTACCGTTCCATCTTCAAGAACAGTACAATCGTTGATTACATACGTTCCGTCTTCTTTTTTGCACTTAATTCTCGGTTTTATTGTATTATCTACGAAATATGGTCGTCCATTATCTGCTACTTTAACAATAATTGTTCTAATATTTATGTCATTCTGCTTTACTATTACAGACACATATCTGCTTTTAGATACATCAAGAATTATATGTTTTACAATGTTTTCTAAAGCCATCATTCCAATCCTTTCGTATTTATATTAAGAAGAGTCTACTGTTCTACAGCAGACTCCTCAGATTTTTGTAATGCCTGTTCATACTCAGCTTTTTCACGTTCAGAAAATGCAACGGCATTATATTTTACTTCATTATATATATCCTTTATAACCATTTCTAATAATGTGGGATGTAACTGTACGCTATTAATTGCATTAACAATTACATCTTTCGCTTCGTTTAAAACCATAGATACTGGTTTATTAATTGTATTTATATTTTCCATAATTTCCTTTAACTCCTTTAAATTTATTTTTATTATATGCTAGTATGCCAACCATCACTTGCTAAACCGTAAATGGGTACACTACCACCGTAATCCCATACTATTAAATAAAATGTATATCCACCAACAAAACAACCATTAGGATATAAGCCAAGCGTTCTTTTTCCTTCTGCTGATCTACCTTTTAATGAACCGTCTGGTCCTATTTCCCAGTTACCAATACTGCCTGCTGAAATTGTAGTAGTCCCAGACGAATTAACGGAAAAAGCACTTCCAATAGAAAAGCTACCGCCAGTAACATAAAGCTTACTACAAACAACCTTTCCGTTATGATAAACTCTATACGGAGCAGAACCAATATTACTTGTGTCTGCACCAGCAAAGAAAGCAATTTTACCATTTCCGTCTGCAATAGTAGATGAGTTTAACATTCCACATCCTGAACCACTTGTAGAGGCGTGAATACCATTCCCGTCTATATTTAAATTACCGATTGAACCATCAGTTGAATAAATTGTACCTGTAATATGAGCACCTTTTGCAGTAATAATACCATTTTGTATATTTACATACGCAGACTTAAAATACTGTCTGATACCATCTGTTCCGATGTATGTACCCACTGTAGCAGAAGACATAGAATCTGTTCCGTTGTAAAGAGCAGAAGATTTTATTGTCCAACCACCGATTGTTCCAGAAGTAGAAGTAATTGAACCTGTAAAACTACCACTTGTTGCGGTTATTTTACCAGATATATCAACATTTGAAGCATATAACCCACCAGTTTTAGTAACACCAAAATTACTGCCAATTGCAAACCTTAAACCAGTTCTCGAAGCACCGTTAATTGTTCTTGTAAAATCAGAACTAGATATGCCTACTGCACCCGAAGCATTATTCGTTACAGATGTTCCAGAATAAATAGCAGTGGAAGAAACATTCCAACCACCGATTGTCCCACCTGTGGCTGTGATATTTTTTGTTGTAATTGTGCCTGATATATTAGCTCCTTTTGCTGTGATAATACCATTTTGTATATTGATATATGCAGTATCAGAAGCATATTGTCTGATGCCATCTGTTCCAATATAAGTACCTACTGTCTTAGATGTCATAGAAGTGGTATTGTTATATAGCGACTTATCCCCAATATTCCAACCACCGATTGTCCCACCTGCTTTTGCATTAATTTTACCTGTTAAAACCAAAACTTTCCCATCATAGGTAAGATTTTTACCTGCAAAAGAGAATGTACCATCGTTAAGGTTAATATGTGTTCCAGTAGTGGAAGAGTAGTTTTGAGAATAAATATCTCCACCTATCATTTGTGAGCCATTAATCACTCCTGCCGTCACAAAATCAGATGTAAGACCGTAATCTGTAAGTTTAACTAATACATTGTCTACATATTTATAGTAATCATGTTCTCCGAGTGCCAAAGAAACATTTTTCCAATTATCTCGTGTAAAGCACAATAAATTATGAGTGAATTTCGCTTGTTTAGGACTATAATCACCCTCAATATCATCCCACGTTTTAGCTATAAGACCTTGTTTTGTTAAACTTATTTCTTCATTAACATTATTGGTTATTGCAATATTTGCACTGTTCAATCCCTCTTTAACAAAGTCTATAATGGTATTATTAGCATCATTTCCTTTTTCAGCCTGTTTACTTACATACGAAAAATTACCAGCCATAGACTTAGCAGAACTTAGAATACTTTGTACGTCACTTACATCATCATTTACCTTTACCATGTCGCTAAACTCTACGTTCAATGTTTGAATTTCCGAGAAGTTGAGTTCATAATGGATTAATCTTAATCTGTATATATCTTTATCTACCTGAACTCTAATAAAATTACCTAGAGCAAACTTATTAACAATTACTTTAAATTCTGGCATAAGCAGAAGATTATACAGAGTAGTGGAGATACTATGTTGTCTTGTAGCAGACTTAATTAATTCCTTTTTAGCAGTTTCTATAAATTCTTTTGCTTTTGCAATTTTCCCTGCATTATCCAAACCATCTGAAATATAATTGCTGTTGCTGTATTCCTGTTCTCGCCTATAAGAACAAAATTCAGTATATAGTTCTTCTCCGAGATAATTCTCAAGATTCAATGCTTCTTGTATCGTTCTTATTTTACTGTCTATTTGTTCTCGCTGTGTTTCTAATTCGTTAATAGTAGTTTCTCTTATAATTATCTCGTTATCACAAGCAACAAGTTTATTATAGTAAGAAACATATATATCATCATAAAAATCAGCACCTTTAGCAGCTTGGTTACAATGTTGAAGTGTATCTAAAGCTGTTTGTATTGCATCCTTGAATGAATTTAATCTGTTTAAACAATATAATTTTAATGCGTCTTTGAAGTTATCCAAATTATCAATGGCTAACACATCAAATATTGAACCATCTTCATCATCAGAATTTAAGTCTATATCCTTTGCGACTTTCTGTTTGAGGAAATCTTCATAATTATCATGAACTGTTATGGTCAATTTATCTGAATAAGCTATATCTTCCGAATCGCTGTAATTGGTTACTTTAAACTTGCCAATCCATTGTCCATAATTATAACCATTTGAATCAGTTCCTTTATAAGTAAAAGTGCTTTCTGATATTTCCAATTTAACATACTGAGTTTTTACAAACACCCTTGCATAATTCTTTACCGCATTATCTACAAGACTTGTAGTTGTAGATTTTGAAAGAGTTGACACACCAATGGGAGATAAGTTTGCCACTGTTAATTTAGTAGCTTCTTGTTTTGCGATAGACTCAGTATTATTCTTATCATTACCGGCATTATCACTTCCATTTTCATCAGAGCTGTCCCCTGGCATCATACCAGACTCATAATATGAAATATTATCTGATACATCATAAAAATCTTGTACTAAGTGTTCATATTCTTCTGTATAGCTTACATATAACTTATCATATGATTCAATCTTTGAAACCAGTTCGTCCGACATATCTTCTTTTTGTTCATCGGATATGTAATACAAATAGGAAGTTCCATTCTGATTTAATTGAGTAACTATAGCGGTTATTTCATCATCGCCCGCTGTTAGTTTAAAACAATTCTTAATTGAATCCACATCGGTTTCAAATTTTACACTATCTGTCAGGTTTTCTTTATTTACAATAATAGTAGTGTCTTCCCCGAAGTAATTCAGTAAATCACTCCCACATTTAGGACAAACATTATTATAGTCACCTCTGTAACCACATTTTTTACAAGTAGTATATAAATCGTAAACAGATATGCTTCTGTCTACACTATTGAATACGAATAAACAATTAAACTGTTCTGCACATTCCCCTGTAAGAAAGTCATATATGGAAGTTCCATCTATACTAAAACTTCGTTGTAAATCCCACAGACTTTTATCCACATATTTAATTGTATAATCTTGTGCTTTGTCTTTTAATACTCTATGTAATAGGCTGGCTTTAGGATTATCTTTATTATAAAATTTGGTAATAACATAATCGTCCCTTGCAATATCCGCATCGGTATTGATTTCAGTTCCATACAAATTTCTCTGGCTTAATTCGGCTTCACAGAGGGAAGTACCTACAATGGTTTTCACTGCGTCTAACTTATCATCGTAAGATACGGTTATTTCAAAATATTCATTGAGTTCTTTAACCCATACCAATTTAAGGTCTGTAATCTTATCCCAGTTTTCTTGAATTTCTTCATCTAATTCCTTATATATTTCAAAAGATAATTCATCTGCCCCATTAAGATTTTCTTTACAATTAACTGTATCTCTTTTAACATTATTCAATTTGCAAATGTGAGTATAGTTCTTTGTAGATAAGACAAAAGTAAAATCTTCTACATTATTATTTACATCAAATTTTAATACGTTTGCACTAAATCCCATTACTTACACCTGCCTTTATATAATTCCCATTTTGCAAATAGGAGAGTAGGTAAATGTGATTTTGCATGGCATATTAACTGTGAATATATTTTCCCTAACTTCGTCCGATGTTTCATACCCATATATGTCCTTAATGTAATTACATAGTCTTGGGAAAACATAATTAAAATCATTACACAATTTAGGATGATCTGCCGAAGAGGTAATAACTTTGTTTTCCACTAAGGTAAAAATTTCTCCTGCCGTGCAATTCTTAATAGATGTCACTCTATCTTTTTCTTGAGAATTAACTAATTCAAAATTCCCTCCATTTGTTATTTCTATGGTCATAGTAGAGGGGTATACGAAACCAATTTCATCCGAAATATCATAAAATGAATGTTCTAATCCATTTGTACTAAATTTCATTGTATATTCAATATCATCATAAAAACCAAATGGGGCATCTGTCTGGAGTGTTAATTGAAGACCAATAATATCACCACCATATGTAATAGGATTTACATTGAAAGAAGCATTATAATATACTTCTGCAAGTTCTCCATCTTTATAAACTGCCCTGAATTTTTTAAACTGTTTCCTGTTAAGCCATCTCATAAGCTGGATAACTTCTTCCTGTGTGAATGAGTTGACATCAGGATTTGAACATCTATATTTACAAATCTCAAATGTTGTTGTATATACTTCGTCATATTGAGCAGACATTAACTTAAATTTATTTAATCCTGTCATGGGAACAGTATTAAATGTAACCTGACTGCCTATATTAATTGCCGAAACACCACCATCCTCTAAGATATTACACACTATACATCCATAATCAGATAGTCTCTGATTGTCATATTCAAAATCTATTAAATTCACTTATTCACCCACTTTCTTATTGTTTTTTATTACTTGTTATCGTTTTTATTCCCGTATACCGTATTCTGTATCTTGTCCAAAAATCTATTGTCCTTTTCTTTGGCTTGAACCTTCTTGGCACTTCTATTAATGCTCTTTAATACAGAATCCATATCTTTTTTATATTTTGTCCTTAAAGTTTTTATCTCTTTAAGTTTGTCTTTGTATTCACTCTGAATTTCCTTTACGTTTTCAATGAGTGCTTCATACTCAGATTTTCTGTCTTCTAATTCGTTGATTAGCTGCGTTACACGTTCATATGCTTCTTTTGGAAGAATCTTTTCCAGTTCCAAATCAACAGACAGCTTATCGTTTTCTTCCCTTAGGGTATCTTTTTCCTGTTGCAAATCATCTATAATTTTTTGCTGTAGTTTTACCTTTTTCTCTATATTCATTTCGATTCCTCATTACATAACAAGAGCCAAGTGTAGACGCATAGCCCACACTTGGCTTGTTTAATTAGTATTTATTTTTATTCAGACTGTTTTTACCCAAAGCATTTCCAAACGTCATGCTCTGCACAACCTTTTCAAAGTTTTTATCTTTAACCAGTGCATTCTTAAATTCATCATAATTTGTCACATTAGGCAGAGTAATACTCAACTGAACATCGTTATTAACCGTTTCATTTGTTGACCTATTTGCTTTAATGTTTGGAATAAGGGCTTTATTCAAGAAGTCCATAGATGCATTAAGAGGCTCTAAGTTATTGATAAGGGTTTTCCAATCGCCCATAAGTGGCAGTGGGATAATACCTTCACCTTTTTCAAAAGTATTGATTGCCAAAGAATTATCATTATTCCTACCAATAATATTTTTAAGTTCTCCGATTACACCACCTTGGTTATAGCCTTTGATTTCCCTGAACTTTTTAAGTAAAGCTACGTTCTGATTGTAACTTCCTGTATAAGCATCATTACCGATTAAGTCTTTGTAATACTTCTTTTTAGCATTAAACGACCAAGCATAATCATAAAACGCCAAAGCATCATCTATACTGGTTTTACGGTTAAGTTTATTTTTTGGATAATAGCTTTTCGCATATATGAATTTATAATCCTTGTTACCGTTAGAAGATGATGTGTTTTTAGTCGTACTTTTAGTTGTGCTAGGAGTAGAAGAAGTAGTTTTTGATGTAGATTTCTGGGTCGTACTTGACTTTGTACTATTTGTAGTAGTAGCACCATTGGAAGCGATTTCACTCTTAGCCTGTCCTGCAAGTTTATCTACCATGGTCTGTACATTTAAAGCTATACCATTAATCACCTTAAGTACACCTGAATCTTCATTTGTAAATGATTCTATAAAACTACTTACAGGGCTGCCATCAGAAAAGATTTTACTCATTTCTCCGGATATAAAGCTTCCAAGATTATCAGTCTGCTCTACGAGAGTATCTTTGATAAGTGTCGCATTTTCATTCGTCTGATTTATAATATCTTGCATAATTGCTTCAATATTATTCATACGAGCTTCAATCCATTCTTGCGTATCAGAAGACAACCTATCAAGCATCTGTTCTTGGTCACTCATCCACTTATCATATTCAGCGTCCTGTAAATCTTGTTTTGCTTCCTCAAGGTCTACTTTTATCTGTTGAATTTTAGCCTGAGTTTCTTCAGAATTATCACCTTCATATGCAGATAACTGTTTCTGGAGAGAAGATATGTTCTTTGTCTTTTCGGCAATACTTCTTTCATAGTCGTATAAATCTTTCTCAGCATCTAACTGTTCCTTACGTTTATCTATGATTTCATTCAAAGCGTCCAATAACCTGTTATAGCCTTCCTCGACCATATCTATGATAGCTTGCTGTTCATCTTTGGCAGATTTTACCATATCTCTATGAGAATCAATTAACTCGTTTCTGCGTTCAATTAACTCTGTATCGCTAGAATCTTTCGCTAACAGCTTATCAATCTCTTTGATTTCATCTGCATATTTTTGTGCTTGCTTTAAGTAAACATCGTAGTTAGTTACATGTAATCCTGCCGTAGAAATACCAGAATCATTCATTTTTCCGTAATCATCATACAAGTCTTTATTACTCATTAAGTCGATTAAATAGTCAGCTTCCTCTTGAATTCTGCCAATATACTGCTGTTTCAAATCGAATACTTTCCAATCTAAATCACGCATATTGTTGTCAAGTTCGATAAGCTGAGTATTTGCATCAATAAGAGCCTGTTCAACTTCCATGATGGAGTTCTTCATATCATACCAATCCTCGGAATATTGCTTAATATTCCCATTCGCCATAGCTTCATTAAAAGCTTTTACAAGGTCTGTTCTTTTACTTTGTAATTCGGCTATGTTCTGATTCTGCAAATTTTTTAAAGACTGATAGTATGCTTTACTTACTAAATGACCGTCAGTTTCTTGTTTACTGACTAACGAATCAAGTATTCCTGATTTACTCTCAATAAGACTGATTGCATTGTCGTAAGAAGAAGCAACCATATCAAATTTTTCTTTGAAATTATCAGCTATTTCTCCACGAATATCTTCCATAGAATCTAAAGCTTCAAGATATTTTTCGTACAGCTCTGTATACTTGTCTATCTTTTCTTGAGTCTTTTCATCTATTCCGTCTTCAATGAGAATTGCACCATTCTGGATTTTGTTTACATAATCTGCACTTAATCCTACGGAGTTGGCTTTATTAAGATAGTAGTTTGCAGCTTGTTGCTGAATACTCAGTTCTTCGGTGAGTTTTGCAGTTTCACTCTTAACAGCACCAATTCTTTCTTTCCATGTCTTGTATGTAGCACTTATTGTTTTACCTATGTTGGTAATTAATCTTTGAATTCTTGATACTTTAGTTTCAATCCAGTCAGTATTTTTCTCTGAAAGTTCTTTCTGACGATCTTCGCCGCCATTATAATCAGGAGCAGTATATGTATATTGTCCTAAACCTCCGAATAATGCTTCAATACGTTTTTTCGTATCTTCTTCGGCATGTTTATAATCTGCTTCTGTATATCTGAATCCCGTATATGCGCCAGTTTTAGCTTCATAGTCCCTCATTTCCTGCTCACGTTTAGCCATCTTTTGAGCTTCTGTATCAGCTAAACCATATGCAGTGACTAAATCTTTTAACTGTTTAATTTTTCCACTTACGTCAAGACCACTTTTATTATAATTGATTTCTGCAAGTTGAAGTTGAGCTATCTCTCCTCGACAAATATCAGAAGCATTTGCTTCTCCCAACAAAGAATTTTGCATATCAAATGACTTTGAAAGAAATTCATCCATAGTCATATTAAGTTCTTTTGTAACTGTGTTTTCAGCTTCCTTTTTTGCATTAAGCTTATTAGTTACTATTACATCAGCATTAGTAATATTATTTGCTTTTAATTTAGCAATATATTCTTCTTTATTTGCTTCTGTAAGACCTTCTAATGCGTTATTTTCTTCTATATAGTTGGCTGTTAATCTTTCTTCTACAAGAGCTTGTGCATTTGATACACCAACAGATTTAAGCTGTTTTATATACAAATCTTTATTTGTTTCATCCAGTTTTATAAGTGCATCGCTATAATTAAGATATTCACTTACAAGTTTATCAAATGCTTGTTGCATTTCCGACATACTATAAGTACCAGAACCTACTATATTAGTAAATTCTTCGAATGATTTTAAGTCTTTCCATATGTTATCAAGAGACATAATATCATTAATATCTACGAATCCTTCATCTCTTGCTTGTGTATACAAATCAGAAATAGAGGAAATTCCCTTTGTTACATTAGAAAGTTTTTCTTGTGCCGTTACAAGATTATTTATTCTTTTCGCACAATATTCTGCACTTAAACCTGTGTCGTCAATAAGCTTTTTATAGTCTTCGGTAGATTCTAATGTTTCCGGAGTTAATTCACCTGACTTTGCTAATTCAAGAAGTTTCTTTTTTGTATCAGCGAAAGTAGAAGAGTCCCAAACATCAGAGAAAAATTTGGCTTTATCGGGATTTGAATTTTTAACTTCTTCAATTTTGGCAAGTAATTCATCCCAAGATAGAAGAGTACCTTCAGGAATTTCAAGTTTGCTTGCTATATCTAAATCTTCTAATGATAATTCTCCAACTTTATCATCAAACTCATCCTTTAACTTTTCTTTGACATTATTAACCATTGTATCAACAGAAGAACTTGTACTGCCATCATCTTCTGTTTGGATACCGAAAATAAGTTTTATAACTTTTTGCGTTTCAGGAGCTAGTTCTTTTATTTGATCTAAAAACGACTGTAATTTTTCTTGATATTCATTAACTGTTATTTCACCGTTATTAAACTGTGTTTGAATACCAAACATAATTTCAATATCTTTTAAAGTTTCTCTTCCATCAGATGTTTGAAATAAGCTTAATATATTATCTTGGATGTATTGTTTTGCATCATCCCATGAAGAAAAATCTAAAGTAGACCAATCTAATCCATTAACAATATTTTGAACCGTAGATTGCATATCATCGGACATTATTTTATATGAATCTTCTGTGTTAAGCCATGCAGCAATAGAACTAGATAAAGAAGACCAATTACTTTTATTTTGAACTTGTACGTTTTGAATTTTCGTGTTCAAATCAGAAATATCTTTTTCATACTCTTTAGCTAATTCGTTAACATTACCTTTTATTATATTTTTAGCTTCTTCAATATCTTCATCAGGGCTATCAATATAAATAGAAGTTTTATATGTTAATATTTGTTTTCCATTAGAATCATACTTACCATTCCATGCTGGTTCAAAATGAAGTAAATCATATTTCAAACTTACATTATCTAATATCTTTGTATAATCAGAAATTAAACGACCATATTCCTCTGCATCGTTGGATAATATTTCAAAATATTTATCATTAAGTCCAGTTTGAAATTTTTTATTTAAATCATTAATAGTTATGGAGTCTAAACCTTGATAAAGTGCATTTCTTTTATTATATAAATTTTCTAATTCTGCATTATAATCATCAGATTTATTTTTGGCATTTTTATAAATTGTAGGCAACTTATTGACAATTTCTTGATTTTTTAAATTCCTTTCAGCTTCTATAAGGTTATTTAGAGAGTCAACTATTGTATTTACATTTCCTGATAAATCTAAAATCGCTTGTCCATTTTCATTATAATGTCTACTTAAAGTCGGAAAAACTTCTGCTAACTGATTGCTTAAATCCAAAAATTCTTTATAATCATCATCATTAAGTGATAAATTCTTTCCTGATAATTGATCTACGCTTTGTGCTAATTCAGCATATCTTTTCGCAGAATCAGATACTAATTGACTATGTGTTTTATATTCATTGTTAAGTTCATTTATTTTTTGTTTTGCATTTTCAGCCTTTTCAGCAAGTATTTCATCTTGTCTAATCCAATTAGAAATTGCAGTCACAATACCAGAAACAATGACTGAAGCACCCATAGTAATAGCAGCATTTAATGCCATTGTAGCAACTTGCAAAGCTACTGTTTTTACGGTTGCACCAACAAGAGATAAACCATACCCTAACATCCCCGCTTTAGAACCATTCAAATTGGTCAAATAATTGGAAAGATTAGAATTTGTTAAACCAATTGCATCGCAATATTCTTTTTGTTTTTGTGTGTCAGAAGAACTTATTTTATTGTATTCACCAATTGCAGAGAATACTTTTTTAAAACCAGTGATACTTCCTTGTAAGGAAATATTGTAAGATAATAATGTGGCTTCTTGTCCTTTAATTTTTGTTAAATAGTTTGCTAGAGAATCATCACATAAACTTAATATATCATTCCAACGTTCTTGTGTTAAAGAATTATCTTTGATAGACTCATTGTATAAATCAATTATAGTTTTTGCATCTGAGAACGGTTGAACTATTGCTGAATTTATATCTATACCAGAAAATATATTTTTTAATGTGTCTTGTTTGAATATCGTACTATATAATTTTTCGATTGCTTGAATATCGAAGTTGCGTTAATATATGTTTTCTGATATAATATTTTAATTAAATGTAAAAGGAGTTGATGCATTATGAATAGATGTCCAAACTGTGGAAAAATATTAAGTGAAGAAGAAAAAATTATATATAAATGTACTTCTTGTGGAAAAAAAATTGAGTCAGAAATAACCACTCAAAATTATACCGAAAATACCATTGCTAAAGTTTTAAAAATCATATCTATTATAATTTTAATATTAGGAACTATGGGTAGTTTTGCAGCATCATTTCATGATGTATATGGAAGAAGTGAATTTTCTTTTGCGACTTTCCTTATTCCTGAAACGGTAGTAGTTATAAGTGGAATTTTGTTTTTAGGGTTTAGTGAAGTTATAAAATTATTACAGGAAATCAACAATAAATTGAATAAAAGGTAGGCATCCACTATGCTAACCTAAAACAAATGTTTCGACTATACCAAGATGAATTAGGATAGAAGAGCAGTGAATGATATGTTGCTGTTCTTTTATGTTGAACGATACACCATTTCTGGAAGATCATTCAAATTATTGCAAACTTATGTTCAGACTGTACTTGTTTGGTAATTAATGGTAAAATATAATCATTAAATGATGTGTCGGAGGTATGCATATGAATAAATTATTTTGCCCATTAACCAATGGTGATTGTAACTATAATTGTGTAATGAATAACAATTGTTTTGAAGATGGCGATATACAAAATTGTATGTTAAGAAGTTCGATTGAATCAATTATATCTTTTGCAAATAGTATTTCTGTTGCAAACAAAAATATTGACAATCAGTTAGAAAGTATAAACGATAACACAGGAAGCGATCATTCGTATTCTTTTGAAATTAACAATAAACTTGATTCAATCGAAAATCTTTTAGAAAAACTTACTCAGAATAGACAGTAAAATTCTTGATTTTTCCTTCAATTACTCGAAGCAAATCAAAAGCTTGACTGTATGTAAGTTTATTTGAGGTGATTTCTGTAATTATCTTATCTGATAATGGAGAGATTACCTCTTTTTCAAATTTTTCATTTTCAAGTTGCGTTTTAACAATATTACTAATCATTTTATTTTCCTTTCATGTGAATTATATTTACCAAGCAGACTCTGATGTATCCAGACCATTTTAAAGGGATATTTAGGCGATATTTGTCGATGGATAAATACTTGTATGACTTATAACAAAAAATTACAATAATAGCGAAATCAGGGGAATTTTGGAATATATAAAATTCAATTGTGAAAAGGAGGATCGCTATGTCAAATATAATTATTGAATCAAAATATCCAACAGACCATTGCTGGCAAACAGGAAATTATACAGATGATTGTGAATGCGAGTTTTGTGAGCACAAGGAAGAATGTAGCGGATATAAAGAAGATGACGATTAAACAATAAAAAGAGCAGGAGATTAGTCCTGCTCTTTTTCATATCCAAATAGTTTATTCATTTCTTCTTTATAATCAATTTTACTTTGCTCATAATTTTCCAATATTTTTTTTCGCCATTCCAAAAATTCTGTTTTATTCTTAAATTCTAATTCTATTGTATCAATAGCTTTTAAAGGAATATTTTTCTTCATTATTTTGCCTCCTTAAAAATGTTTTCAACACGCTTCGCCTTAAGTCCCTTTTCAATCTTATGTGTAAGCAATGCATAATTTCTATATACAATGATATATTTATTGACAATTTCTAAAATTTCCGTTTTTGTATCCGCTATTATTGTCCCATGATGAGCAATAATCTCTAAGGAGGATAAAATATATCCTGCGGAACACGATATTGGAATACCTATATATTGTGAATATTCTCCATCATACTTGCTCGGAGTTCCATTATAACCAAAATTTTTCTTTATTTCTTCTTCTGTCGGATACACAACTATTTTAGGGTTGTTTTCTAAAAATAACTTTGCATATTGCCAATCTTTTTTCTTAGATAATATTATGTCGGAATATAAAATAGTTGGTGTTGAATTTGCGTCTCCATAATGTGCTATCATTTTTATACAATCCTGTGTACGTTTTCCAGTGTTTCTCTTGTGTCTTACATATATGTTTACCGAAATATCTGTTCCTGATTTAGACAATTTTCTAAGAATGCTAACAATATCTTTGCAAATGTAACTAGATATGCTTTCAAAATTCCAATTTAATAATTCTAAATTATTCGTAGATATAATTTGTTTTGATAAATCATTGATTTCCTTTTGCGAGATATTCATCAAATTATTGATGGAGTCAAAAGTTGTTTTATAAATTTCTAAAGAACAATCACAAAGTTGTTTTTGTTTTTTCAAATCTTCAAGTGTTTGATTGTTCTTCTCTTGTTTCCTTTCATTGTATGCTACATATATAATATATATGATATATAGAATAGTTAATGAAATTACCCAAAATTTCCCACTTATAAATATATTTTTTATTTGTCCATTACTATTTTTCCATGTTGTTGCATTATCTATTAGTCCAATAAAAAATGGTACAATTGTAATTATCAATGCTTTAGTCAACCAATTTAGCAATATTGGTAATTTTTTCAACTCTATCCCACCAATCATTAGTATTTAATGTTACCATTATATACCAATAATTGACAGAATACTATCAGAACATATGTTTGTAAATCTCCAAAGAAACATACAATCGAGTATAATAAAAGAGTAGTCAAGCGACTGTCCGCTATTTTATTTATTCTCTGTTTTGTTCCATCTTATCCACCTCTAGGAACTGAGGGGTCAAACTGATTTACACGAGATATGAGATAAGTTCACATCATTTAACATGTCGTGCCATGAGTACGGAATGCATATTATAGTAGCATCGTTTCATATAACTACTGCCAACGGTTGTCACTCTCTGAGGGCTTACCATTTTAAAGGTCTATCCCTGCGAACCAACTGAATTCATGAATTTTTACTGTACCTATTTAGTTTCCTTATAATAGGGTAGTATCATGAGTTTTACAGCCTTCCTCGCATATTGCGTCTTCGTTTATCGTATGTATAGCATACTTATCATAGTCCAAACTAACGTATCCGTTAGAAACCCTATGATGTCGGTACGTTCAAAACAATAACAATGATTTGATTAATACGCCACTAACGTATTAATGCCGACATTTTTAAATGATAATGCTGTGCCAATTCCTGTAAGAATAGTTGGCAACAATCCAACTTTATCTACAAAATTAGTAGTGCTTTTAAGTAAGGTAGATAATAAATCAATTCCATTCTTGATAGTTTCGGAGTCGATTATTTTAAACCAGAACTCCTGAGCACGGTTCTCTAGCTGTGCCATTTTGCCATCAATACTATCAAGATAAGAGTTTAATTCTTTTTCCGCTGATCCCATTGCTTCTTCTGAAGACTTCTTAACAGCTTCAAGCTGTGTCGGATCTTGCAGTATCGCTGAAGCAATATTTGAGCGGTTTTTACCCGCTAATTCTTCAATTAAAGCTGTGGCATGATTTGTTCCCAGCTTTTTATCTTGTTCCTGAATTTCTTTGTAAACCTTGGCAATTCCAAGAAGAATTTCGTAAGTATTTTTATAATTTCCATTACTATCAAGAATATCAAAACCCTGATAATTATTAGAAGCTACGGCAGTATAATCTTTGATTATCTGTTGTTTCTTTGAATTTGTTGCTTTTACAAAAGCATCTACTTCCTCATTCATTGCAGAAAGTTCTTTTTCGGCTTCTTCTGTACCAACCAGTCTAAGAGAAATTGTACGTAAACCTGCCGAAACACTATCTGCGTCCTGAATCGTTGCATTTGCTGTAGTTACTAAACTTGCAGCTTCATCAATCGTGTTTCCCATAAGTGAGAGAGTAGCTGCTGATTTTTGAAGAGCAGTGGCTAATTCATCTGTTGATATTGCATACTTATTACCGACCTCATTAAGTTTATCAACAATAGTCATTTTATCTAAGTCTTTATACGCTTGCCCCATAGAAACAAGTGACTTAGTTGCATCTTCAATATTATCAAATTCAGATACATTCAAGAGTATATTTGCTGTTTTCGCACTTTCAGAAGCTTCATCAAGCGATTCGCCTAATCGCATATAATCAGCAGTGCTCTCTTGTATCTGCTTGGCTGTTGTACCTACTGCATCTGCCGTATCAAAGGTTGTTGCTTGATAATTTTTTAAACTTTGTACAGTTTCATCAGATACTTTCCTCATTTCTGTAAGAGCCGTATCAAACTCTCTGATTACTTGAATACCTTCTCCAACATATCTGAAAACATCATTAACTCCAAAATATGTACCAAATGCACTAGCAGCACTATAAAAAGCTTTTTCCTTAATGGCATCCCACATGCTCTTACCACCACGACCAGCATCTTTTTCGGCTCTTACGATAGCTTCAACTTTACCAAGAATTACATCAAGGCTGGCACTTGGATTTCCAGATTTTATTTGATCATACCAAGCTTTAATATCAGCTTTAGCTTTTCTTGACATTTTGCTATTCTCTTTTAACATCTGAGAAATTTTATCCATTGTTTTTTCTGCACCAAGCTGTGTATAACCTTTTTGAGCAGCGGTCATATTCTTTATGGCAAGAGTAGTCTTTTCGAAATCTTTTCCTAATCTTTCTACGTTAGCAAGAGATTCTTTATTTATTAAATCAGGATTCGCTTTTAATTCATTAATAGCTTCTTGATATAACCTTAATGCTTCTCGTGCTTCTTGTACTTTACCTAAATATTCAGGACTCGTCCAACCATCATCACCAAATTTATTAATAGTTGCCGCATATCCGCTAACTTTACCTTGGTATCCACTTAATTTATTATCATATCCATTGAGTTGTCTCTGTTGTGAAGTTTCAATTTGTTGAGTTGTTTTTAATGAGATTTTTTTTAATTCATTAAGACGCTGTTCAGAATTATATAAATCAGAATTATTTTTCAGAATATTAGTAGCAGTAAGATATTGTTCTTGATAAGTCTCTTTCTCTTGTTTAAGTTGTTCTATAAGTTTAGCATTGTTTGTATTAGCAATTTCTTTTCTAATTCTCTGAATCTGTTTCCATGCTTCCAATTGATCTTTTGAAGCTTGATTAACAGTAGATTTTCTTTCAGACTCAGTAACCTTCTCTTTTTCAGCAGAAAGTTTTTGAAGATTTTTTATCTGTTCTTGAATAATCTTATTTTGATCTTGATATTTTTTACTATCAATATGACTCGTCCAAGCAGTAGTGTTACCTTCCTTATCTGTACTATATGAATGAGTATATGTACGCACACCACCATTCTTATCACCAACTTTTGTTTGTGTTTTAACGAGGTCATTTTGTGAATCATAAAAATCTGTAATTTCTTTTACAAAAGAAGTTGATTCATCAATAGAATCAATTATTTCAGATTGTAATTCTCTTAATGCTTGCTCAAGTTCAGTTTTATTTGATACTTTCTTTTCATTATCATGATTTCCAGTATCATGGGCTTTATAACCTTTCTTTTTATACTTCTTGACACCAGAAGGTTCAGCAATTTCAGAATGACCACCTACTAAATCATTATTACTTTTATCAGCAGAATCCTTAACCTGTTTGTTAGCTTCAACAAATTCCTTTTTAGCATCCGCAGCCTCACGAGCAGACTTAGCAATTTGTTCCATTAATTCTGCTTCAAGTTTCAAAGGATTTTCTGAACCATCAATAGAAGATTGGACACCTTCGTTAGCTGTAGCAAACTCTTTTTTCGCTTGAACAGCTTCCTCGGTTGCCTTCTCTACCTGCTCCATACCTTCTGTTTCAGGTTTGGTATCAGTAGAAGAGTCAGGAAATGCGTCTTTCATTCCACTTGAAATATTTGATTCTTGTGAAGTTGCAACAGTAGTAGGAGTTTTAACCTTTGCTAATTCATCTTCAAGTTCTTTAACTCTATTGGTAAGTTTCTCAATTTCTTCAACAGAAGCATTGACATTCAATCCATCTTTAAAAGCCTCAGTAAATCCTTTGGCAGAGTCAGAAATCTCATCAAGTTTAGAAACAATAGTGTTTAACTGCTCAATAACACCAGATAAATCTGTTTTTCCAAAAATATTTTCTAATGGGTTAGTATCACTTGCAGCTTTCATTTCATTAAAAGTTTTAGTGACTTGTCCCATAGCCGAAGATGCTTGTGTCCAATATTTCTTATCTGTGTCGGTAAAAATAACATCTTGTCCACCATATATAGCCTTTGCTTCATTACGCATATTTTCAATAAATTTTCTATATGCTTGAAGTTTACTCATTGGAGTGTCAAATTGATTTATGTCAAAGTCGAAAAACTTTGTATTAATTATTGAACCACCAGCACTTGACATTTTGATATGTTCGAACAATCTTTGATATGCTTGTAATGCATTAGATATCTTGGCTTGAGCCTTCGCTTCCATTTCAGTATCAGAACCAAAATCAATATTCATATTAAGCCCAATACCTTTAACACTAGAACTTAAATTATCAATAGCAGATTCAATATTAGCAATAGTTTTTAATAACGGAGATAATTCTTCACCATCACCGACATCAACTAAAACACCTTTAATAGAGGATAAGCTTGACTCAATACTTGTAAATAAAGATTCAAGTTTTGTGAATTGTTCAGTATTGAAAATTTCTGTATTCTTAGCCTGATTAGTTTCATCTATTAATTTCTGAAATAAAGCGGTGACTGATTTGAGAGCTTCTTCATCTTGAAAGATATTTCCAAATATAGAACGCTGAGAATCGGAGAGGGTAGTGTCTTCACTAAGATTTTGTACTGATTTTGCTATAACACCATTAGAAAGAATATCATTAATTTTATTTGATGTTTCCTCTACCTGTTGAAAAATAGAATCAAGTTTTGCGGAAAATGCTTGTAATTGATCTAAGCCGAATGAATTACCATTTGATTTAAAACTTTCTTCCAAAAGATAACCATATTCTGTTTTAAATTGTCTAATAGCTTCCGAAGCAGTAAGAGTTCCGTTCTCTAATTTTTCAAAATATTCAGCAAATCTATCATTATTAAACCAATCATATCTATCAATTTTATTTACATCTAAAAATTGATTAAATGTCTGAGTAGCTTCATCACGAATATTTTGCATTTCTGCTTTTAACCTGTCTAGTTCATCGAGTTTATCGGCAAAACCAGAACCAACTTTAAAATTGTCAAATTCATTTCGTAATTCTTCATTAGCATTTCTTGCATTGCTTAATTTTCTAGTGAGTTTTTCTACTTCACTTTCTAACAAGCGAACATTTTGCTGCAATTCACCAATATCAGAACTTACACCGAAATGACTAAATAATTTTTGAATATCTGTTCCATACGCTTCTAGTGTTTCAAAAGAATCAAACGCTTCCTTAAATCCTTTTACGGAAAAAGCACTATCAATATTACCAGCAACCTTTTGGGCTTCAGTCATACCCTTCGAGATTTTATCAAAATCAGGTAAAATATGTGATAAGTCAGTTCCAGACATAGCCTTCAGAGCATTTGTTACCTTAATTAACTCAGAAGCATTGTCCTTAGAAGCCTTCTTTTGAAAATTATTATAAGCATCGGTAGTAGCGTTTATTAAATCTTGTTGGGTTTTCCAATATTTTTGAAGATTTTTATTATTGGAAATTTTATCAAGAGTGTCTGCAAATGATTTTAGTTTATCTTCACCATTGATATTAACAACAACTTGCTGTTCGACAGTGGGTGCTTTTAATTTTATTTCGTCAGCCATTCTATACCTCCTATATGTCTATTTTTATATTTGATTTATATTTATTCCATATATTTTCATAATCTTTTTGATATTCTGTTTTTTGATATTGGTCTATTCTTCTTTTAAAATCTTGGAGTGGTGATATTGGGGCTTTTGCTGCTAACTTCCAACCAGATAAAATACTTTCACTGTTCCATATTTCAGGCTCCCAAGGTGACGTTTCCCCATTATATTCTAAAGTTGGATATGACCAAGGAACTAACATTCTCCCTCTATGTTTAATATTTGCTCCACCATGCCAACCTTGTCTAAACACTTGATCATAAAGACCATTTTCTCCTGCATATCCATTTCTATATGAAATTAAAGAAGGTTCAAACCATATACTTAAATAATCAGTAGCTTTTTTAGTTTGAATTAAATCATATAAACTTCCACGTCTATCATAAAAAGGGTTAGGGTAGCTATTATAAAAATCCGTAATAGTATCTTTATATATAGTTCTTATCTTTTTTTCTGCTACATTAAAATATTCCGAAAAAGACTTCTCTTGAGCTTCCTTTACCGCTTCTTTTGCTTTTTCTTGTAATTTTTTCATATATGATTGATAAAATGAACTTTGATTATTCGACATGTAACTTCATCACCTCCAAAATTTTCACTATAATTTCACTATTTTTACACTAAAATAAGAGAGAGCAGTGTATAGCCACTCTCCATAAGAAAAGCCCTATACGCTTTGACACATATAGAGCCTAAATATTCCAAAAGAAATTTGAATTTCCTATTCGTCAATCGGTTCTAAAATAAACGAATATGTATTTTCGCTGCGAGAAAATGAAAACTCCTTAAACCGATAATTATAATATTCTGCAACATAATTTCCATCTTTACTATGGTCTACTGGATTTATACAAATTCCATTTTCTATAAATTTTTGAATAGTGTAGTGTTCCACATACGAATTATACAAAGATGGAGAAAATAAATATCCTTCAATAAATATATTGTTATTAGGCAGTAATTCAAATTTTGAAATCTGCACTAAATTCACAGGTGTATCAACTTCCGAAAAATGTAAAGCAATATTTTTTACTCTATCTGTAACAGTTTCACTTCCAATTCTACAAAATTCTTCGCATGGTAGTACTGTGTCATCAACTATAATTTTTCCTAAGTGTTTATCCATACTTACACCTCTTTAAATCCACCATTCTTAGCAAACTTATCTAAATCTTCTTTTGAAATCTCATCGAGTTTCTTACTTACAACGTCCATAAGCGGTGTGAGAGTAGCTTCACCAAGAGTTTTAAATCTGTCTACCTGTTCTGTAATAAAACTATGAATCTCATAACGATTCGTTAATACATCATTTCGTTTAATTGAAAGCAAATGTTTAAACTCTGCAATTTCTTCATAAGGAATAAGCGGAGCAGTAGTATCATCGCCAACAAGGAGAATATTGAATAACCCAGACTTCTTCAACTCATCATATTCCTCGAAAAATCCTTCAGTCTCAACGGTAAGATTGGTGTAGTTTTCAATTAAAATTCTTGTCATTAAAAGATATTCAGCAGAAGAGTTTACCTTAACGTTTCCTGTCTCCTTATCAATCATAGTTGCCTTCAGTAAGTTACTGATAAGCGCATCCTTCTTAACAAATGACACATAAGGTATGATTTCAAGATTATCTTCGATATACTGTTTCTTCAATGTATCATTAACACGATTATTGTATTCCTTGCAAAATGTTTTGATTGTGATATTTTTCATAATTCCTTTTATCTCCTTTATTTGTTATTCTTTTTCGCCTCTTTGCGAAGCTTCTTTAAAATGTCATATTCCACCCAACCACCATATTTGAGATTTCTGCAAATAAACGTTAGATTGGTTTCTGGGTACTTAGCCCACATCATTTTTCTTTTTAAAAGTGACATACCATCTGGATTACCCTTCACGTCAAAAACCTGTAAAGTTCCATCAGACCAGACAACATTAAAATCACTTCTATATTTAATAGGTAGAATTGTTTTACCTTTATATTTAAATTTATCTTGAAGAACATATTCTACTTGGCGTTCATATGATAATATTTCTCCACTTTTCATCTTAGGTTCTATATATTCTTGTAAAAATCTAAGCTCGGTAAGACTGTCATAAGTTACACCTTTATATGTTCGATTTTTCTTACCTTGTTCTGAAATATCTACATGATATTTCGATTTAGCTTTTGCTATTTCCTTTCACTCCTTTACATAACAAAAGAGCAGCTTCCGAAGAAACCGCTCTTTCTTTTAATAATATTTAATTGTTATTTAACCGTCTTAAAGTTTCTACACATCCTTTTAGTGTTTCACAAAACTTATTTAATTCGGTAATTTCTTCTTCACCATTTAAGGTAATTCTTATACAACTATTTATATCTTCCTTATTTGTTCCGATAGCCAATAAAGTAGGGGAGGGTACTAAATCTCCACTTGTGCAAGCACTTCCTGTCGATACTTGATGATCGTTCATATCAAGTAATGTCATTAATGGTTCACCCCTTATTCCCTTAAAACAAATATATAAATTATGTGGTAATCTATGTTCTAAATCAGCACCAACTAAATATGAATTTGGAATATTATTACTTATGTAATTATAAATATAGTCACGATTTTTAGACGTGATAGAAGAATAATCATAATTCTCAACTGCTTTACCAAGTGTAGCAATACCTATTACATTTTCAGTCCCCCCAAACAATTCCTGTTCCTGTGATCCATATATAAGTGGTTCAAGTTCTATAGATGATTTTTTATATAAAACACCAGTACCTTTTAACGCTCCAAGTTTATGTGCGGAGAAACCCAGACCATCAACATCTAAAATTTTCACATCAATAGGAATTTGACTAATTGAGCCTGTGCAATCTACATAGACCACTGCATTATAAAAGTGACATATTTCAATAATTTGTTTCACGTCTTGAATAGTTCCTATCTCAGAATTAGCATATTCTATGACTACAAGTTTCTTCATTGTATCCATAGATAGACATTCTTTAAGATCTTGAATATTTATTTTACCTGTGTAGTCAACTTTAAGTGGACGCTTATATTTCAATGATTCCACACATTTCAATACTGACTTGTGTGAAGTAGGGGAGTATAATACTTTGCATTCGTTTTTCTGAGTATAACCTTTTATAAATAGTGTGTTATTGGCTGAACCGCCAGACGTAAAGATAATGTCTTTAGGATCTGCTTTAATGAATTTTGCTACATTATTTCTTGCAGTTGTAATAATTTTCCTTGCTTCAACGCCTGATTGATACATTGAAGATGGATTCTGATATATATCTAAAAGAGATATAATGTAATCCTTGACTTCTGGTTTTAATTGAGTTGTTGACGCATTATCTAAGTACACATTATCACCACCTAATCCAAATTATATTTAGAATACATTTCAGATAAAGCATCCCATAATCGTTTTTCTTTTTTATACTTCCATACTGAAATTTTCTCCTCATTTATATACACCCATGTATATCTAATTCCTTTATCTCGGAGAAATTTCATTTCTTCTACAAAAGAAGTAGAATATTCTTTATCAAATTTCATTTATTCCTTTAACTCCTTATAAAGCGTAAAAAATAGGGAATACAAAATTCATAACATATGAAAATGTATTCCCTAAAAAATTCACACTCTCATATATCAATCATTCATTACAGAAACAGATTTCTTCTTATTTCCGTATTTTACTTTTATTTCATTTTCTTTTGTTTCTATGTTTTTAATATCTTTCTCGTTAATATCATCAATAAGATTTTTGATATTATCTTTAAAAACACCTGAAACGTCACATTTTGACAATCTTATTTTTGCTGATTCTTTAGTAATCGCATTTTGAGCATAGTCACTAACTGTCTCAAACACAGTTTTACAATTTTCTGTATCAAAAATATTTTTCCATACAGGGAGATTCAAACTGCTTGGACAAGAACCGCAATACTCATAAGGTTTACCACAAGTAAGACAAATTCTATTATTTGCCATTTTAGTTCTCACTCCTTTACATAAATAAAGAGAGTGGTAATAACCACCCTCTAAAAATTATTCTGCATCAACTTCATCAGCATCATAAATGTTATAAAGTACCTTATCTGTTCCACAGTAATCAATCTCAAGATCCCCTTTAAAATCCATTTCAGTAGAATCTGCATTAATTGGAACTGTTGTTTCAGGAGACACCTGGAATGATGGGAACTCGATATAATCTGCTTTTAACTCATTCTTTTTACATGGATTGTAGTATGTAGCCTTAATAATGAATTTCACAGAACTTGGGAATTCATCAACCTTATTCTGAATCATAGCACCTGTTTCAGATTCCCTAAGATACTTAATAAAGAACATATCGGCTTCTGTATCTGTAGGAAGAGAGAGTTTTCCAGAAGTAGACTCTATTGCAAACTTTTCTGTATCTGCCGCTTCACCCAATGTATATGTTTTTCCGATAGAACCATCACCAAAATACTGCGCAACTTTTACACTACCTGCTACATAATCTTTGATTGTAACATCAGCACCTTTCTTAACATGGAACATTTTTGGCATTGTTACCTTATTGCCACTAGAAGCAAAAATAGGTGTTGTACCTGCTGAAGCAGCTATAATGTTTGTATTAACGAATGCATTTTTAGCAGAAAATGTACCAGCTTTTGATTTCCAAATTTTCTTAGCTAAATTACCATTCTTATCCTTTACTTCTGTAGATTCAGCAGTTACTTCGACACTACCATCTGATAACTGAGTAAGTACATATAAAGGATTTGTTGTAGTTAAATCTTCTGCATAACCATAAAGAATTTCTTTGTAAAATTTATCGCCTAATCTAAAAGCCATAATTTTATTCCTCCTTAAAAATTGTTTAATAAAATAAAAAATCATGCAGTGATTTTTACATCACGCATGAAATTAAATTCGTTTGGATTAACCTTACTTAAATCACACATACCACTATATAATCCACCAAATAGGGCACGAGTTGATTCATATATTTGAAGTCGTTGGATATTGTACATAAATTCAAAATATCCGACTTCACGTAGTTCATTTTTTTTGTAATGACAACCAGGATGATTAAGATAAAAAGCAATCATTGATAGAAGACTTTGCTGATTTTTATTTTCAGAAACTTCTTTTTTCTTTTGAATTAATTTCTGTCTATCTTTATTTATCAAGTCCTGTTTAAGTGTCTTATTAGATGTGAATTCCTCTTCTGGTGGAAAAGAGTTGAACATAAATTGTATATATTTACACATCTTATTTCTTGTATCTTCGTCTATTTCTAAATCTAATTCTTGACTATATAGAGTTAATACAGTGTCTCCACTAATCTTTTTTTGATATAAATTAAATGTGGAAAAATCAATATCTCCAAATATTAATCTTGAATACTCGAAATCTATTGATTTTATGAGAATTGAGAACAATTCAAGATTACTGATTTTATTCCAATCAATACCTATATCCCAAAGCTGTAGTCTATAAGCCGTTGTATTTGATACAAATGGTGTAATCACTCCATAAATATCAGTTTCACTATTTGAATCAATGAAGTCTTGAATAGATGGTTGATGAATTATAATTTTTTCATTTATTACATAATCTTCACCAAAATACATCTTTAAAGGATTAAAACCTAATTCTTCAACTTCTTGTATTTGTTCATCTGAAAGTTGTTGTTCTATAGTTTGTTGAATAAATGAATTATTAGAAAACATTTCAGCCATAGTTACCACCTCTTGTTGTTATAAGCAGTGACACCATTAGAAGTTTTGACAATATCATTCGGAAGAGTGCATTGATATTTTAAAGTACGAACAACATAATTGTTGTCTGTTGTAGATTCCTTATTATATATAGGGATAGTTGTAGGTATTTCTAAACCAATCCATGCAAATTTTTCTCTTATGAGAGATGCGATTAAATCATGTCTTGGAAGTCCTGTAACTTTATCAATTCTATCTCCACCATGTATAAAAATTGTAAATGTTATATCTAATAATTTCTCATTGGAATTATATCTAACATTTTCTTCTGTACTAACTTGATAACAGATATAATGCTTAACATCTGTTTGGGTATCTGGAATAAATAAAAACGGACGTATATTGGCATTACTACCAAAATATCTATCCCATTCACCTAAGTGTTCATACTTTTGAAGTGATTCATTCCATTCCCAATTTAGTCTGCACTCATCAGTTGGAATATTCATTCCTCGTTCCTTGTTCCACACCCAATGAGCCTTATCGGAAGTGTCAAATAATTCGCTATATAAACTAGATTCATTTAACGCATATAAAATTTCTGGACAATCAATAAGTGTATCTTCAATCTGCTTCTTTATACGAATTACATCATCATCAGGAGTTTCACCATATGCTCGAAGTTTAGTCAACAAGTCTTTCTTAGTTTCTAATTTTTCCATATAGCACCTCCTAACTTACAAGCTCTAATGAGATAGTTTCAGATTCAATTGTTGTACCATCTTTTTCGATAGTGCATTTAACAATCAGAATTTTCCCTAAAACAGAGTCGTCATTAGGAAACTTTACTTTCTTTTGGTTGTATTCTGTACCAGCTCGCCATGTAACATTACCAGTCCAGTCTTCATTATTAATAGAACAAGTCCATGTAAAAGTTGCATCAGCATATTCAGTTGTAATATCTTCATTGGAATCATTGAATAGATTTACTGTAAGATTTCTATAAGAGCCACCTACTTTAATAGTTGAAGTGGATGCTGAAATTCTTGCTGTAATAGAAGATGGAGGAGTAATTGGAATAGATGGATCTGTTGGGAGAATTTCTGAATCAAAATAATTTGCATACATTTCGCCTGTTTCAAGATTGACATAATCAGTATGCTCGTTCCAAAATGCCGTATATATAGTAAGCTTTTGAATACCAAATGGCATTGAATTTTCAACCTTAGTCACTGTCCATACGGTAGGATGTTCTGTTAAAGCACTTACTACAACTCGCATATTTTTAGAATCTTCAGAAGTGTACCAAAACTTCTCTGTAATAGAGTTCATTGGTAGCCATATCTTATTTTGATTATCTGTGTGTGTAAAATATCGATCTGTGTAAGTTCCGATCGTGTAGGAATTCTGTTGTCTTAAACAACACCACATACGTCTCTTAATACGCTTATCATTAGATTTTTCAATCCATGTAAGTTCGTAATTTATTGGTAAAATCAAATACTTTGGAAACTGATTTGCAGGTTCATCACGACAAACAATCCACTTATGATAAATTCCTCTATCATCTGGAACGTCCACGAAAAGCCCTATCGGGAATGTCGCTCCATAGCGTTTTCTAAAATCAGTCTCATAATAATAAAGGTCATCACCTTCATTGAATCTTACAGACTGACTTGGACGAAACATAAGATAGTATTCCACTTGATCTTTGTCCATTGACTGATAAGATTTGATAATAAACTTTGCATCTATCTTCGTCTTATTGGTATTTTCATAAGTCATACCTTCAGCAAGAGAACGTGTAATTCCATGTTCATCTGTAAAGAAGTCGTCATGAAAATAGTCATAGATGTAACAAGTCTTTGTAGCGATATCGTTTTCAAATGTCTGTTCCATCGTCCAATCAGACTGTTCCTTATATATCTGACCAATCGTTTTAGCTCCGTTGTTCTTGGCGTTTGCGACACGCCTAGCTGTTTGTAGACTCGGCATCGCTTACACCTCCCTCAAACATTTGCTTAATATATCCGTGAGAATCTAAGATTGCCCTACGGAATTTTTTGTAACTAAAATGGTCGCTCTTAAAATTATCCATAGCACCTTGTAAAGTTGCCATAAGAGTTACCATAAGTCCATTGTTGTTAAATAAGGTTTTTGTACCACCTAATTTAAACATAACATTCTCAAAGAAGATGAGAAATGCTTCGTCATCTTCAAATATTTTCTCTTCAATTGTCTTGTCTTTGTAGAGCAGTAATTTGTGAATATCACCATGCATTGCACGAACTGCTTCATTGATTTGCTTGTCTGTGAAGTCACCATATATGTATTGCATATTACGACTCCGTATTAATATAGGAATTGTACATATATCCGTAATCACGAATACGTTTATTTAGTTCGGTTTTTATGGAATCAAGACGGTCAATCATGTTTTTATGATTGTCGAGTAGCTTCTTTTCTTCCTTGCCGCCTATCATTACTGATGTATGCATAACAGAATCAACTTGTGGTTGTAACCACTCAATCGTCATTCCAAGCACAAGAATTCCTACGACAAAATTCATATCAGCCGTTTCATCTACTGAATTATTCAGTGTGAAATCCAATTGTTGAATTTCATCATCGAGTGTGAGAGAAGAGAATAGTCTACGCACCCTTGGATCAGAGATTACATTGCTTAATCGCTCTGTATAAATTTCAAGCAAATCGTTTTCGTCAAGAGAGAGTTCTTTCGGATCTGAAATTCGTCCTCTTGCTCGTGAAAAAATTGTTTCATATGGAAGCGTCATTGTGAGCCTCCTTTACTATTCCTGAACTAATGTAAGTAACATTTTTGTACCAAAAATTTCATCAAGAGCCTTAATTTTGTGAACTGAATCAAGTGCATGAGATTCAATCATTGTAGAAGCAATACCTTTAAGGGCTTCCTTTGCTCCCTTTGGAAGCTTTTTAATTGTTTCTGACATCTGTGGAACAGGAAGATTTAAAATCTCATTTAAGTCACTTGTTTCATACATAGACTCATATAAGTCTTTTACAGACTTATTCTGTTCGACAAAATCTTCATCCTCAATAATAATTCTTGGTGAATAAATGTTTACATCTTCACGGGTTCTAACGAGATAAATTAAATCTCTATATTCAACATCAACCACATCTCCACAATCAGCCCAACTATAAAGAATATGTGAACGTGCTCCCTCGATATAAAGTCCACCACTTACTAATGAACGACATGGAATAGTATCTTCGGGTGAAAATGTTTTAACATCTTCTTTAACTTCTGTAGTTTTTGTTGCCTTTTCTGTACTGTCAGTAGTAGCAGTAGTTTTCTTTGTATATGCCATTTCCTTTCAATTCCTTTCAAAAATAGGAGAGTGGATTGCCACTCTCCGTATAATCAATTTATAAGTAAATCTTACAGATCCCACTCACCATGATATCTTGTCATAAGAGTACCAACACCCATACGTCTCTGTACCTCATAAGACTGCATATCATCCTTAGTAGCACCCTTTTCATTTACTTCAAGTTCTGTCTCACCATAATCAACAAACTTAATAAATCTATTATCAACTGCTGGCATGATGTAGAGTTTCTTGTTATCTACGATAGGAGTAGCAAGAGTCTTATCTGTAAACTTCTGTGGAATCTCCATAAGAGGTGTTCCTTCGTAACCACCGATAATACCTGTATTTGCCACAGACTCCTTGACTGAATTAGCAGGATCAGCCCAATCAACTTTTGTGAGTGCGTTAAGAGCCTTTAATGCTGTCTTTGTACCCATGATAACAACACCGCTTTCGTTAGCTGCACCAACCTTCTCAATAATTGCATCAAACTGAGCCTTTGTAGAATCTCCTAATGCACCAGTACCCTTAAGAGTAGCAGGAACAGGAATAAGGTTTACACCATTAGCAAACTGAGAAGAGATAAGTGTCTGAACTTTTAACATATAAGCCTTAACAACAGCGTCTACAAATGCGCCCCAATCCTTACGACCTGTTAAGAAAAGACGAATATCTCCACCAACCTTGATACCATATACTGCTGTATCAACATGATAAGACTGACCAGAACCTAAACGCTGGATAGATCTTTATGTTTAACTTATATATTATTTTCCACAAATTGCCAGTGATAACCACCAGCTGTTTTTCTATTTCCTTTACATACTTCCAATATAGAAGTTGTAATTTTTAATTGTTTCTGTGCTTCAGCAGAACACTCATATATTTTATTTGTTTCAATACACAATACAGGTGTTAAATTTCTATATTTTGAAATATGTCCTTTTTGTGCTTCTGATATTTTCTGCCTTGCCTCTTTTGTATGAGTTTTACCATACATTCCATTATTTTCACCAAGAATTTTTGCTTTTATTTTTGGATTACTCCATTGTTTAAAAGCTCTTTTTGAAAGTTCTTCTTTTGTATTTGGATTTTCTTCGTAATATTTTTTTAATGATTGTTTTCTTCTTTCATTAGCTTCTTTAGAAACCGATCCGTCTTGACCGCCATCTTTATCGTTATATCCATAGTGTTCATCTAATGTTTTAAATGTATCTATGTAATATATTTCTTTTTCATCCAAATTCTCTTTTGAACATTTTTCTAATATGTAAAACTTAAAATTATCTTCTCCATATTTATTCCATGAATTTTGTAAATGTCCATTACAATGACATTTTCTATTTAACTCACCTTTATGAGAAGACCATCTATTATATATATTGACTGATTGCCCTATATATTTTTTCTTGTTTATTAAATTCTCGATGCAATAAATTCCACAAATAGTATTTTCTTTACTTCTCAATTGCATCATCTCGTTTCTATTTTTATGTTTTGGAAAATAATATTTTATTGGGACGTTGTTCCCAGTTGAGTTAATAACTCCTCATACTTTCATATGAGAACAGACTATATCTTCATCCAATTTTGGATGTGTACCATTTCCATTTAAGGGATTTTCACCCACTCACTTGAGCCGTACTCCTGTTGTTATATTTCTATAACCAATGGGATAGTCGTTGAGCGTTTCTCTATTCGAGACTTCGTTGCTGATTGCCCATTTTATTATTCTCTGTTTAAAAGAATAATTAGCATTTAGGATTTAACCTTGTGCCATTTAATCACTTTTTTCTACTTTCGTAACTTTCACGCTTGACTATATTTCATGTCTACGTTGTAGTGTGACTAACTTTAGGGGTTTCCAGCAGTTAAATACATATTTTTTCATGTAACTTACGCTACACGGACTCTACTATCAAAGTCATGTGAATCACCTGAAACCTTACTTACAGTAAGTAATACTTCATCATCAGCCCAGAATTCATTTACGTCTCCATCTTTCATATTCTTTGACTCAACATAATTGTTGAAAAACTCATTCTCAGAAAGACCATGAGCAATCTGAGTATCAATAATTTCCTCAATTACCTCGAAAAACTGTGTTCCTCTCTCAGAATTTAACGCTCTCTTAATCTGCTTATTAGAAGAGTCCTTAGTAAGTCCAAGGTATTCAAAACAAGCCTTTCTAATTGTGTCACTAGCTTCTGCCTTAGAAATTACACGATTAGAATCAGCATCATAAATTTCACGACCTGCACCGAGGTCAAACATAAGATTTTTTACACTTGTATCTAACATTTATTTATTTCTCCTTTCTCAAAAATTAAGCTTTCTTTGTAAGCTGCATAGCAGCAGTTACACCAGAAATGGCTTTGAGTTCAACACCGTCTTTAACAGCGATTTCACCAGAAAATCCATCTGCTGAAATTTCAACTACATCACCAACTGCGAGTTCATAAGCTCTAACTACCTGAGTAGGAGCATTTGTATAGTTGCTTTCTTTCTTAAATGTGTTGCTATATGTCTCCTCGATCATTGGCACCTGATATACAAACAAGGCATCTCCAGGAGTTACTACCTCTACATAGAAATTTCCATTGTTCGCTTTACCAACAACTTTTCCTTCAAATGAAGTAGGTGCTGCCGCTTTATAAAGATCTAACTCTACGAATTCACCCTTACCAACGAACCATCCGTTGTCTACATAAGCACTTGCTGCTTCTGCTAACTGAATGTTATAAATATGCTTTCCACCATCTCTTGCGAGAACCTTAGAAGGGAAAGCTACTGCATGTTTTGCAATACTAACCTGAATCATATTTTTTCCTCCTTAAATTTTTTGCATTAAAAAAGACACTCAATTTGAGTGCCACTACAATGATTTATATTTCTTGTTTTATTTGCTAAAAAGATTTCCGTAACGGTTATCTTTCTTAGACTTGTTTACATTAGCGAATACTTTTACAGTCGACTTTTTCTGAGTTTTCTCAGTGGTAGTTGCAAAAGTCTTCATATTAGAATCCGCATAGATAAGTTTTGCTTCCTTCTCTAAATCTTCGAGAGAGTAATTATCCATATTTGTATACAGTTTCTCAAAATCCTTATTAATAAATTTTCCTTCTTCATCTTTTTCAGAAATAGAATTAAAGTTTTCATTTGCGAGAATTTCCTCACGTTTTGCATGAAGTTCATTCTTTTCTACTGTCTCTTTGAACTCCTTAAGGGCAGCGTAGTTTGAACGCATAGACTGTAACTCTGCAAATTCACTATCTGTCAATAGTTCACGATGTAAATTGTATCTTTCTCCATCAAAAGCTACATTATCACCGTCTTTTGTATAGTTCTGACCGAAGATTTTATCACCATTCCAGTTCTCATATGTAAAATGATCATCATAAACAGCGTTGATAAAGTACCACTCATTATCAGCATCTTCATATTCAGATAAAAGTTGGTAAAGTGCATATCTTGTATCTTCATGACTGATTTCATATGTACGAACAATCTTTTCAAAAGTCTGACTTCCTCCTTCATCACCATTTGGATCAGAAGTTCCTTCATCATTACCTTCTCCATCATTGGAAGGCTCACCAGATTCTCCGTTGCCCGAATTGTCTCCATCTGAATTGTCATCATCGAACATCTCAGCGAATTTTGCTTCAAGTTCCTCATCTGACATTTCTGCATAGTCGAATGTTACATCTTCAGCAGTCTTACCATATTTGGCAAGTAACTCTTCAAATTTTGTCATTTTGTTATTTGTTCCTCCTTCCTTTGATTTTTGATTTATATCAAAACTCTCAAGAATATTAGTTAATTTCTCTAAAGTTTCAACCAATTTATTGTCTGTATTAAATGTTACGGTTTCTGTATTTACAGCGAAATCTTCAATTTTAAAATTACTTCCTGCCATACCAGGAGATACATCCTTTGACAGAAGAGTAAGACCTGATACATAAAAATCATCTAACTGTAATGTTTTATTAGCAGTATTAAATGATAACTCCCTAATGCATAATTCCACCGAACAATCTACAGTTCCACGTCTATTCAGAATCTCAATAGCATCTTGACAATACTCATCATATAAATAACCATGCAAAACTGCACGATTTACGCCAGCGTCTTCATCATATTCAATAGTAGTCCTTGTACCATCAATAACACCGATAGGCTGTTCTTCATATACAACTTTGTCATTACCATTTTTATCAGTAGTCACATAATAATCATGACTACCGAAATCTAATTCATTATCTGAGTTGGTAGTGATATGTGCTAAAATTGGGCGAAAGTTTGCCGATGGGACATTTTCATTGAAAGATTCTTCGGAGATTTCTGACTTATTGAGATTGACATGATCGTGAAATGCACGACTGACGAATGGAGTAAGAGACTCTTTATGTTTATCTTCATCTTTAGAAGTTTTTTCAAAATTACCATTCATACGAACCATAAGTTCTTTACCGAATTCATTACTATTAAAATGAGCAAAATTGTTCTTTAAACAAAACTCATACAACTCATCAATAGACATAATTCGTCTTTTCTTCTTTTTTTGCATTATTTAACCTATTCCTCCTTTCTTTGTTGATATACCACTCAAAGTAGGGGAGTGGTTAGAATGTTAGCATGTTGCTATACTGAATTTTATTGTTTGTATTTTCAAAAGTGAGAGAGTGATTATTCAAAAATGTTGCCACGTTCCCATCTTGAGATACCAATTTAAAACCTTCTTTGAGAAGATTTTCCTTTGTCTCCTTGTCGGAGGTTTTAATAAAATTGTATTTCATATTAAGATACCTCCTTTATTTATTATTGAGATCATCATCTCTTGTGCGAAGTCCAGCATCTGTAAGTTCTGTTTCATCTTTTTCAGGCTTACCATCCTTATCATTACCAGATTGTGTGTATGACGTGTTAAACGGTTTAAGTTTCTCGCCAAGATTTAGACAATCTTCTTCTAAGAAATTCATAGCAAGGGTATCTTTCTCAGATACTCCATTTAATGTGTTATATAAAATCTTGTTCGGAAGTCCATTTTGACAAGACTCAAGGATTGATTTCTTAAAATCATCTTTCTGATAAATGGAAACATCAAAAAATTTAACTTTACAAGGTTCAGATATCCAACTAGATAAAAGTCGATTTACAATCGCTTGAATCTGTGGAATAAGAGTTGAAATAGAAAATGTAGAATCTGCAAGTACACCATATGTAAAAGCAATAGAATTAGATGCAGAGTTTAGGTTTAATATCTGAGCACCACCAGCAGTATTAAGAATTTCTTTTGTTGCTTTTTCAACCTTTGTTACATCACCAGTTGCATCGTCTGGAAAACTTATTTCATGCAATTCACCAGGAACAATAGCAGCAGAGATGTAGGGTGGTAATGCTTCTTCAAGCATACGATTGAAATACTGAATCATTATATCTGGATTTACAGCCCAATCATCTACATCATTACCCATAGTTTTCATTTCAAGCCATACCAATTTATAAATATTAGCCGCTTGTTGAACTGCCTGATAATCAGAAGCGTCCATAAGATCAATCAATGATAAGAATATAGGTGTAAGAACGGGAACGATGGTTTCCCAATCTTCAGACCTGAATTTAATACATACATTGTATTCTTCGGGAATTAGTTGATATTTTTCGTTTGTACTTTGATATGTGTTCCACATACTATTAAATGGCTCTCCCCAATATTCCAATAGTTCGGAATTTCGCTTAAAATAACTCATATCCATTGCACATGCAAATGAACCATCAGGAAATACACCTGCAATTCTCATATATGATGGATCTAGCGGAAGTATAAACATTCCTTGTCCTTCAGTATAATAAGCACATCCATAAAATGCGTCTTCTCGAAGTGTTATAGATGCAGCTTTACGAAACTCATAATTTAATCCGAGAGTATCTACAACATCAACTGTTTCCTGATACTTTTGCAATGTTGATTTTACGTCATTATTATCTGAAATTATAAATGGGGGAACTATGTTACGAATAGATAAATCAATTTGATTTGCATAATATTTGCAAAGACGATAGTAGATTTCTGAACGATAATAAAGATAACGAGATAAACTTCTAAGACTTGCTTCACTAGAAGAAATATTTTTAATATAATCTTTTACATCTTCTTTAGAATAATTACTGATCGTTGTATATGTCTTAGATTTCTGAATATCTCGAAGACTTGTAATTGCACTTGTTGCATCTTCATAACGTTCAAGTCTACTTTTATTTTTCTCATACCATTCACGCATTTCATTTGCGGTTGGTTGTTTTGGAGTAGAAGAAGTAGTTTTCTTCTGTGAGTTATTTACTTTAGCAGGTGCATTAGAATTTGCATCTACTTTCTTTGTTCTTGGCATTTTTAGTTAATGCACCTCCTTTAATTAAACATTGAAAATCTTTTGCCTTGACGGATTGGAAGTTTATTGACTAAATCCGTTGGACTTGTACTTGGTCTTTTTTGTCTTACTTGATCTTGACTTCTTAATGTAAATAAGGCGTGTCCCATTAAAGCGAGACAGTACGATCTATCATCATGAAGAATGTTCTCAAAACCAGGAGCAAGATCATATCTAATATTCCCATTAGAAGATTTGTACTTATACATGTGAGTTAATTCTTCCTTCATAGCATCAAGCTGTTTAAGACCAATTTCTTCTTCAAGAGATAATTTATAATTCTTTTCAACAACCTCACCATTTTCTTCTTCAAGCATAGTGAGATTTCCATGATAATCATACTCAGCAGTAAAACTAATCAAGTCTTGATCAATCATTTCGCATAACTGCGAATACATAATTGCCTTATATTTAGCTGGCTCACGCATACGAATAATATCAATAGCGTCTGGATATCTTTTTACATATGGAACAGCATAATCATAATTCGCATCAATCAACCCATGATGTTCATAATCTTTTTCGCCTTTATGTTTTGCTTCATAGAAATTATCAAAAAGTAGATCACATATCTGAGTAGCTCCACCGCCAGAACCTGCGTCAATATATACTCCATGAATATTTTTATAGTCAGGAACACCGTATCCGTTATACCTGACTATAATATCTTGAAGCATCGCTACCTGTTCAGGTGTAGTAAGTGGTTTTTGTGTTTCTTTATCAATCAAATTGATACCATTTACAACATCTAATAGCCAACCACGTTTATCATCCCTATGTAATTTACCAACTAATACAAAGCTGTTATCTCTTTTTTTAGCAGGGTCAAAGCAGATGACCATAAGAGAATTATTATCATTAATAAGCATTGGTGGTCTGACGACACTATTTCTAAGTACCTGTGATTTTTTAACAGCAATATCATCACCAAGATCTGAATCGAATTTATTCATATACTCACGGGTAGCTTTAGTTGGATTCATCTTCATTTCTGAATCAATCTTTGCTTGAGTAAGTAGTGGAACAGGATATACTTTTCCATTATAAGTGGCATGAAGAATTACTTCACAATCTATATCTGCGCAGAAATAATTCTTATCACCTGCCATAGAGTGCATTGCAGCTTCTTTATATCTTTTATAAAAAACATCATCCATAGAACCTGCTGAACTTGCACATACAACTTGATTTGGAAAATTTGGTGGAAGTAATGTTACATCAACATCACCGCCAAGAGCGAAGTCACTGTTCTGAGTGACGAATGGAAGAGTAGCAGCGAACATATCTTCAGATACATACGATGCTTCATCATAGAAATTAAGTCGGCTTCTTCGACCACGAGATCCATCAAAATTTGAGTTGACCGTAGCCAAACTCGATCCTGAATAAAGTTTAAAGGAGTAAGATGCTGGGTCGTGTCGAAAGCCCTCGCTATTTGAACTTTTAACAAGTTCGTTTAGGAATACATCTGTAAGACCAGTAAATGAAGCGATTTCTTTTTTTGCAATAGACTCGATCTTCTTCATCATACCTATGCTTTGAGAACCTGTGCTTGATAAGATATATCCTTCAAATTTGGGTAGTAACATTGTTTTAGCCATCAAAAATGGGCTACCCAGAGTTGTTTTACCAGCATTACGACTCATACACCAAACAACATTTGGTGTAATCCATGACATCATAAATACATATTTCTGATAGTCAAGAAATTCGATTCCATAAAATCTTTCGCAGAATTTTACCGGGTTTCTGCGACCCCACTGAATTATTTCAGAAAATTTTTTCAAACCCTCTAACTTTAATTCAGACATATCATAATAAGTAGGTTTTTTGAAAAAAGTAAAATTCTTTGGAGTAAATTCATTTATAGAATCACCCATCAGGACAATTTTATCATCAGCCATCTTCGATTACTTGCCCTTTCTCATCTATAAGACCTTTTTCAAATAAGAAATCTTTAAGGTCTTTATTTTCCTTTTTCAATAACCTACTAAATTCAACTGCATTATCTCTTTCTTTTTGAAGATTAAATAGCAATCCTTTTTGATGAATAACTTCTTTTTCCCAATCGTTTTCATCAGGATTTAACTGTTTTAATTGGTTCTGATGATTTCTTGTCATAATATCTTCGATTGCCATATTAGTTTCATAATCGAATGTATTTACCTCAGAACCATCTAAATCCATTTCTTGTAATTCTTTTATGATACCAGTAAGAGTACCAGCACCTTTACTTTTTCTATTGTTATTATTCTCAGATATTCCGTTATCCTTTGCCAGTGCAAGGGCAGAAGAAAGCATATCTTTTTTTGTCTGTGTGAGAGATTTTACGGTAGCAATCATTTCTGGATGAGTTTGTAGTTGTTTTGTATACTGAGCCAATGTGTCATTTATATGTTTTACATCTTTAAACGACTGTACTATTTCAATTACAGCTTCCAATTTAAAACCATCATCTTTTAATGAATCATCAAAATAATTCACCAACTTACTATATAAAAGAGGTTTGTCTTCTTCCTCTTCATATATAAAAGGATCATAACCAAGCATTCTAAGAACACTTCGTTTATTTTTAACATACATATCTTCAACATCTTCGGATACTTGTTGTGGTTTCTTTTCAAAATTTTCCGCAACATCAGTTGTCACATCATTCACATTTTTCTCACCAAAATCAGATTGGTCAAACGTCATTCCAAAATATTGAGGTAAACTTTGCAAACATGTAATCATTTGACTATATCCAGTACCACGCTTCTTGCCACTCACCTCATTCGTGATGGCACTACAAGAGTTATCATATAAGTCTTCTAAAAATGGCAAATCAGCTTTTTTCATCGCCTCAATAACAGTTTCTCTTGTTTCATGTGTTTCTTTAGTTTTTTCATCATATCCTGTCCCTATTTTATAAAGACATTCTTTACAAACAGGAATAAGACCCGATGCAGTTTTTGGACTCTTATAAAATTTATCACGCCCTTTGAATTTTCCACATTCATGACAATAAGCACCATCTTTTATTTTTTGATACTCATTAACTAATTTTTTGTAAGCAGAGCGACATTGTGTAACAGTCATTTTACCCACATCTTCAATTTCAAATTCTTTGACTTTTGGCACAAAGTCACTTCCTTTCCTTTTGTTCCAATAAAAAAGAAGAGTAGTTAAGCAACTGACTCTTCTAAATTTAATAAATATTCTGTTATGATCTTTTTCATATTTTTCTTTTCCCAATAAGGTATTCTTAATAATGGAATATTATTTTTTGTACAATAATCATTTTTCATTTTATCTTTTCTTTGTGTGTCAAGTAATTTTTGTTGAACTTCATCATCACTTATATCACAAAATTTCACAGGTATATAATGTTGCTCTCCATCATATTCTATGAGACAGAGTAGTTTATTATTTTTATAAACACCAAAATCAAATCTTAATAATCCAACATCAGTACAATCTGGAAAATTAGCTTGAGTCACATATTCATATTTTAAGGTTTGGAGAATTTTTGCTATTTTTAATTCGTTTTTTGATGAGACACAACCACAACTGATTGTATGACCAGATTTTAAATTACCAGAAGTGACAACAACTTTTGTTCCACAATCACAAATACAATTCCACTGTACAGAATAGCCACCATTAGGATGTTGTAAATCTTCAGTTCTATCAAGAACAGTCAATTTACCAAATCTTTGACCTGACAAATCTTCAAAGAACCTTTCAGAAGCTTTTTCTCTAAATAAACATCCACAAGATTGTGTAGAACCATTTCTTAAATTTGCTTGTGATACTATGGTTTTATTACCACATTTACATAAACATTCCCATTGTGTATTTTGAAATCCATTAGGAGATATGTAATGTTCCGCTTGTCTTAAAACCGTCAATCTTCCGTATTTATGACCAGTTAAATCAATTAAACATCTTTCTGATGTTTTCTTTCTCCTTATACATCCACAATTTTGAGTATGTCCAGATGTTAAATTGCAAGTAAGCACAATATGCTCTTTCCCACAATCACATCTACATAGCCAATATACACCTTGTTTCTTTAGATGTTCAGGTTTCGGCACTTGTTTCAAAACAGTGAGCATACCAAATCTCTCACCTGTTAAATCTTTATAATTTGGTGGTTTTGGTCTTTCAACACATTTTCCACAATTTATTTTTCTTAAATCTCTTAATCTACGACCTTCAACAATAACTTCATTGCCACAGTCGCATTTACAATTCCAATAAATTTTTCCTTTTGTTCTTTTATTTATTGAAATCGCAGTCAATTTTCCAAACTTCTGATTAGTTAAATCAATAAATTTCATATATTAATTTCTCGCTTTCCACTCGCAAAACCAATTAAAATAGAGTGAGAGAGTAGTGCGAGTATCTACTATACTGAAGCTCATGACTTCTTCAGCTTCCCACTCTATAATTCCAACCACCTGCAATCGAAACAGTAACAATCCTCTCATAGTTGGATATATATTTATTCTCTTTTTTGTCTTGATTTTGGGTAGAAAAAAGTGTATACTTAACCCATAAATTGAAACTTGACAGCTGAATAGTATTTAAGAATGGAGGCTTCTATGGAACACCCAGTTAAAAGAATTGCTTCATACTTAAAAACAAAGAAACATTCCATTTATAAATTTTTACAAAAGAATGGATTCTTTGATGAAATTGTTAGAGGAATTGTAAAATTGTTTTTCTTTATAATTATTCTCTACTTTTTCAAACAAGTAGTGTGGTAAGTAAATTCAGTTCCTGGGCTAAAGATTTGTCTAAACTTTAGCTCAGGATGAACGCTGGCGGCGTGCTTAACACATGCAAGTCGAACGAAGCACTTTTGCAAGCGTTATCCGGATTTACTGGGTGTAAAGGGAGCGTAAATAAATACTATTCAGTTTTTAAGAGGGGCTAACACCTCTCTTTTTTTATAAAATACTTTGAAAGTGTAATTCACTTCACTTAGCACACCATCTACGATTTGAACATAGACCTGACGATTTTGGAGATCGTTGCTCTACCAGTTAAGCTAAAGACGTATATAACAAAAAGAGCCATCTCATTTCGCATGAATCAGCTTTTTCATAAATTTCAATATTTGACAAATAAATCCAGTAATGGTATAATATCTATGTTAGAGGTCGAGATTCCCAAAAGGAATCAGAGAGATGCCATAACATCTCGTGGTAAGCCAAGCAATATACAGCAATTATTATATCGGTCGCCGTTTTGGTAGGTGTTAGTTGATATACTTCTTTTTGATTAAGAAAGGAGAAATCACTATGAATATGTCACAGACAAAATTGATTATTCTATGCCTCAAGGAATTAATATGGTTCTTAGAACTTATGATATTCACTTGGAACTAACACACAGTTGTTGAGCTTGGTGGGGATATAATTCCATAATTGGATTTAGATAGAAGAGTGGAAACACTCTTTTTTTAATTTTGCCATAAATCGGTAGTAAGTGATGAGCTTACACACCTAAGTTCCGTATGCATCCAAAAAATAGGCTTTCACATCAGGTTTACCGCACGAAAATTATATTATGGTTCAGATGGATTGGGTTCTGTAGTATCCACCTTAATCTCATCCACGGTTATTCCAACATTATATGTCACATCGGCAATCACACGAATATTCTCAAACCCAATTGTCTTATCAAGTTCAGCAATTGTATTCTGTAATGCATTTACATCTTCGGTAGAATATTCAGTAAATGTAACTGTAGAACCTGTAGTAGAAGTAGTTCCGTATATCTCCCAAAGATTCTTTAACTTTGCCTGTGTATTTTTGACTAAAATTTTATATGTCATATACTATTTCCTTTCTACAAATTAGATTTTATTATTTTAGTACAGGTAGTGAGACTTGAACTCACACGGTATTGCTACCAAAGGATTTTAAGTCCTCTGTGTCTGCCTATTCCACCATACCTGCTAACGCTGAGAAACACGAATTCGCTATAGAATTATCAGACCATTCAGTAGCTTGGACAAGCTGAAAAACCCATTTCTCCTAAAACATCCAACTGACCAAAAGTCTGTTGGCAGTTCGAAACTCTCGATTGGGATTTCACCATGAAAATTACATAAAATTCATGACAGAGTTTGATAAAAAAAAGATATACCGCATTAAGGTTTCGTGCACACTAGAGTTATAAAGTCAGCTCTACCAAAATGCAGTAATAGGACTTACAATGCTACATGAATAACAAATGCCAAGATATTTATTATCACACTTATATTTTAGCAGTGAACGCATAGCTTTCTTTTATACTCTGATTCGCTTCCGAGTTTGCACCGCCAATGAGCAGTAGCAGTGAGAAGTTTTAGACCATTCTAAAGGTCAATAATTTCGCAAACCGACCTTTATATTTATGTCACATATCGGTCAGTGACAGCTCACTTAATACGATTTTAACGAGCTTCGTAACTCAGTAGTACTATCGGTCTACCTGTCCGTCTGACTTTCACAGAGCCTTGTTGAGTTCTTATGGTTTCAGAGCATTCGGCAATATACAATTAATTGTCCACTTAAGAGTTCTTTTATTTATTCTCCGTTGTAAACTTTTTCAAACCGCTATGTGGCAGAGCGATGGTAGTTTTTGATAAGGCTTCTACCAAACCCGCATAATAAACCCTCATTTTATTAGTCGGATAGAGCAATAACCGACACCACTTTGTTTGTTTTATATTGGTTTATTCTCCACAAATCACTCTCTCTAACGTGATTGCCTTTAGAGATCAATAATTCACTATATAATCTACTTCACCAAAAAGCTAATTATTAGCGGAGTTCCGATACCTTCTTATAAACTTATGGTATCTCAAAGCTTCAGATATGTAACTAAAACTCTTGTCTGAATACATATCCTCTCCAACTTATTTCACACTCAAGGTTGATGTCCTGTTTTGTGTTATCTCCCATATAGAACGGTAGGTATGGTTCTCCTAATATATCATTCTCTGTTTACACATCAAAGAATATCTATTATAATTATTCCACACTCACTAATCTTTCTGCTATTTCTATGAAAGGTCTGGTGAAGTTCTATGTTTATGTGCATTTATTCTCTTATTTTTGGAATATTTTGACATGAATTGTCGTGATATGATATAATGTAATGGACAAGCGATTATTCAACATTTCATTTAAGGCTAGATGGGATGGTAAAAGGCGGTTTAGAGTCGTTCCAAAGTAGTGATACTTTGTTCGAATAGAATCCTTTCAGAAGGAAATAAACATGAAAGGAGAGCGATACTATTAATATTATGGAAGCACTTATAATCGGAATAGTAGGTAGTATTATTGCTACATACATAATACGATTTATAGATAAAAAGATGCACAAAAATAACCGCCATGAGTCTAAATAGCGGTTAAGTTTGTGTTAATGAAATTATTTATTAGCCTACACACCACATATAGGCTCTAAACCGTCTAACGGATAATTGCTTGTTTCTTTGACTATATTGTAACACATAAAATTGTGTGGTGCAAGTAAAAATAATAGGTGAATTTATGGAAAAGTTTATGGAAATAATAAATACAATCCTTCCAGCTTTGATTACAGGCGTATTTACTTTTATAGTCACCAAATATAATTATAACAAGAATGTTCCTTTGGATAAAATGGAAATATCATATAATAGAATCTATTATCCAATTTATAAAATTATACATAAAAAAGATATTATGAAAAACTTGGATATAACTATTGAACAGATCAAACCTTATTTGGATAAGTACAATAAATATGCAGATATTTCTACGCTGAAAGCTTTTAATTCATTATGTGAAAACAAAGACAAGTATTCATATAATAATTTTACAAACAATATATACAATAGAAATACATACCTTCGTAGAAGACTTGGATATTTAGAACCAAATATTTTTCAGATTTATACATATTCAAATAAAAATGAAAAATTTGTTATCAGATTATTATTAGAACTAATCATTTTATATTGTTTTACGATTATATATGCATGTACTAAAGATACAATAAAAAATGTGTCATTTTATATTGCAGCAATTAGTATGATAATTGTTCTAATTGATTCATTGATGTATTTATTGTACATTATAGGAATTAAAATTAAAGAGTTTTATAGACTTATTAAATCGAAACTTAAAAAGATGACTAGGTAATTAATGTCATTTACGTTGACATAGGTTTTACGTTGCTGAATGCACCATTCAACCTGTCTTTAAAGACGCAACCTAGTCTTTATATTCAAAATGGAGTTAAATTAAGCTAGGGGTAGACGAAGACTTCATCGGCATCCTCAGTGTCTTCACGAATGACATATATCTGAGTAGTTTCGAAAGGCTTATTTAATTTCTTCGTCAGTAACATCAGAATTTTTGCTTCTTAGAGCATTGATTTTATTCATAACCTCTGCTTTAGTTTGTTTCCTGCAATAGAACTCCCTAGTGGTTTCAGTAGATCGATGATTGGCAAGCTCGGCTGCTAATGCTAAATCACCAGTTTCTTCATATACAAGATTTAGCCTAGTCTTACGCTGGCAATGAGGTCTATAGTCAGAAATTCCAATAATTTCGCCATATTTCTTCATTCTATCTCTAATTGCACTGTCGCCCATAGGTTTATATTCTCCATCGTATTTTGTAATTAACAATGAATCACATTCCAAGTGGTCATAATCATTCTTTCGCATTTCAAGCCACTCTTGAATAAGTTCTTTTGCAACATCCCCGAAAACTACCTGTGTACGGTATCCTTCTTTTTCCCTTATATCTACAAACATATTGTTCTCTAAATCAAGTTTGGATAACTGCAATCTTAACAACGCACCAATTCTATTTGCTGAGTCAAAACTTACTTCAAATAAAATCTGGTCTTGAATTGAATACTTATCATTTTCAGATAATTCTCTACGGATTGTCTGAACTTGTTCTTCTGTAAGGAAATACGAATTTAAAATATGTTCCTCATTAGCTTTTTTCATTCTATCAAGTTTCCCATCAAAAGGATGGTATTTAACAAAACCACGTTTCATAGACCAAATATAGAATGAACTAATAGCAGAGATTTTCATGTTGATAATCTTTTTATGATTCAGAAGTGTTTCTTGACAGAACATAATATAGTTCTCCATAATATCAACGGCATTCTCCATAAACTCATCTGAATATAAATCTAAATCACCATAGTTCTCACCTAACCACATAAGAAAATGACGAAACAATCCTTCATATCTTTTATATGTAGTGTCTTTAACATCCTGATTTTTAATAATATTTGATTGGAGATATTTCTTATATTTCTTCAAGTTATCAGGGTTTATAAATTTTTCCTTATCCTTGGTAAAATATTTTACCCTTGTTACATGTGCCACTAAATCACTTCCTTTCATAACAAAAGAAACAGTAGCATCATTAACTAACTGCTTCTTATCGCATTTTTATATATTCATTATAAATTCCACAATCAGCTATGACACTAATCATGAGTACATATATTTATTCTCTGTTTCCATTCACAGAAACATCAAAAAGCACATCAGTATGGACTTGAACCATAAGCTCGCAGTTTTGGAGACTGCTGTGTTACCAATTACACCACCGATGCATACAAAAAGAGTGTGCAGCATACACCACACACTCTAAATAACTTAAATAATATCCCAGATTTTATTTACAAAACTAAGAAAACCTGAAATATCCTCAACAGCCTTATCATATTCTTCTTTTGTTACTTTTTTGTCATTAACTTCGTAAGAGGTAGAAGAAGTAGTAGTAACCACATCATGACAATTACAATTTTCACAATCACCATCACAGTCATCATATTCATTGCCAATTTCTACTTCATATATTTCATCAGATTCAATCTTTGGAACAATCTTAGAATTGCAATCGTCAAAGATGTATACGACATCAGCTTCAACAAAGATATAACCATTTTTTCGCTTAACTGGTTCACACCAAATTTCATCATCTAATAAACTGATAACAAAAGCGTCATCATATCCATCGTATTCAGGATTTGCTAACTCATTAATAAATGCAATGCCATAACCCATTCCAACAAGTTCACGAATAATCTCTTTTGTATCTTCATATTTAGCAACAACATCTACTGAATTATATTTGTCATCAGATTTTACTCTGTCATATGTATCCGCAACGGCACAAGCAAAATCTTCATAGTCTTCAAAATGTAATGTTTTTATAATAATCACAACCCTTCAGATTAAGCGAGTGTCTTTACCGACTTAGAAATAGTAAATTTAATTTCATCATGTTCAGGTACAGTCCAAGCCTTACCACCTGCAAGAGCAGCAACACCAGACTTCTCATTTACATGCTTTACTGAGAATGTTCCAACTCCAGGAAGTGTAACCTTTTCAGTTTTGTCGTTGCCAAGATTTTCAACAACACAATCAACATAAGCCTTAATAACTGCTTCAACTTCCTTCTTTGTAAACTTCTTACCCTCTGTAGCAACAATATCTGTAGCTCTTTCTGCAACTTCCTTAATCATTAAATCCTTTGTCATAATTTTTAAATTCCTTTCTTTCCTTAAAATTTTTTATGCTTTGGCAATTTTTAACTTTATTGCCGAAATTATAATAATGGCTTCGTCAGCCAAAAAAAATATATTAATTGTAGCCGTAAATATCTGCTTCCACAATTACTCTAAACTGAGCTGAACAGTGGACTACAATTGTTATTAAACTTAGTCAAGTTGTATATCATATAAGCAAATCAGTCCATTATCACCTATAACCGATACTGTTTGCTCAGGTTTATTTGTCTTACGAATTGACATAGCGTATGTGTCTGATCCAGAAACACATCCTGATTGTATTACTTTTGTATCATATACTGTTTCCATAGCATTAGTATGCCTATGTCCAAGCAACACAATGTCTGGCTTAATATTGAACATCATTGTGAAATTCTGTACAACATTACTTGGTGAATCTTTATGTCCATGAGCAGCAAATACATTATTGCCACGAATATTAAACATTGCAATTTCAGGCTCAATAGTATTATCACAAATAGTAATATTTTTTATATTCTGCATTCTTGCCTTTAAATAGAAGGGTAGCAATACGTCCATATTTTCGCCATCTAAAGCATCTTCCTTCTTAGGGGAAATCCTAGAATGATTACCAGGCGTTGTATATACATAGATATGATTAAAGTGATTTGCCATTCTAACTAGCATAGCAGAAATTAACTCTGAAATATATTTAAACTGTTCCATAAGATCCATATTATTCTGTAATCGAAGGTTATTGTGAATAATTCCACTAAGAATTTCACCAATAACTAAATAACAATTTTCTGACTCATGCATACCTCGAATATCAAGAATATCAGAGGTGAATTTTTCAATTCGTTTCTTTAAAATATCTTCATCAAAATCATTCTTCCAATTATGTATCTCAATTCCGCAATGGATATCGGTGAGATGACACAGTAAATCAGTCGAACTATTAAACAGAGTATAATGTACTGGAATATTTATTGGCTCAACATTCTCACAAATAATACGCTTCACCATATCAGCATAAGACTCTTTACGAGCTTCCTGTCTAATGAGTCGATTGTACTCAACTCTTGCATCAGAAAGTTTAATCTTTTCTTTACGCATTTTAATTAACTCAGTATTATCTGAATTATCTTCTGTTTCTACTGGTTCATTAACCCATCCAGCATCAATATACTCATATAATAATTTACTACCTTTACGTACTGTATCTCTGTGTTCTAAATCACCATTAAATTCAGAACGAAAATCAGCAACATCTTGCCACTCTAAATTTTCGTCTGTCTTTTTTCTCTTGAGTAAGTCTAATTGCTCTCTAAGAAATTCATTCTTCTCGATGTTGTCCACCTACTCTCTATTAAGCCTCTGTAGGCTCGTCAAGATCTTCCTCATCCTTGACTTTTATATTAATCTCAATAGCACCACCATTGAAATCTGAGAGAAGTGTAGAAAGCTTTTTCTCCTCGCCGTCCACATCAACTGTCATATTATCAGTATCAAGAATTCCTGCTACCTTCATAGCAGTAGTTGTAGTTTTTTTATAAGTAAAATTTGCCATTTTTTAATCTCCTTTTTCTCCAATATAATAGGAGAGCAGTATGCCCTCCTTAAAATAATTCCTCAATATCTGTAATAATATGGTCAGCTACACCTTTTTCAATAATTTCGTTAGCGTCTAACCACCAATTCTTACGATAATTTTTATCATATTCACTCTCAATAATCTTTGTATGACTTAAAATAAACTGTTTTGTGTATTCCTCGATTTTCTTAGTTCTCTCTAAATCATCAAGTACCTTGCCAGTATCCCCGTAACTACCTGTAGAACCATCATGAATAAGTGCTTCGGTAGACGACAGGATATATCTGTTGCCCTTTGGGATACCCATAAGCAAAAGCCCTCCTGCGGAGTAACATTTCCCCATTCCAATAGCATAAACTGGTGTCTTAGAAAGATTACAGATATTAATAAGCTCGTTTATTGCGTTGAGAGAGCCACCATTTGAATTAATCCAAATCTTAATTGGCTTTCTTTCGGCAATTGCTATATCCTTGTCTTCTCTATTCCATTCAACTATTTCCTGAGTCCATTCTACAATTCCGTCATCAATATCTTGATTAATAAGAATTTCACGATTATTTAATCGCTTATAATAATCAACAAGAGTCGGATCTGCAAGTTTGTAATTTGCTTCACTTCCTAAATTATCAAACTCTAACTGTAAATAATCTTTATTCATAGGCATTTAGCCTCCAATTTCATAATATTTTTATTTCTCAAACAATTCAGCAAACATTTTACTTGTTTCAGATCTAACATCTTCTCCAAGATAAATACAGCCAAATTTTTCATTACCCTTGAATTCATTGCACATCTTAATAAGAGGATTATTAACCGTCTTAGTAAGTAATGATTGCTTATAATCACCAGAAAGATAAATGCGACTGTTCTCGCCAAGTCTAGTGCCAATTAGTCTAATTTGACTTTCTGATAAATCCTCTGCCTCGTCACAAAGAATAATTGTTTGATTATATGTAGTTCCCTTCATGAAAAAAGGGACATTCGTATCTAAAATGCCACTCATTTTTAAACTCTGCAACTCAAATTCTCCACCATTAAGCGATTGAGTTAATGGTTCAAAGAATTTACCAACTTTATCTTCAATATCACCAGGGAGATAACCAATTTCTTTTCCCTCGCCAGAAACTTCTCTAACACCAAGAATTTTACCTGCTCTACCTTTTTCTTGAACATTATATAAAGCCATTTGCATAGAAAGATAAGTTTTTCCACTGCCATATCCACCTAAAATAGCAGCAATAGTAATATCTGGATTATTAAGAATATCTAACGCACATCTTTGTAATGAATTTTTAGCTTTGATATATCTTGATGATGGTAATTTTAAAGTAACAAATGTAAAACCATCGAATCTCATTTCTTTAAAAGTATTGTCATCTGTATTTTCGATAATCAGGTATTCATTAACGTGCCAATCTGAATAATCAATATTTTGCATATAAAAATTAATTTTATCAGCATTACCACGAATAATTTTATACCCCTTATAAATATCATTGCCGTCTTTACATACACTTTCAACGTTTAATCCAAAAATCTTACTTGCAATCATTTTACAAGCAATATCATCTGTAACGAAAACAACATCTTTCATTGCATTTATAAATGCACAGCTACCAACTATTTTAGTATCAGGTGTTATTTCCATATTTTTTCCCAGTATGTAGTTTTCAATTGCGTTGTCATATATAACAACATCATATTTATCCGAATTATCATCAAGTAAATGCAAAGCTTTTCGTGCTTCATACTTCACTTGATCATCTTTATTTCGAGATACCTTAATATGCTCTAACTCTTGTAATGTTACAGAACTTATAATAAAATTTTCATCAAATATTTTGTTCTGTAACTTTAAAATAGCGTTAGTATCATAAAATTTCATTGTACCGATGGTTTAGACACCACCTTCCTCATATATTTCGTCTATTTGACGATTTTACTTTTTCTAAGTTCCTCTAAATCCTTTAATGCACTTTTGTCTTCAGTCAGGTAATATTTAGGATGCTTACTATAAGAATGATGTAACATTCCACTAAACTTATCAAATGTATAACCTAACTGTTCTAATTCATGTGCTTCATTTTTGGTAATTAAAACTATTTTAATTCATTCCTTTCATGTAAATTTCCTGCTGAATAGCAGAAGAAAAGCTCTCTGGCAGCTTTGAACTGCCGTTTACTGATTACAAGTCAGTTGTACTAAACCAAACTATACGAAAAGAGCAAATAAAAAATCCCATACCGAAGTATGAGATCCTTACTTAATATGAGCTGAGATATTTGACTCAATACACTACCATCTATTGCGGTTGGACACAATTTATCACACTGTCGATTAGACAGTAGGTAGCAACAACACCAATTTTGCGAAAATTGGCAAACTCTTACCACAAAGCATTATAGATTTCCTTTTATCACATCGTCTCTTGCGGAGTTCTCAGATTGCAGTCTGATACGGTTGCAATTACTTGTATTTTCTCACATAGCACCTTGCGAGTGTTATATGTGTCCATATTACAGGACAATAAGTTGTTTTTCTCTTTGCGGTCATACACACTTTTGCTGTATATTATATAAATTTTTAAGAATTTGATTTACCAAAAGTCTGTACTTACAAATAGATGATGAGGTGTATATTTGACCATCAGTACCTTTTGAGTACTACCCAATCATCACCATCCTGTCTTCCTTGCTATCGGAATCCTTTATTACAAAACACCTGTCTTTCGACTTAAGATATTTATATAATAATTTAAACAGCACTAATTCTTGCGGAACTCGTACCATTTAGACATGGATTATCCCCACATTTCTGTGTTAATACAGTACCTATCTCAAGATACCTACCCAACCATATTCGCCAACAGTCGTCCTTGAATAGAAGGTTAGGCATAAATCCTATGTGTTTTCCGTCAAGCTGTATTGCTACAGTCGCAGCTTTGTAATACGACAAAACCACTTTATACATGTCACCATGCTTATCTTAGAATTTTTCATCCTCTGATCCGAAACCGACCAGTTCCCATATGAAATGGGAGAGTTGCTGAAGCACAGGAGTCGAACCTGCTATTACATGGTTATGAGCCATGTGTGATAATCCGTTTCACTCGCCAGCAATAATATATTTGAGAATAATCGGCAACCATACTACAAGAACTGTAGCACAGTCACCGACTCATATAAGAAGAGAAGAGGAGTACAATATGAATATGTACCAATCTTAGAAATGATTTTTAGAATTGTTCTGTTTGAAAACGCCTCGACTCAGGGCGACCATAAAGGTTAGAGTCTCTATATCTTCCACAGAAATGTATGGTACAGTCTCGCTTGCTGAACTTAACTGGTTTTGCACACCATACACAAGTTTTTCATATGGCTTCACAGCAACTAATTTATAGTCATATGTTAGACGAAATATTATAATGTCTCTCGACAATTATATATTCTCTCTTTTATCAGCCAAGAAAAGCTGATTTCATTGTTTTAGCCTTTCGGCATAGCCCTCAATTAAGAGGATATTTTTTATAAAACGATCGTTGCTTGCTTATATTCCGCATTTGCATATAAAGCGGAGAGGTACTAAAATAAAAAAAATCCTTTCTCCTCATTATACAACTTAACAAAGTTGTTAAAAATGCACTAAAATCAATGGCTTTACGACATAAAAATTGTCTAGGTGTCCCTAAAAAACACTGTTTTTGAACAAAATTAACAATTTTTCGAGAAACATTTTAGCAAATTTGCACTATTAATATCATATAATGCCTTAATTAAAATAGATTTTCTTTTTTTGATTTTTGATTTTAACTTGTATTGATTTTGTTTTTGAGAAATAGAAACACAGAAAGCTCTATCAATCAACCAACTAAATAATCCAATATAATTCTTAGATATATAAACCTTTTTTATATCTTGAATCATATTATCAAAATCCATTTTTAAAAGAAAATAAGAATCTTCATTTTCAGAACTAATAATAGAATAATATTTATTCATATACATTTCTATTATTTCTTCAACTTTTTTACATGTTTTCCTGTTCTTTTCTATTTCAAATTTCTTGAAAAAATATTGGATTGGAATAGTAGATTCATTTGACCTAAATTGGTCGAGTTTTAGATTATAAAGACAATTCATAGGACAGATAAGATTATAGTTAATATTCTTTTCCTTAAAATCTCGTCTTATAATTTTCCAAAAGGCAGGGTATCTATTATTTTCAACATCCATATCTTTTTTTATACGTCTTATTTCTGCACCTACATCAACATCGAATAAGCGTTTTGCACTGTCGATTGCAATCTGGGCGAGGATACTTAAGACACATACATAATCTTTATATTTTTGATCAGCAAACGTACAATCATATGTTTGAGCCAACTGCGCAAGATTACTTGATTCTCCTATATCTAACTGAGACGCAGCAAGTTTGTTGTCTAACTTTGCAAAATCTTCCATAGTATTATCATAAATGTTAGAATCCTTCGGAATATTATTCACGATAGTAGGATAGAGTAGTTGACATTTTCTTGCATGTTCCACTATATCAGGTTGATTTGTAGTATACAGACTATCGGAATCTTGATCTGATCCGTTGTTTTTATCTTGAAAATCTGTACCATTCATATTTATGGCAATAATCTGATCACAAAAATTAAAATATCTTTCAAATCTGTCATCATATACGTTATGTAAATATCCAAGATTATACTTTCCATTAAACGGACTTCTAAATTCAGCAAGATATTCATTATCATCAAACCTAGTTGTATAGCATTGGGTTGCTAAGTCTTCTACAAAAAAAGTATCATCTTTATCAACATCAGCTGGTATACCAGTTGCTCCATATAACAGCATTGCATATGGTGAACCAACAATTACCAAATTATCAGCATTTTGAATGACCTTACCACTTTTAAAATTTAAAACATATGTCATAATAATTGCTTTTTTACGCTCCCTAAAATAAGAACTTCTAAGAAAATCTCGATTCTGTTCACATAGGGCAATCAAAGCCTCATAATCATTTGAAAAGTTTATATTTTTTCTTAAATATTCAAGAAAGAAATCATCATCGGTCTTTAATTTATTGATATACTCGACACTTTCTTTACATATATTCTCCATAATATTAATATCAAGAGAGTTTACCATCTGATAACTCATTCTTTGAACATTACCAAGTTTGCTCGGATGTGCAGTTTTAACAACCCCAAACATGCAATCATTCTCATAAACTTTATTACGCCAATAATCATAAGATACATTATATTTAATCCATTTCATTGCATTATCAGTAGTAATAAGTTCTATATCTTTTACATAATGTTCGTTTCCCCACATATCTTTTACAGTAGCAGAGTAGTAGTCATTACCAAAATAATCACGGAAAAATAATTGAATATTACTGCAAAATGCAGCCATCTTACAAAAATGATGTCTTAGAAGAATATAACCATGACCCCATGATGGGAAGATTGAAGAATCAATAAGAGCCTGTCCATCAAACATTGTATTTTTTAATTTGTAATCATTAATAAGTTTTGCTATACAGTGTTTATTATTGTCTGTTTCAACTGATATAACTTTTGTATCAAAATATCTATCTACATCTTTCAGAATAAGGATATTTTTTGGATTGATTTTTACCCTTCCAACAATACCGCTACAAATAAGAGAAGAATAAGCACTTATTCCAACAATGTCTGCATTATGTTTTGGTAGTTTTATACCCATCCTTAAAAAATTAATTGCTCTATTATATAGTTTATCTCGGATAAACATACAAGTTCCCTTTTTTGCTTTCCCAGGACTTCTATATAACATTTTATAGTGAATAATTTCTACCTTGACTATTTCTCCATTTTTCTTTCTAGTAATATATTCGACATTAACACCATTATTATAAAATTCTTTTCGAATATCATCAGCAGATAAAGAGAAATATTCTGTTTTATGTTCAACAGCAAAATTGTATAAACTCATAATCTTTCTTTTTTTATTAGTTTGAGCTTCTATGAGTTTTTTACTACCAGAGCTAATTGCTTTCTTATAATCTATACGAGCATTTTTAGCTATTTTTTGAATATGTTTAATTTCATCTTCATAAGATCTTGTACCAAAATTAAATTCTAAACAAATTATATCTCTTGTAGTTTCTTCTTTCCAAGTTTTTAACCCATTTTCACATATAAAATCTTTAAATAAGCTATTAACAAACATTGCATCTTTGTAATCGTAATGATCACGTAGCCCCTTATTGTATTCATAAAGCGTAGCAGCTTCAATGTTTTTTATTTTAATTCCATATTCACTCATTTATTTCAACATCACCTCTTATTTATAAATTCTCTCTTAAGAGTCTTCTTTTAAATCATAATCGTCCATTTCTTTATACGTAAATCCAAGCCAACTAATAAGTTGGTCGGCATCTAAGCAATCAACGCAGTCCTCATGTAAATATTCACCGTTTTCATTATCAAGGTAACGTTCGCCATTATATATACCTTCTTCGCAAATGAAACATTTTATTTTTGTCTTAGGTGGAATATAATTAGGACATTTATAATTACATGGATATTTATTACATATTTCACACATAGACTATTCCTTTAATAGCGAACCAAGTTGTAAACATCTTTTTACATGTTCATATTTCTGAATATAAATATAACCAACATAATTAACCATAAGTCCATTAATATAATCTGTAATATCTTTATCTATATAACGTTTGGTTGAAAAAAATATTAAATTTTCTATATCTAAAATGATATTGGTTTTCGCATTAGAATTTTTTAAAAGTTTTAATTCTACATTATATCTACCAACATCTTCCTTTTTTTTATAAGCAATAATCGAATAATCATTTTTCAAATTAACAATTAAAAACGATTCATTATACATCTAACCATACCTCCCAATATCCATCACAGTATCTTGTTTTTAAAGTGTCATAATGAAATTTTAAAAGATCGGTTATCTGATATATGTAATACACATAATCAATTTGTCCACTTCTAATATTTGATAAAATATCATTTATAAAAGAACAATATTCCTGATAATTAGTTGTTCCATAATATTCCCCTTTTGTTTCCGTATTCCACATACCAGTATCTTTAGAATAGAGTCCACCCATTTTTTTTACTCCTTTTTTAAAAGGAGTAATGAATAATTTCCTTAATTCAAATTCTTCTTGCCATTTTTTATCAGTTAAATTCTGGCTAGGTCTACCATTTTCATTTGATATTACTTTTAGTTCTCTTAATTCATCGAGTGTCATATTTTTATATTTCTCCTTAAAGTTTTCTTTTTTTATTAGGGAATCAAAAAAAACATTTGAATCTTTATATTTATTTATTCTCTTTTTATTTGGTGAAGAAGTAGAAAAGTCTTCAATATCAATCTCACCTGCATATGTATTATGTTTTGTTGTTATAATTGTTGTTTCTTTCATATTTCTTATTTGTAGCTCCTTTAATTGTTATTTTATTTTTCATTGCATTGCTCCTTTGAGTGCTGCGTTAATTGGTTACATATGTATATTCTCTTTTATTTACGACTTATTGCCGTTTTTGATTTCTCCAAATGAATCTACATTATAGATTTCAAGCATCTTAGTAATAGCCCATTCAATTTCTTGGTCACAACCTTCTTTATTAAGGACATATATATTTGGAACATTTTGTGGTGGTTTTTTTGGATCAGGTTGGACGCTACCAACTTCTTTCTTAACGAGAAGTGGTTTTTTGTTGTCAATAGAAGATGTGAGATATTGAATACATTGATTAATTGTATCCTTAGACATAGAAAGTTCTTTTGACATAGATTCTATACTTCGCCAAAAAGCTTCTGGTTTAGTTTCAGGGTTCGTCATAGTTTCATTACCATTTTTATCTCTTTGTCGCACATAAATATATGAATTTATATATAGGAATGCCATTAATATATTCTCTTTATTAATACTAGATTCGTTCATCATAATAAAATCAAGCTGAGAAGATGTGATTTTTGAAAATTTATCAGCAGCATCAAAATTTTCAGGAATGATTTTAATTTCAATTCCAGTATCATATCCAAGTGTATCAAGATCCTGTTGAACTTCAATCATTTTATTGTTAATCATATATTCCAGTACATCGAGAATTTCTTGAAATGCTTTTGGTTTATGTTTGGTTGTTTTATAGCCATAGAATTCCATTACTTTACGAATAGTAATCCAGCTATAGTCTTCATACGATCTGTATTTATCTATAAGTATGTATGTGATATAAAATTTTCTACTAACTCTGTATTTGGTTTTAATATTCCCTTGAATATAATCATTAGGGAAACGAGTAAAGTATTCTGTTTTCTGTTTCAAAAAAATCCTCCTTTATATATGATATTTAATTATTTTCTGTTGTGGATTAAATAAATAATAGAAGTGTCTTGACGAGCGTTCAGCAAACTACACTTTTATGTATGTCTAATTTTGAAATATGAGAATTTTGACTACACTTTTATGTAGGTCAACTGAACTGAAAAAAGATATATAACTTATTTAATAAGACAGACTATTCGTAATTTATTCGCTACGCTCATAAATTACTCTTTAAATTTTGGTTGATTATTATTGGTTGGTCTATTTAATTATTCTCCATCTGGATTACCATTCTGTTCCAAATCAACATACTTCTCTTTAAAAATATCTTCTACAAAGAATACTGGCAGCTTATTATGATATTTTTTATATAACTCTTCGTCAGTGATAAGAGAGTAATATTTGTTTATTGATGTATCTATCATTCTTATATAATCTTTCACAATAGAATTAGTATCTTTGAATCTATCACCTATCTTTCCACAAATGGTACAATAGCTATATAGTCCTGTTTTAATATAACTTTTTCCTGCAAACATAAGATTGTATTGAATCAGACATTCTTCATATTGATGTTTATGTTTGGATTTCTTCTTGGATTTAGATACATTACTTTCTTTTTGTTTAAGATATTTAGGTATCTCTGATTTATATTTGTTCATTTGTTTTATTCCTTCCTATATTAATATCTATATATTCTCTATTGAATTTTTATTTTTGCGTATTTTTTTTATAAGTGGTAGTGAGATATATAAGGGATTTATTGTGTGGTTTTAATGTACCCCATAGGTATGAGATTAAATTGAAGAAAATGAGGGTGATTTTCGATTTTAGATTGTCAGGTATGAATTTATCATTGAAGTGATTTTGATTGAAATTTGAGTCGATTTCGTATGTTTTTGTCTAAGGGTTTGGTATTTGGAATTAGTTGGGTAGTGTTTGGTTATGATGTGAGAGTTTCATATTTTAAATTAAATGTGATCTGAGAATTTATATCACGATTATTGGATAATCTGGTTATCGGTGAAGGTGCTTATAAATAAGTAAGATTTTGGATTAGTAAGTGATTTTTTGGCGAGATGGGAGTTTGATTTTTTAGGTTGTAAGGTGGTTGAAATGCTTGATTTTAATGGGGTTTGACGATATGAGGTGCGATAAGGGATTTTAGTGATGGGATTTGGGATTTTGGTTGATTTGTTGGGGATTTTTGAGTTAGTGTGTGGATGAACCAGCTATATAGCTGCCTGCTTTTTTAAGACGATCGGTTAGTTTTAACTACCCCCAGTTAGACATATAAAACATACTCTAATAGTCTACTATTAGCATATATTTATCTATTAAGAAATAAAGCTGGATAAAATATATTTATACATATATTTATATTTAATTATCGTTTTTATTTTCCATTTTAATATTATAATTATATCTTTATAAAGTTATAAAAAAAATTCTAAAAAAAGTATTGACACAATCCTAAAAAGGGTATACAATGGCAATATGAAAAGAGGTTCTTCTTTTCAGTATGAAATTAAATAAAAAAATCTAGTCCACTAGATTTTATCACAAAAAAAATCTAGTCACTAGAAAAAATTAAAAACAAGGAGGTTGTTATTATGAATAACACAAAAAATCAGGAAACAAAAACACCAGCAAGTAAGGAGGAAAAAAACATGAAAAACAATAGTATTATTGACGTTGTTGTGAATGGCATGACAGCCACTGAAGCATTGAATGAGGTCAATGCAAGACTTGAAACAGTAGAAAAAAGTATATTTAATATTGCACTTTTAACATCATACGGATGCGGTGTAAAAATTCCAGCATATACAGATAATAAAGGCATAGAACATGCTGAAGCATGTTGTGAAAAGCCTATGAAACAGAAAGATTTTATTACGCTTGTAAATCGTTCTAGTAAAACCATCTCACGTTGGAAAATAGCCATGGATTTAATTATTGAAAAAAATCGTTTCAATGATTTTGCCACGGGTTTATATCCATTTTCTTATGATAAAATAATTGCTATCTTCAGGAATGAAAAGGCGTTCAAGGGTACAATTTTATCTGACCTTATGAAAATGTCGGCAAAATCTCTTGAAACAGTAGCGGAAGAATACAACAAAAAATCTGAAGGAAAAACTTCAGAGGGGAAAAAAGCTGAAGTTAAGACTGAAAAGGCTGAAGCTAAAAATGAAACTGAAGCACCAGTCAAAGAAGATTCTGAAGGAGGTTCTGAAATTGCAACTCTTACATACAATGGCAAGGAATACAAGGTTAATAAAGTTGTATTTGAAAAATGGCTTGCGAAAAATATGATTGCGGATTAATCTCTACACTAACTACACAATAAAAGGGCGGATTTATACCGCCCTTTTTATAATGTCATCCGGGTATTAATACCCGGATTTTTTAATGCTTTTAAAATCTAGTGACTAGATAAAAAAATAATGCACCAACTTATAAAATTATCTAGTGACTAGATTATAAAATCAATAATCAATTTGCATTATCTGAAGTTGATACTATGCACATTATAGAGATAAAGTACGGAGCAACCGCAAAAGACGCGGTTAGAATAGGAGGTTTTGCATTATGAATAATATTTTAGTTTGCAAAAATCCCCACGAATACATCTGGGGACAGCACATACCACTTAATGCATGGTACGGTTGCGATTCTGTCGGTTGGTGGTTTTGTACGGTTCACGGCGAGCCTGAAAATGACAACGAATTAGAGTTGAGACGTTTTAATGGTTCACGTTGGATTAAAGTGCGTGAAAATTCAGAAACTACACACAATATCTGCCAGTGGGCTACAACTATGCGTTTGTGGTGGACAAAATGCCATTGGTTTAAAGAAGAAGATGCACAAAAAAGTCTAGTGACTAGACATGAGCGTCATATAAATGGCTTAAAAAACATGATGAAACATTCAAGAAAACATAAGTCGCGCGGTTCGGGTATTAGGCTTGATAAAGAAAATTATTGTGCTGATAAAACAATAACTGATTATGAGTGTTCAAAAAATCCGTTACATGATTTTCAAAGATATTATATTTAAGGAGACAAGATAAAAAATGAAAATGTCAGAATTTATGCAGAATTGCACCGCTTGCGGTGGTAATTGGGGAGCTATGCTTTTATCTGGAATTAAGCGTGTTTTTCCAGATAAATATGAAGAGGTAGAAGCACATTATAATTCTATGGATTTTTCAGGTGGTGGAATTAAACCATTTGTGTATCTGTGCGATTGGCTCAATGAAAATGGAATTGTAGAAGATTAAAAAAGGAGACAACAATATGTTTGAATTATCAACGGAAATATATTTAAAGAAAAACGGTAAAACAAAAACACTTAAACATTTCTTTATGTGTTATAAGCGTGGAATTATTACAAAAGAAGAATTTGATATTGTTAATAAATTAGTAATGGAAGATTAAGGAGGCATATAACTATGCTTAACACATTAGATATGTACGGAATTTGTCACGAAATATACCATGACTTAAAAGGCAAAAATGCCTACTCCGAAACTGATGAAAATATTCTGAATTTTATTTTCAGACTATATAACACAACTGAAATTGACTGTGAAGAAATAAAAGCATTATGGATAGAGTGGCTCACAAAAGGTATTTTGTCTGTAAATACGCAAATTCAGAATGCAAGAAATAGGAAGTACAGCCATGCTTAATATACAAACAACAATTCATTCAGATTCAGAAGGCAACTATAAAGCAAAAGATATAATATCTCAACTTATAAAGGCAAAATTAGACATTGAATTGCCTGACAAACCATTAGAAGAAATATGTCTTGCGGATTTAAAATGTGAAGGTTTACCATGTACATATTCGTATACAGAAGGTACAATCTGGAACAATGAATTGCGTACTTATACAGAACACAAAATAATATTATGTTTTGGATAAATATAAAGGCAGATTGTTAGTCTGCCTTCCGTCTTACGGTGTAAGTCCGTAACCGATGAGCAGAAGCGAAACGGAAATTGAAAGGAGGTTGTTTTTATGGTAACATTGTAGATAGGTACAGTGTGCCTAAAAATTAAAGGAGGGCATTATATATGTCTAAAATTGTACAAAAAGTTCCCGATGAAGTCAAAAGGCAAAGCATAGAAACTTTAAAAGTTCGCAAGGAAACATTAGAATATCTGCGTCAAAATGGATTCAAGACCATTAATGATGTAGTAAAAAGGCAAATGGAAATTCCTAGTGAGTATAGAGGTAATATCTACGCATATTTGTTTTTTGGGATGGAAGATTAAAGGGAAGTCTAGTGACTAGATTTAAAAATTATATTTCTTTAATATATCTAGTCACTAGATAAAGATTTTTACAAAAGCGAAATTATATGCTAATATAGGAGGTGAATAACATTGGAGGCATATAATATGAAAATAAATTATAGCAAATTATTTATAAAGTTAAAAGCAAATAATTTAACTCAAAAAGAATTTAAAGCAAGGGCAAATATTAGTGGTGGTACTATGCAAAAATTGATTAATAACGATTCTATAACTACTAACACCATTTGCCGTATTTGTGACTACTTCCGTTGTATGCCTGATGAGATAATGGAGTTCATACCCGAAGAAAATTATCCAGAGAATATAAAGGCAAAACAACAGGCAAAACAAGCGATAGAAGCTCAAATTGCAGAGCTTCAAGCAAAGCTAAAACAAATAAAATAATCCAATAAACGCTACTTACAAGCGTATATTAAATATGTAAGGTGGAGTTATCCACGAACGAAAGGAAATTATGTTAAAATTAAAGTATGCCGATTATCCAGGCACATACTATGGTTTTACTCTTAAAAAAGGGTTTTGGTATGGAATAAATACCGAAACTCAAAATCCCATTGCAACATCAGGATGGGAATGTAGTGGAAGCATAGCCATTTACGAATTAATAGACGAAAAATGGCAGATGTTCTGGTATGATATAACAGAAGAAAAAATGTTTGATATTTCAAACATTCCAGAGTATTCAACAGAAGGCAAAATGTCTTTTGCTGAATGGCTCGAAACAGAGCTAGGCATCGAATGGGACGAATTCGATGAATATTATGATGGAACAGAAGAGTACCGCCAATATAATAAATATTTATATGACGGACTTCCAAATTTTGTCATAAACAATTTAAATTTATAAAATAATAATAATTATAAAAGCATCTTGCACAATGCAGGGTGCTATTTTTATGCCCAAAAAAATAAAAAAAGGAGAATATTACAATGGCAAAGGCAAAATACGATGCAATTCGCATCGCAAAACAGTTAGGGTATAACTCTAATATTATTGAAAGAATTAAGAATGCAAAGAGTGAAATTGAAATCACTCGAATTATGAAAACCGCAAGGGAGGCATTAAGATGAACAATGAAACAATTATAATGTATACCCTTGATGAAGCAAGGGAAATTATACATAAAGAGCAAGCAAAACAGAAAGCAAAACGCCTATCTATTTTTAAACAGAAAATCAAACAGAAAATGTTAGGTATTGCAATGATTGGTATATCAATTTTAATACCGATTTTGCTTAAAGATATAACAGTAAGTGTGTTTACGCTCCCATTGGGTGCGTATTTATTACTTACAAAAGAAAAATTAATATAAGGAGAAACATATTATGACATACGGAGATTTTTATGATATAGCCGAATACGGAAGTAAGAATTGGAAAGGCAATTTTACACCAAAAGAAATTGCCTGTAATGCCTATGAGTATAAGACAGAATATATGTTGTCTTTAGCACAAGGTAAACCAACTCATGCAATGACTGAATTATGCAAATTAATTTGCGAAGATATGGATTTTGCAGATTATGCAGACGTTCAGGAAGAAAGCGAAAAGGCTCTGACTATCGAGCAAATGGAAAATATTTTAGAAGATTTTTTGGAGGTGTAAGATTATGAAATGGATAGAGATTTTACGAAAAGATAAATATGCATTACTACAAAGCGAAAGTGATACACAGTATGCAGTTGTGAGTGGTTATGATCCAACGCAGCCTGAAGACCAGCAGTGGTCAAGTGGCACATATTTTGAATATTGGGATGCCACAAGCTACAAAATAATAATGTTGCAAACAGCATTAGATTGTTTCAGGAGCAGAACGGAAAGTGACTATATTCCACGTTGCAGACTTGAGGAGCTTGCAACATTATTCAAAGACGGACTTATTGAGGATGATAGAGATTCAGCCCTTGAATACTTTGATGAATGTTGCGAGATGACAGAAGAAGAAAAATCTTTCTTTGAAATTGAAAAAGATTCGTCTATTGCAAATACTAAATTTGAGAATCCTATGTACAACAAGGGTTATGATGATGGATTTGCAGATGGCACAAATAGTATAGAAGAGTAAATAGATATTTTATTAGAAAGGAGAAACAGATTATGAAATTAGTATATAAAGACACAGAAAAAGAAGTACAGAATGGAGATATTCTCACAGATTTTCGTGGTGATAAGGCAATTGCTTATTATTGGAAAGAGCCTACCCACGGCGAAGGCAAAATTTCTGTAATGGAAGATCCAGATGACATAATGAGTTGCAGAGAATATTATGTTTCTGTTTTTGGATTAAAGTGGGTAGAGTAAATGCGTGTTTCTTTGTAGGAGGTGTCGATTTGAAAAGACAGAATGTTAATAGAAAAAATAATATGATGGAAACAAGAAACAATGGAATTAACGAATTTGCAAAGGAAACAGCAAGTAATCTTCTTAAAAAATATCCAGATATTGATTTTTACGATTTGATGTTTCAATTTGAAATGCAATTCAGACATGAATACTTGAAGGCTATGTTAAAAGAAACATCAGACTAAATTTACATTCAAAGAAAAGGAGAAATATATGACAGTTATAGAATTTTGTTTAAAGAAAACACAAGTTGGAGAATTGTGTGTATTCAGAGGCGATGGGTGGATTATTGGTTCAACATGGATTGACCATGAGGATTTATTTACAATACATAACAAAATCATGAATAAAGAAGTAAAGTCTGATGAATGGAGCACATTAACAATTACAACAGAACATGGAGATAAAATTGATGTGCCATGTCATTATATAGATTTTTAATAAAAATAAGAATGATAAAAGAAAAGAGTGCTCGTTTTATAGAAAGGAGATTATATGACAAGAGATATATCAAGTGAAGCAAAACCATGTCCGATGTGTGGCTCAAAAAGGATTTATATGGATGAACCGAATTATGATTTGATGTTTTCTGTAAAGATACAATGTGCTGATTGTGGGCTAAGTGGATATAAGAATTTTACTAATAAAGCTAAAAATCCGATAGAAAAAAAACTATTGATTATTGGAATACAAGGGCTTATGAAAAGTAAACAATAAGTGTTTCATTTAAAGAAAGGAAGAAGAATAGCCATGACAGAAATGAATAAAGAAATGCAGAAGTGTTTTGATAAAATGAGCGATAAACAGAAAATTAGAATGTTTTATGAGCTTACAAAGTATATGCACGAGAACATGGAATACGGAGAAGATGAAGACATGAACAATCTCATCGAAGATATTGCTAATGTTAAAAATGATATTGAGAATTTGTAAATGTGTGTTTGAACAGTTTAGAAAGAGGTAAAAGTATGACAGTAGATATTACATGGGCAAAAGACAAGAGAGATATTACAACTCATAATACACAGACAAAAACATTCAATTCAGAAGAACAGGCTATTGAATGGATTAGAAGAAACGCAAAACATATTGTATCTATAAACCATCGTGGATTTTTTATGAGTGAACAGATTTCTCATTTTGACATTATGGATTGCTTGATAAATGGATACTAAATTCGTGCTTCTTGGATTGGAGATTAAGATAAATGAATAGAATTGATGAAATAATTTATAAAGAGACACAGAAGGCAGCTTATGAAGAACAGTGCGAACAAGAATTTGTTCATCAGGAACAGCCAAACGAAGATTATTTTGAAGGCTTAAATGATTATTTGGATGGAACAATGAGTATTTAAAATTCGTATTTCAAAAGAAAGGAAAGAAAATGATGGATGAATATATTAAAGAAATTGAACAAATTGCAGCTAAATGCACAACAAGTCAATCTGATGGATATTCACAAATTATGAGAATTTGTGATGCAATGAGAGAACAACAAAAATATTGTTTAGGATATATTTCTAAAGAAAAGATTGCATCACCTCAATTTGATTAAACTTAAAACTGAGATTTCTTAGTACGATTGGAGGAAATATTATGAATTTATATGATGGTTGCGAATCAAATAAGGAAATCATTTATGGTTTTACTTCTCTTGATTTTTACAACAAATTAGAAAAGCGACAAAATGAAATTTTATCACAAGGAAAGAAAGTTGTATTTGTAGAATCAAATACAGATATTAGGTCAGGTGCAAGAGTTGTTATATATTCTGATAAGATTCCTGAAATCATGCAGAATCATAAATACAGATACGTCAAGATCAATGGAAAATGGACAAGAAATAGTCTTCTCGGATATTGCGATTGCTGTGGACAGTATACAGAACTTATTTGTTTGAGTGATAAAGGAAGAACATGTAAAGATTGTTCAGACTTGAATTTCTAATAAATCTAAGATTTTATAGTATTATTGGAGGAAACCATTATGGCAGATACAAAGAAAACAAAAAGATTACACATTGGTATGGCTTATACGTATGTAGGAGATACAGGAATTGATATTCCTATGGAATTATTAGAAGGCAAAACAGAGGAAGAACAGTTGGAAATTGCTTGTAAATATGCACAGGAACACATTGATGAAATTCCTGTTGCTACTAATGCAGAATATATTCCATACTCAGATAATTTTGAGATTGATGATATTGATTTTGAAGAAGAATAAAGCACAGTAAACTAAGCTTTACTTGGAAAGGAGAAAAAGAAAATGATAGGAGATATTTATTTTGCAACAACAGAAGGTGGACTTGTTACTAATCGTGATGTAGCAAAAATGGCTTTTGTTGTAAATGGAGATTATGTAGACGAATATAATCTTGATGAGGTTCGTGAATACACAAAGAAGTGTAAAGGAATTACAAAAGAAGTAAATCCTTCAATTAAGATGTGTTTACGGAATCACGAAAGGGTAAAAGCTGTAATGATTTACCGTGACAGACATCCAGGAATTGGATTAAAAGAAGCAAAAGATGCTGTTGAAATAATTGAGGCAAAAATGAAAGTTAGAAGAGAGATTTAGCAACTAAACAGAATAACGCAAACGCAAAGGCAGTTAGGAGAATAATCTACTAGCTGCCTATTTTATTACAAGAAAGCGAGGAATGAATATGAAACAATTTGATTTACCTGTAGTAAATGATATACAAAAATCATTTTACGGAAAAGCGAAAGTAACAGAGTTAGACAATGGAGACATTGAGCTGACAAGCTACAATACAGTCGTTTGCAGAATACATAATGGAGTTTTTCAGAGATTGTGGAATGGGTATTCAAAAACGACAATGAAACATATCAATGCTTTTATTGGCTTCTATGGAATTGAAGGTGGAGGCAAAGCATGGTGGAACAGTTTAAAGATTGCATAAATTAAGGAGGAAACGAATTATGAAACTTAAAACAGAATGGAACGATGTTGAAAAAACAACAAAAGAGTTATTACGGATTTTTAATATGTGGCGTATATCAAACTTGAAGATTACAAAAGGAAGAGAAAACACTTTAGAAAATACGTTTGGATTTCCTTATACATCTTCAAGTGAATACGCAGCTATCTGGAATTGTCAGGCAGAAGCACATTATAAATGGTTAGAAGAATGGAAATTTGAAGGACTTGCAGTAAGCGAAGATAATGATGCAGTTGTGGTATTTGAACATGAAGATACAGGTAAGTTTGACAGAATGTATATAGTTATTGGAAAGGTGTGTGATTAATATGAGAGAAATTAAAGTTCAATTATACAGAGGTGAAGATGATAAATATGTCGAGCTTTGGAAAACAGTTGAAAAAATTAAAAGAAAGCATAGATATTACGGAAGATATACATATGGAAATGAAGGAACTTGGTATTCAGTATGTGATCCACTTGGCTACTGTGAGTTAAATACACCAATGGCAGATGATGTAATGTTTATCTGTTGTGATGAAAAAGGAAATGAAGTAACCAGATATTCAAATGCAGATGGAAACAAACTTCCAAAATTTGAAACGGTAATCAAAAGAGAATGGAACAAGGTAAAGGAAAAGCTTCAGCATAATACGGAAGACTTGACTAAGAATTTTTGGGCTAATTGTTGGAATGGAGATACCACAATGAAAATAAATCAGTGGTTGTTATCTTATAAAGATCCAGACTTATATCCTGAAAAGGCAAACGATTATGATGAAAATTGGACAGGATGTTGGGCAGAAAAGGAAATTGGATATGAACCTATTCCAGATACAGAATTTGAGTATTTAGGTCATAAATATCAGTTCACGAAGGTAAAACATAAACATGAGTATTGTGGTGTTGAGTGGTACGAGTTTGTATGTACTGATTCACCTTATGTAATGCAGGATACGCCTTGGGTGAAAGATAGAACATGGATTCAGTCTTATATGTATCTTGGAAATTGGTTTGATGATAAGACTTATGGAACAATGTATGACCAAAGAACAGCAAGAGAAAGGGTAGTTGCAGCACTTATTAAAAAGTTTCCTATGAAAGAGAAATGGGACAAGTTACTTTATGTAAAGAAGAGAACAGGAAATGAATTTTATAAATGTGATTGTTGCTATGAAAAGTCATATTCCGATATGGCAGATATTCTTATTAACAGAAATTATCACAGAAAAGATGTTGATTATCTTTGCAAGTTCATTAACAAGAAAACAGAAGGAATTGTATTTGCAAGCAATAGAGGTAACAAGTACACAATCAGACAGGCTTATCCAGATATTTATGATTATGATAATTGCTTGATATAAGAAATGGAGGCGAAGAATTATGCAGAAAACATTAATGGAAATGTTAATTGAAGCAGGTTATCCGAGAGAAGAAATGTATCATCCTTCGTATGGATCTGATTTACATGTATATGTAACACCACTTACAACAAAGGTAATTGAAGAATGGTGTAAGGCACATAATTATAGAATGGCTTGGCATTGTCCTACATTTAAAGACCAGATAACAGGCAAAATGATGTATGATTGTGCATTTCAGTGGTATGAAAATTAGTAGATAGGAGCGTGATTATATGGCAAAACAGTTTATAAGAGAAATAAAACCACATGTAAATCTATATAGAGATACATTAAATGGAATTGCGTGGATTGAAGATGGTTCAACTGGTCTTGGAATTAGTGTTCATCCAAATATAGATAAAAGTGGTTCTGTTATAGGAATGAAAAATCTTGGTTATTGGGACAGATCAGATAGAATAGTACAGAGTCATAGATGGAAATATAATATTGACAGATTCGTATGTGATAAAAACGACAAATTAGAAATGATTGTGGCTAATGAATGTATGTGCCAAGGTTGTATTGAAAGGAGACAAAAATATGGTAAAACAAATATATTACCTGCATAGTTGCAATGAATGGAAAGAGTATTCCAGCATGAGACTTTTATTCATTGGCACATCTCAACAGAAATTAAAAATGAAAATTTCTAAGGAAATTGAAAAAGGCAATATGGAATATAAACCTGTTACTACAAGATACGATTATGTTGATGGAGAATTTAAGCTAGTTGACAAAGAAAATACTCCAAAAGAACAGGCAAAACTATTCAGACAAGATTGGAAAACAGAAACAAGAGATACTATTAAGTCTGAATTAAAATATGGAGATTTTGATTATACATATAATAATGAAGAAATGTAATCAAAGGAAATTGTAATTTGTTGTTACCTAACGGAGCACCTTTTAGAGTAACTGTTGTAAAAGGATAAGTAAAACATAAAACAAGCAGGTATCGAAATGATGTCTGTTTTTTTATGCTCTGCCCTAGTGGGGCGGGACAGTTTTTTATATGTGCAATTTAAGATTAAGAAAAAACGGCTAAATCGCACTTGTTTTTTTATCAGAATAAAGCTAGAATTATATTATAAAAATTAAATTACAGGAGAAAAATTATGACAATTGAAAATATGGAAAGAGAAGAAAAAGCTTTGGAAGATCTGATTGATTTTATTGAAAAAAGGGAAAAAGACGGCGCAATACGTCGCTGCAGAGACTTTCTTGATGTTTTGAATGAGTCCCCACTTGTAAGCGAGGACGGGGAAATCTTCAAATTTGCGAGAGTGGTGGAAGGAATGGGGGTTTATTTAATAAAAAACAAGGTTGAATCACAATACTTTGAAAAAATAGATCTGAATTCTTTTGTTCAAAACTGTATCAGATTTACCGAAGAAGCTATTGCCGAAAACAATAAGGCGATTGTCATACCCGCAAGCAGGGATTTTGCTAAAATTGTCTCTTTAGAAGATAATGCGCAGATAGCGGTTTTTGCTAAATTTGCACAGATTGTCAGCAACGGAGAAAATGTAAAAATTGCCAGCTGCGAAAATGATGCGCAGATAATTTCTAACGGTTCAGGTGCTTACATAACCGCAAGTGGTAATAATGCACAGATCGCCAGCAACGGAAATGATGCGAAGATAATTTGCGATGGAGTAAACTCGCATATAATATCTAATGGCTCTAATGTGAGGATAGCTGACAGTGGTATTAGAACTTATATGGTCAGCTGTGGGGATAACGTACAGATCGCCAGCTGTGGGGAAGGCGCACAGATAGTCGCAAAAGGAAAAAACACAATTATTGCGGCTATCGGCAAAAATTCTATTGCAAGGGCTCCAAAAGGCAGTTGGATAACTCTTGCCGAATGGGTTAAAATCAATAAACCTGGTAAAAAGGAAAACTGGAAACTGAAATGTGTAAAAACTGAACGAGTTGATGGTGAACGTATTAAAGAAGATACGTTTTATAAATTAGCAGACGGAAAGTTTGAGGAGACTATTGGATAAAATAAACATAATATGTAAAGTTAATCTAAGAACTAAAGCAGATATCAAAACGGTATCTGCTTTTTTAGTGCAATAAAACAGAGAATATATATACAAAAGTGGAGGCAAAATAATATGAATGGATATGAATTTAAAAGAGAAATCGAAAGAATTTTTAAGGTGGCACGAAAAATGTGTCCAAACGTTACAGATGATATGTTGTATACAAACGGAGCTATTTATTATATGAACGGGAACGACAGTACACCGTTTGATTGGAATTGCAATAACAGGTTATGTGAATTTTTCATTTTCCATAAAAATGAGATGGGCTTTATCAAGGCATTCGTAAATAGTGACAACACAATTGATATGTACATCTATGAAACAGACGATGCTATGCAGCCGACTTATAAATTTACAGAGGAAATGGAGAACTTAAAAGCAAGAGATTTTGCAAAGGTAATGAACTACATTGCAGATGATGATCAGTTATGGGATAAGCCGATTGATGAACTCGATTGGGATGTTGATGTAATGGAATGTGACGAGATTGACTAATACAGAGAATAATAAGGCAGACGCAAACATATGTGTCTGTCTTATTTATTGGAAGGAGTAAATGAAATGGAGTATGACAAAGGCATATATAACTATTATTCAAGAAAATATCCTGAAGAAATTTTAGGAGACTGCATGTTTATAACAATTCCTATAATGGATGGAAGTGAGTCGTTGGACAAGCATTATATAAATCCACGAAAGGCAGAAGGATTTAATTTTCATGAAAATTGGTTATTAAGATTGATTTATCTAATTAAACCTATGGTATGAGCAATGGAAGGAGAATTATATGAAGATGCATAAAATTCATGGTGTAGATAAAAATATCTGCACAGCAGAACAGATGATTGCGTATAATTATGCTTTTAGTCATCGTAACTGGTTGGAAAAGATTTATAAGTCAGATAACACAGAAACCGTTAAAAGTGAAGCATATCAAGACATAATTAGTTTAGTAGCGAAATGTCTCAAAGATAATGAAACTGATAAAAGATACAACATTGATGCAGTTATTCATTGCTTTAGAAATGGAATTGAAAATTATATGAAGCAACACTCAATTATTAATTCTTATGAGCAAATAGGGAAAACATTTGTGTGTTTATATGATATTGAATAGAGGTGATGAAAATGAGAATTATTAAATATACAACACATCTTGATGAAGACAGAAAACCCAAACTTGTAAAAGAAAAAGCAAGTAATTATCCAGAAATATGTAGTTTAAATAGTCCACAAAAAATTACAGATATGATAAATGTAATATATAACGCAACTGTTCTTACAGAAGAGTATATGTGGTTAATTGCATTAGATACAAAATGTGCTCCAATAGGCATTTTTGAAATATCACATGGATTATTAAACGCTACATTAATTTCACCAAGGGAACTATTTATGAAATTATGCCTATGTGGTGCTTATGGATTTGTACTTGTACACAATCATCCATCAGGGAATTGTTATCCTTCTAAAGAAGATAAAGAAATAACAGAGAGAATGAAACAGTGTGGTGAACTAATGAATATCAATTTAGTTGATCATATTATTGTAGGCGATGGATATTATTCTTTCAAAGAAAATAACTAAAAGAAAGGTTGGTAGATAACTATGATGAAATTTACAATAAATGCAAAGGATTTAAAGACAATGATGGAGAAGGGAATGGCTGCAATTAATAAGAAGACAACTTTCTCAACACTGACAAGATTATATTTTCAGATAGATGAAAATGGAATCCTCAAAGTTTTGGGAACTGATATGGAGCATTGGGCAGAAGTCAGAACAGATAATGCTTATGATACACAGCCAGGAGTTCTTGGAATTGATGTGGATGATATTAAAATCATTTCAAAAATGAGTGGTGAAATCACATTGGAGGATGTAACTACCGAAGATATGGAAGTAGGCAAAATCAATATTAAGTGTGGAAAGAAAATTGTTACAATCCCACGTTATCAGAACACAGATATTTTCCTTCCGTCGATGGATGAAAGTGAAAAGAAAATTATGTCCATAAAAGAGAATTGGTTGCTTGAGACACTTGTTAATCTTAATACATATACAAGTAGCAATGATAATATGAAGATAATGCAGGTATTCAATTTTAATACAAAGTCAAAGAGAATTGAAGCTCTTGATGGTTATAGGCTTGGAATGAGAACACTTGAAAATCAGACCATCTATGAGACAACAGAAAATCCATTTGATACAGTAAAAATTCATAATAAGTGTGTCCCTGTATTTAAAAAGCTGATGGATAAGAAGTCTGAAAAGGAAATTGAAATCTATCAGGATGGAAAATATATCAGACTTGAAGGAAATGATTTTACATATATGATCCATAGAATTGATGGAGAGTATTTCAAAGTAGATTCAATGCTTGATATGTCTGATGATTATAGATTTGTACCTGATAGAGAACAGATTCTTGAAGCAATGAAGTATGATGTAGAATTAAGAAAGACATCTGGTGCAGATAAGAAACCAGTCGTATTACATAGTGAGAATGGAAATTTATATTCATACATTGCAGCAGGTAAATATGAAGCATTTGATGAATTTGAGACTAGCGAAAATAACATGAAGGATAGCTTCTATATTGGACTTAATCCACAGTTCCTTGCAGATGCATTTAACATTGTAGATTCTGATAAACCTTTATGTTTTGGTACAAGTAACAAAGCACCATTACTTATTAATGGAGATGAATACAAGATTTTAGTATTGCCTGTAAATATTGAGAATGATGAATATAGTACAGAATTTACAAAGAGAATTAGAGGTGAGGTGGCATAAGCCACCTTGCTTTTAGAAGGAGTGGTTATATGTTAGAAAGTTATGTTATGGAAAATGCAGATTATGTAAAAATTAAGAAATTGAATACATTGCACAATATGGAAACATTTTGGGATGACGTTAGAAAATTTACAAAAAATGTGAGATCGGATCATAGTTTAGGAAGATGGCAGATATTAGCAGAAGCGAGATATTGTGAACTGATACAGGCAAAACGTAGTTTTTATGAAGATTAAAACCAAAGGAAAGAACTGTTTATTTAGAAAGAGAGGCAAATTATGGTAACAAACGAAATGAAAGAACTATTAAAGAAAATAGCAGATTTAGCTTATCAGGCATCAGAGGAAGTTTATGATGATAATAATGAAAATGGAACAGCAGGAATATTAAATCTTTGTGATGAATTATATGAAAAAATTGATGAGTATTTAGGAGGTAATGCAAATGTATAGAAGCGCAATAGTAAACGAACTTGGGCATGTAATGTTTTGGTGTGATGAATTACAGGGAGACGAACAGATTGAGTGTATCTTAAATGGACATCCTGAATGGTCTGTTAAATGTATGGAAATATAGAAAGCGAGGTACAAAATATGAAAACAATAATTGATAAAAGCGAATGTAAACCATTAAGTGACAACATTGAAGGTAAGTTGGTAGTAATTAAACCAGATTTTTTCAAACCAGAATTTAGAGAGGCAAAATATCAGATTGTGCTTGCAGCTGGAGGTTTTGGTTGCGATGCAAGTAAGATGGGAAATGCAGTATTTGTAGAAGAAGTTCATACTGATAACCCAGAGCATTACAGACAGGAAAGATATAATCTTATTGGTGAACCAACAGAAGAGATTATTAAAGAATGGAAATCAATGTATGGTGAATTTAATGAGAAAGTACAGAAAGTATTGGAGGTGTAGAAATTGTGATGACGAGAGAAAGGTTTGCAGAGACAAACTGGAAAATGAGTTATGAGGAATATCAGAAATGCGATTGTACTGAATGTAAAAAAGAAGAATGTCCACACAGAGGAACATATAGAAGAGTACCTGAGATTGATGGTGGTCTTGGTTTATGTCCTAATCTGAAAGGAGAGTGATTAGATGAAAGAGTTACTAAACAAATTAACAGAAGAACAGAAAGCAGAGTTAAGTAATCTGTGCCAAAAAATTAATGACATTTTTGAGGAAAATGATAACTTTACTGAAGATGAAGTAGATAAATATGCGTGTACTTCATTGCAAAAGGGAATTTACCAAGTAATGAATGAGTTAGGCTTATGGTGCTAGGAGGTGCGATTATGTACAAATTGCGGATATATAAGTTGTCTGGTGTAGATAAAGGAAACTTAGACCACGAAGAATTGTTCGATACTAAAGAGCAGATGGACAAAAGATATGATGAATTGTTTAAAAAGGATTTGTATGGTTTAAACCCGACTGCATGGGAACAGAAAAATGGTGAATGGAAAAGATTGGAGGAATATTAATATGTTCAAATATATAATCAGCTATGATGGCGGTCAGTTAAGAGATAGTGGAGATTTTGAATGGGGATTATTTGATTCCTATGGTGAAGCTGAAGAAGCTGCCAATGATGCAAAAGAAGAATACATGAGAGATTTGGATATTGAAGGCAGCGAATATGATCCTGATGATTTCTGTATAGAGATTGAGGAGGTGTGATTAAAATGTGCAAACATAAACCGAAAAAATTAAGAGAGTTTGAACCGATCCTTAAGGCAAATGGCTATCACGAAATTAGAAGTCGTGGTAGTCATTTTATTTATGGAAATGGAAAGAATCAGATTACGGTAAACAAGGATTTGAATAAGATGGTGCAGCTACGATTGATTAAAGAGAATAACTTAGTGGAGGTGAAATGATGAACGCTGTACAGGAAGAATGGGAAAAAATGAGAATTGCATATCAGATTAGATATGCAAGAATGTATAAAAAGGTAAGAGATAATGAATTTAATGCTGATAATCACGGAGCATTACTTGAAATGAGCTATGTGTTGATTGAAGTGTTTGGATTAACTGATAAACAGGTGCAGGAAATTGAAAGAAATGATGGATTAACGAATGCAGACTTAGAAGCATAGTAAATAGCAATTTCAAATGGAAAGGATGGTTGATTTTATGAAAGAAGATAGATTAAAAAAGTATCTTGATGAGTTATCAGAAGGAACTGATTTTGATTTTAGTATATCAGAAATAAAGAATGGTGAAGTTGAGTTATACATGCAGGGAGATAACCCTTGCAATGAGGATTGGTGTACTGAAATTACAATTAAGAATCCAAAGACAAAGAAAGAATTAATAGAGACTTTACACGAAAAAATGTGGGAACTTTATGACGACTTTGATGTTGAAGAAGAAACAAATCTTATGTTAGAAGCAAAGAGAAATGGTTTTCAAGGTATTCCTGGTGTGGTTGATCTAGTACATAACGAGGAATACAAAGAAAATGCATTGGAAGAGTTTGCAGAGAAATTAAGAGATTTATTATAGAAAGGAGTGGTTAAGATGTTAGATTATACAAAAATTACATTTAATGAGTTAGATAACACAGACAAGCCATTACAGGCATTTTATAATTATGATTTAAAAGAAAACGAAATTAATAGCTTTTTGGAAGAGTACGCAACAGTTGAAGAAGTTCCAAAAGGTGTATCTATCCAGAAAGTAGAACTATGCTTAACGATTTATGCACAGCATGATTTTAAATTAGAAGCTTGTTGTACAGATACAAATAACGAACAGTATTGGGTTGAAATCAATGAACAGTTTACAAATGCAGATGAATTTATTCAGATGATTCCTGATTATGGAAAGATAAAATTATAAAGAGGTGATGATTATGCTAGATATTACAAACTTATATGCTTACAGAATTGAAGAATTGGCTGTTGGAATTGTAAAGGCAGAATCATATGAAGACGCAAGAGAAAAGGTGAAAGCAGCTTATTTGAAACACAACGATTGCTTTGATTCTGAAAGAGATTTTATTGAGTTAAAGGAAATTGCAGAGAATGATTCATGGTTTAGTGATAATCCTGATGTAGTTGAAGTCGATGAATTAATATAGAAATGGAGTGATAAATTATGATTAACAGAGAAGATTATGATTTTACAAAAGGAAACGAATTGTATAATAAAATTGTTAGAATACTTACAGATTTTGAAAATAAAGAAGACAATGAGGAATTAAACATAAATGAAGCGGATATGTATGAAACGTTGTGTGAAACTCAAAACTTCTTGGAAGAAAATTTTGAGTGGATTTCAAGGTAAAGAATGGAGGAATGATATATGAATAAAGTAAGAGAAAGAATCTTAAAAGAAGTATCGGAAGCGAAATATCAAGATTATGAAAAGTATAGAGATTTAATCTCGTTTTGTGTTTGCGGTGACTTTGAATATAATGCAGATACAGGCGAAATGGAAGAAAGCGACTTTGATGAAGTAATTGTTGTAGTTGAAAAGGATTGGTTGTTCGATTTGATAAAGCGAACTGAAGATTTTAGAACAGACGATGAAGTGTTGAAATTCTTACAGGAAGAATATACAAGTGATGATAGTATCATGTGGTATTATGATGCATTGAGAAAATATAAAGTTGTCATGGTTGATTTTAATTAAGGAGTGATGATATATGAAGATAATTAAAGAAAGTATTATCAAGAAACATTCATATGAGAATGGAGAGCATACCTCTTGTACAGCAATAATAAAACAATACCATTATGATTCAAGAGAGGAACGAGATGAACATGCAAAGCAAATGACTGAAAAAGGATTTGAAGATAGTGGTCAGGTTAAAGAAAATGTTGGTACGATTATGAATCCAGAATTTGTATGGTTCGGAAGTTACTATAAATATGAAAGAAATTAGCCAAGTAAACAAGAATTTCTTTAGAAGAATGGAGGAATAAATATGTGTATGTATTGTGAAAGAAGAACAGACGTAAAATTTGGATGGAAACAACCGAAGCTCCCATATCATAGTGATAATCTAAACGAAGGTAGATTGAATGGAAATGTATTAGAAAATGAAAAATGGGACGGGGTTATTCATGATTATCAAACCGCTACTCCAGAATTGATTCTCACTTGTCCTGGTTATTTTAACGGCGAAGGTGTTGGTTCTATTTACATTCCAATAAAATATTGTCCTGAATGTGGAAGAAAATTGGGAAAATAAAAAATCATAAGAAATGAGGATTTACAAGGAAGGTGAAATTATGAGTCAAAGCAATTACGAAAAATATGCAGTGGTTAAGCAACAGGAATTATTACACAAGGAGAGAAATTTACAGCAAGCTATTAGTTGTCTTAGAGACAGAAGGAAATTTGCATCGTTGCAATTTATTGATAGTGCAATAGATTTTGTTGCTGATTTATATGATTTGTCTATTGATGAAGTTAAAAGAGCAGTGGATGGAGAAGAATATTGGTGTGTATAACTATTATATTAAAAAGAATTGTAAAGAATAGAGGTGTCGATAAATGAGCAGAAAAATAAAATCCATAGACCATGAAGTTTGTGATTATGATGAAGCATATAACCGTGAATCTGCAAGTGATATTGGATGGTGTGGAAAATGCAAAATTCCAGAGTGTCCATATAATAAAGATTTGAATGAAAAGGGACGAATGGGTTGGAACCAATGAAACGATGATTACTGATAAGATTGGAGGAAATATTATGGTACGAACTTGTAAAGAAGCTCCAACATTAAAGGAGTTATTAAGTACCCGGAAAAAAGATCATGCAACGTCAATTATTATTTCTACTAAAAATAATAAAGATTTATTCAAAGGTGATGTATCTGAATTACCGGAAGAGTTATTAAATATTCAAATCTTCGCATGGGATAAAAGAGACGGAATATATATCACAATTGAGTAAAGTTTGAAAGAATGGAGGAAAACAAATTATGCTTAATATAGTTGTTATTAATTGTGATGGAAAATATGTGGAATACGAATGGGATTCAAAGAAAGCATTTGTACAGGATATGCAAAGTGATAATGAAAATATTCCAATGCTCGATGATCCTTTAGCAGAAGTCAACACACAAGACGATAATTTACAGTTATGGTGGAGAAATACAGATGGAATGACTGTAGACGATTTGTTAGAAGAATGTAAACAGGAACTAAATTAGATAGGAGTGATTGGAATGGATTATAAAATAGGTGATACAATAAAAATATCTGTTTATGTAACAGAAAAATGGAGCAGATTAGTTACTTGTAAAATCACCAATAATTATATAAGAAATAATACTACTTATTATTCTTTGCAAGAGATAAATGGAATTTATAGAGTAAGTAACGTAAAAGAAAACCGATTCATACTTGATTAACATGAAACGGAAATTTCAGAAGAATGGTTCAGAAAAGAAAACTAAAGCTAATGGATTTAGATTTCTAAAGAAAATTCAGTAGTCAAAAGTAATTTGATTCGTTTTTCAATAGCATCAATAACCTTATTAGATAAACCATTCCATTGTGGCTTTATTGAGAAGAAATCAGACATCACAATAGAGGCAAAAGCATTAGCATTTACTTCAGCAATCTGAAGATTGTATTCTTCAACTGATGAGCATTTATTAGATGGTTTATATCCTGACAAATAAAATTTCTCATCAATTTGATATTGATAAATGTGACGAAGTTCATGAGCAATGGAAAATACATAGTCTGGATTTGGCTTATCTACTTTATTAAGGTAAATTGTATTAGTTTCTGGTTCACATTGAGCTAATGTTGTTTTAGTAGCGAAATGAGTGTCATATGAAATTTTTGGCACTCTTATTTCAAGCAATTCGCAAACGTCTGTTATAAATTCTTTTATCATGATTAATTCCTCCGATAGAGAATATTATAACAGAAAATTAAGAAAGGTTAAAGGTTAAAATTATGAGAAGAAATTTTAAAATTGGAAATGAAAAATATGTAATCATAAAAAGATTCACAAAAGGTTATGAAATTAATGAAAATAATCTTAAATATGATTTAATGCGGTTCGACACGGAATTGAACGCTTGGACAAGAGTTACATCTTGCAATACTCTTGAAGAAGGAAGAAGAATTGCAGAAGAAGATTAAATATAAAGTCCTTGTTATAGGACATACGATAATATATAATTAAAAAAGAAAGAAGGAGCTATTATGAATAATAATGAATTAATTGAAAAAATGTCACTTGAAGCGTGGGAATTTGCAATTGATGCAGAGGTAAATGAGGAAAATCGCAAAAGAAGAAAATTAACACCATTTGAGGTAGAATTAATTGTTGAATCAACAGTTAATGACTTGTTATATTCAAAATATAAAGGAACTGAGTCAGAATCTCTGATTGAGGATGCGGTTGATTTGACAGTTAAAGACTATCTCGCTGAATGTGATTTTAGTTGGATGGACGAAGATGATAATCTTAAATTAGTAAATTCGTGGAGAGATGAAGAATTTGAAGATATTTTTGAGGCACAGCATTATTTTGATATAGATATAGATGATTTTGATGATATTAGTGAAAATAGATTATCAGAATTAAAAAATATGTTAGAAAATATTAAAAGTTGTAAAAACTGGCATCAGATGTTAGATGCAGTTAATGAATATGAAAAAGTATTCGGAAATGAAACATCTTGGAAACTTAAAAGAATTATAGATTAATTTAAAAAGGAGAAAAAGTTTATGATAGAATTAATATCCTGTTCAGCGGTGCATATCCGCAGGGATTAACTTTAGGAGGTAATTATTATGGCACATTTAATTGGTTTTTTAGTAGCAATGTATTTATGTATATATCTCCCTTGGAGGATTAATGAGAAAGAAGATGCTCGAAAGAGAAGAGATATGTATAATAACTTAAATAAGAAGTCAGTTGATGAAATGAAAAAATGGAGAAAATAGAAAGGTGGTTAAAATATGTTGGGTGGATTGTTAGCTCTTTTAGGAATTTGTGTCGGAAGTGCTGCCTTTGCAGCTAAAGATAATCATGATATGAAAAATTATACACGTAAAGTTGATGAAAAAGGAAATGTACATTACATGGATCGTCTTTGTAATGACTATATTAATGGAGAGAAAGTAAAAAGAGTCGAAACAACTGATAAAAATGGAGTTAAGTTGTATTCTACAGTTGGTGTAAATAGTAGTAAAGTGTATGATACTTCTTATGGAAGAGGTACACAACAATTACTTGAGTATAGCGAACAAGATAAACAACAGAATTTAAAATATGGAAAAAATTCATATACGCAATATAATCCTTACTTTGGAACATTTGTTACAACTGAAATTAGCTCAGGTAGAACAATAACTTGTTTGTTTGATGGTAAAAATCAGAAGACAGGTAAAGAATTCTATAGAGTATGGTATTTTCGTCCAGAATGTCAGGGAAAATTTGATTATAATGCTACAGTTAAAGGCGATATGGGTATTGAAATTACAAAGGAAGAATTTAATAAGTTAAATTTTGGAGATTTGAAATGTAAATTAGTACCAAGTGATTATAACGTGACTAAAAAATTATGGGGGTATGATTAAAAGACTTTTTTGAAAATTAAATCAATATATTGTGGTTAAAGATATACAAAACACAATATATAGTATAGTGTAAACGCAAACCGCTAGTAATAAAATACTGGCGGTTATTTTTGTTGGAAAACACAATATAAAAATTGCGTACCTTGAAAACTGAATAGCAGATTGGCTATCTATAAAAGCTGTCGTAATGGAGTTGGAATACTCTTGATAGTCTGCAAGCAAATAAAGAATAAAACTATAGAAGGCTATCAACAAATTTATTTAAGAAAGGAAGATACGATATGAAAGAATTATTAGAAACTAAAAATGAGATTGAAATTTTCAATAACGAGGAATTTGGACAGATTAGAACTATTGTGATTAACGGAGAACCTTGGTTTGTTGCTGCTGATGTGTGTAAAATCTTGGAACACAGTAATCCAACGGTTGCGATGAATAGTTTAGATGATTTTGAAAAGGCTAAGTTAAACTTAGGGTTACAAGGTGGAGATACTAATGTTATTAGTGAAAGCGGATTTTATACTTTAGCATTAAGAAGCCGTAAACCAATCGCAAAGCCATTCAGGATTTGGGTAACATCAGAGGTTCTTCCATCAATCCGAAAGACAGGTGGCTATGTTGCAACTCAATCTAATAAGGTAGAAACAATGCTTGAAGATATGGGATGTAATATGAAAGTTGTGTATGCTCAAATTAACAATATGGAAAATATGTTAGGCGAGCAGACGGAAAAGCTAAATCAAGTAGTAGATAATATGACACTGACAACGAGACAGCAACAGAGAATTTACAAAGCAGCGAAAGATAGAATCAATCAGTTACTTGGTGGTGCTCATTCAAAAGAGTACAAGGCAAATTCAAAAAGTTATTTTATAAATCTTTGGAATGGTTTGAAGAGTAAATTCGGATGTGGCAGTTCATACAAGGATCTGAATCCTATTTACCTTGAAGATGCAATGAGATTTATTCAGAATTGGATTTATGTAGAAAATTAAATTACATAACTTCCACGCTGTATATGTGATGGAACTTGTTCTATACTTTTCAAGTCAAAAGAAGTAGTGTATAATAATAAAGAAAGCGAGTGATGAATTATGAAATATGGAGACATTGTTGTATATAAAAATCAAATTGGAACAGTAGTAAAAAGCGAAAATGATTTTAAGTTCCATCCATGTAATTATGGATGTTGTTATTTTAGCGAGTTAGATACGATCACAGATACTGATGTAAGAGAAGCGACACCTGATGAAAAACTGGAATTAATAAGGGAAGAATTTACATGGGGCAAAGTGATTGATATACATTGTATTGGAGAATATCAGATTATAGAATACGAAAGCAAAACTGCACCTAAACATTTATGGCATACATATATTAATTATGCTGATACAAATACTTCTTATATGTCTTTAGACTCGGCATTAATTGGTTGTATTGGACGTAAATACGAAGGCGCAAATGGAAAGGCTGCAATGTATTTTGAGAAGATGATTGGATTAGAATAAATTTATTAGAAGATTGGAGAATAAAAATATGATTTGTTTAGATTGCGGAAATATGGATATTCGATATGATGAAAAAGAGAAATCATATCATTGTAATAATTGTGGTTCGAGAAATATTGGTACAAGAAAAGAAGGGTGTAAATATATGCTAGGAAATGGATTGTGTAGTAAAAATCCTGCATGTACATCATCTGGAAAATGTGAAGCACCATGTAGTTATTATGAAAAATAATAGGAAACCAGAAATGCAAATTAGCCAGGATGAGTTTTTAGAATTGTGTAAGGAAGCTGGAATTAAGTAGATTGGAGTGAGAGTTACATGGCAGAAATGATAAGCATTGGAAATAAAATTTGTTCAAAAGAATATGGTTATCCATATGCGGTATTAGATGAAGATGAGACTTGGTATTTATATGATCATATAAAAAATAGTACGACTTATGTTAAAGTAAAAGAAATATGGCGTGGAACAACAGAACAAGATTTAGAAAATGTAAAAAAGGCGTTAATAAAATGGGGTTGGAATAACGCAGGTTTTGAACCAGATAGCGAATAGTTAAGTTGTTGATGAAACCAAGTTTTCTTGTGGAAAGGAAAATAAAATATGAAAATAACATTAGAAATGGTAACAGAATTTAACAATGAACTTGCATTAAAAGGTTGTCCTTTTAGATACGAATATGATGAATATGGTACAAGCGGAAATTCGCAAATAAAGATTACGCTTCCAAGTATGAGCAGTGTTGATAGCTTTACAATTAACCCAACAAGAGATTTCTTTGATTGGATGGAATTATGGTTCAAGAACAAAGGAATTGAAATAAATGATATAATCAAAAGAAATAGGAGAACAGAAAAATGATAGAAAAAATAATAGAACAATTAGAAGAAATCGACAGAAAGATAGTCGAAGAATTAGGAATAGAAGAAATAACAGATTACACAAGAGAACAGGCACATTATGGTATAATAGATTTAATTGACAAGTTGAAAGCAAACGAGGAGAGGAACTAAAATATGAAGAAATTTGGAATTAATGAGATAGAAGAAGATAGCGAAAGTAGAGTAGGTACTGTAATAGCAGAAGACATTTACGAAGCAGCAAAATTATTTAAAGGTATTACAGATAAAAATCCAAACAGTAATTATAAAATATATGAAATGGATGATATATCTGGTAATTATTTAATTATTGGAAATTCAAAGAATGATTTAATGTTTTATAATGCATTGAGATGGCAGTTATTAGATGAAGGAAAGTTAGAAATGAATTGAGGTGATGTAAATGGAAAATAGAAATGTAATTGAAACCGTGGTACATACGGCATTAACGAAAAGAGAGTTGATTGAATTAATTAACGAATCTTTTCCTGATGAAGAGGTTGGCAATCACGGACAGATAGCACAGCTTTCCACAACAACTATGTCAGATGGAACAAAAATGCAGAATGTTTGCTTTGGTAAGATATTAAAAGTTTAGTGACAAGATGAAAGAAATTGCAGATAAGATTAGGCAATGTAAATAGTTATGGAAGGAGAATATAAAAATGAAATCAGTAGAAACATATTTGTATGATATACAAGATGAATTGTGTGATAAAATCGTGCATCATTGGGAAGATGACCAACGTTTTGCAAATCAAAGAGAAATGCAGCAATATAATTGTGGAATTGCTGAAACAATGGAAATTATTAGGAATGTATTGGATGGACGTGAATTTAAGAGTCCATTATTGTAGTCAATGAAAGAATGATTGATTAAAAAGATTGGAAGAGGTGATATAAATGGAGATTCCTAAATATATTCAAAATAAAATAAAACAGCAAATTGAAGCTTGTAAAAAAAGCAGAAAAATTAGAAAGAGAAATAAATACTTGGTGTTATCTTTCTGGATTTGATATTTATACAAAAGAATATAAGGAAACAAAAGGAAGACTTGCGGATGCAGTAGCACCTTTGAACGCAGATAAAATCAAAGAGATTGCAGATAAGATGAAATGACGATTCCAAAAGGAGGATGGTTGAATGATAAAAGTAACTGGTAATGTTATGAAGTCTGAAATTGCAAATGCAATTCAGAAATATAATGGAGCAATGATCTATTCGTATGGAGATTATTTACCACCGTTTACGGAATGTTTCCATATAAATAGTAATGATGCTACAGTGCAAGAATTCTGTGGTTATATTCTAAAGGATTTAATCGAAAAGACAAAAGATGGTTCAATACAAATGATTGTAATTTATACCAACGAGTCTGATTTAAAAAGTGTTGGAATATTAGAAGACTACTCAATATCCAATTATGAACATGATGGATATGTTAATACGGTAGTTCTTATGACACGATGAAAAATTGCTTTCCTATGAGAATACAATTAAATAATGATTAGTATTAGAAGCAGAAATTAACTGCTTCTTTTTTAGTACAGAGAACGAGGTGATATTATGATAACAATTAGAGATTTTATAGAAAATAACGAAAATGTACTAATTATAATTGAAACGGCAGAAACAAGAAATACAACAGATCCACTAAGAAAGGAATTATGGAAAGGTATGTTATATGATATTCCAAAAGATTTGCAGAATCAGGAAGTAATTCAGGAAGGATATGGGATTGTAGCTCAGTGTAATATACTAACAATTTTAGAGAAAGGTGATGAAAATGAGTAGATGTAAAAGTGGAAATCCAAAACGTCAATCAAGATTCATATGTATGAAATGTATGAATGAAAATATGTTGGCTAGAGGAATCCAGAGACAAAAACAAAGAGAACAAAAACATATTAAAGATTTGTATTGTTTGAAGTGCGGAGAGGTAACGAAGTGTATCGAAGTAAGATTTTGTGACTCTTATGAAGAAATTTTCGAGGCTGCAAAGATAAAAAGAGAGAATTATTATATGGATGAATATGAAAGCGAGGCTGATGAATATGTGTTATAAGATAGAAGTACAAAATAGAAATGCAGAGAAGCTTAATAAAAAACTGGATGAGCTTAATCTTCCTATATATATGAGAAAATATTTCACTGTAAAAATTGAAAGTAAAGCAGGTGCGTTAAATTATCTTGGAATTATTGTAGATTTGTTAAATTGGTTTATTAAAGAGAAACTTATTGACGAAACAAATATCCCAGATATTGAACCTTCAGATTTTAATAATATAATGGCAGAAGATATTACATTATATCTAAAAACAAAAGAGCAAAATGGAATATCACCAACTACATTAGAAACAAGAAAAAATATTATTCGTAGTTTTTGGAATTATATTAGTCGTGTAAAAGGGACAGATATACCTGATAGATTTTTTGAAGATGTAACTTATAAGGGAATTTCATCAGGAAACAACTTAATTAAAAAACTTCCAACCGAAAAACAGCTCACTGATATGGAAAAGAAAATAATGTGGAAAAAAGATGTTTCTGTTCGTAATAGAAATATTGCAATATTTAGTGTTTTAAAAGGAACAGGGTTAAGAGAATCTGAACTTGCTGGTTTAAATTTAAGCGACTTACATTTACAGGAAGATATGCCATATATTACTATTCTTGGCAAAGGAAAATATAGGGAAGCTGAAAATAGAATAGTGTATATCACAAAATCTGGTATAACCGCACTGCAAAAATGGCTTGAGTATAGAAATACAATGAATAATATCATTAATAAAGAAGCTGTATTTATTAATAAAAATGGAAAACGTACAACTGAGGATAATATAAAAGCATTTTTCAAAAATTATGGAAATGGAATCACTCCTCATATGATGAGACATTATTACGCTTCGATCATGGCAAGTAGGGGAAATATTGCTTTTGCACAGCAACAACTTGGACACAGTAGTATGAGCACAACAATTAATAATTATGCTAATGGTTCTATTGGAATGAAAGATGTGTTAAACGCAATGTAATTAATACCCTTCTTTTATTATGTCGTTTGGGGTACAATGCAACTCACGACAAAGACTTTCAAGTGTATCAAGGCGAATAGAAGTTGCATTACCTTTGTAAATATTATTAATTGTTGGATATGTTACCCCCATTCTTTGTGCCAATTCGTATCTTGTAATGTGTTGAGAGTCCATTAATGGTTTTATAGAAATTATCATTTTTTATACCTCGTTATTTAATATTAAAAACACAATAAACATATATTATTAACTATATATATAATTTACCATATATTACCAAAAAAATAAATATAAAAAATATTTATAATAATATTTGACAATATATATAGATAAGTATATAATGCGAAGTATCAAGGAACAGAAGAGAAGAAAGGAGGATGTGACAATGAAAGAAAATTATAAAAGGTTTGATGTAGTTCTTGTGGATTTTGGACAAGTTGAATTTGCAGGTGAGCAGGGTGGAAAAAGACCATGTGTTATCTTGCAGAATGATATTGGAAATTATTTTAGTGGCACTACTTTGGTTGTACCACTCACATCAAAAATCAAACATGTAAATCAACCAACACATCTTCTTTTTAAGAGAGATGAAGAAAAAGGGTTGAAAGTGGATAGCATGGTACTCGGAGAATGTTTAAGACAAGTGTCTGAACAGAGAATAATTAAAAAGCTTGGGTACATATCTTCCATAGAAGATAAAAGAAACATTAAAAGAGTATATGATGCAAATTTTGGAGCATTGGAGGAGGCTTAAAAATGGAATATGTAATAATGTCGCTAGAAGAAGCGATGAAGGTTGCAAAAAAAGATGCAGTTGTACTTGTATCAAAACAAGATCTTGAAAATCCAGATTGTAACGTAGGTTTTAAAAAGAAAAAGTTTGGAGAATGTCACAGTATACTTGAAGAAGCTGCTACGATTGCAAAGGTATGTGATGATTTTGCAAATCAGCTTCGAGTTTTTTCGGAGAGCCAAAAAAATGTGTTCAATTATGAGCCAATAGGCAAATTGAGTACAATCCTTATAAAATGAAAAATACGAACAAGTGTTCGATAAGGTATTGACACGAACATACGTTCGGAATATAATAACATAGAAAACAAAACAGTCAAGCGATTCAAGCGTGGCGGCAACCACTTTCTACTTGACTGTTACACATAACCACGACACAGTTATACTGGTCGCTTGATTGTTATTTTTACATATAATTAAACTCTTGTCAAGATTATCAAAGAAGCGATTCTGCTGGTTTTCAAAAAAATAAAACTAAATAAAAAACAATAGAACGACATAGTGAATTATCACTGGTGGCGTTCGGTAAATTATGCAAGATAAAAAGGAGAAAAATAATATGACATATCTTGAAGAATATTGTGATAATGAAATGAAAAAACTCAAACAGCTTTGCTATCCAATTTTGATTAAAATTGGTGGTCTTTCTGAAAAAGATTATGACGATTTTTATTCTATTGCATTAGATGCTTTAACAGATAGTGTAATAAGATTTAACGATTCTAAAAATTGTCAATTTAAAACTTTTCTAATAGGAAATATTAAACGAAAATTTATCACGGAAATACGTGATAGAAATAGGTATAAAAGAATTCCTGCAAAAAATATACAAAGTTTTGACGGTTATATGTCAGAGGATGGTATTCCGTTGAGTGAAATTATTCCATCAAATTTTGATATTTTTGAAGAGGTTTGTGCTCATAATGGATGGAAAGAAAACAAAATTGAAAAATATTTGAGTAAACTTTCAATTATACAAAGAAAAATTGTGTCATTACTTTCTGAAGGATATAAAGCAAAAGAAATTAGAGAATTATTACATATGAGTGAAAAAGAATATTCACAAAATTTGGCAGCAATACAGGCTTATGAAAATGTAAGAGAATTAATGTAAAAAAAGAGAATTATATAGTGTGATTAATTTCACACTTATTGGGCTATCGCCAAGCGGTAAGGCACAGCACTTTGACTGCTGTATACGTTGGTTCGAATCCAACTAGCCCAGTTATGGATCATTAGTACAATTGGTTAGTGCGTCTGATTCATAGTTGGTGATTCGGAATTCGAGTCTTTGATGATCCATCTAATAAATAAAGGTAAAATAATATTCAGGAGGAATTTATTATGGCAAAGAAAGTTAGAGAGCAAACAGTATCATTATCTTCATATTTGACAAGTGTAAATAGCGAGGATATTTCAGAAAATCAGGATGTACAGAGGATGTTTTGTTGGGATAATCCTGCAATTAATGAACTTATTGTTACCGTACTTACAGAAGATTACATTCCTCCTATTATTCTTGGAGAAGAGGAATTGGGTGGAGATTTAACACAGCAATATATCGTTGATGGAATCCAAAGAACAACCGCTTTAAATAAGTTCAGACACATGAACTGGAAAACAACAAAATCATTTGAAAATAGTGTTATTCAGTATCAAGCAAAAATGCGAGACGAAGAAGGACATCTCATTAAAGATGAAGATGGCAATATTCTTTGGGAAAATCGTGAATTTGATATTAAAAATAAAACTTTTGAACAGCTACCAGATGAACTTAAGAAGAAATTCGATGATTATCAGATTAGAATTGTTGTCCATCAAAATTGTACTATGCAGGAAATAAGTAAATTAGTCCGTAGATATAATCGGAACAAGAGTATGGGGTCTAATCAGAAAGCCCTTACGTGGATACCTACATATGCAAGAAAAATCAAGAATATTGCTAATAATGAGTTTTACAAAAACTGTGTTGCACCTTCTAAATCAATGCGTAAGAACGGAACATACGAACAAACAGTTGCAAATTCTGTAATGGCTACATTTCATCTTAATGATTGGGAGAAGGCACCGAATGATAGAAATGAATATCTTGAAGAAAACTCTTCACTTGATGAATTTGAAAAAGTAAATGAATATGGAAATCGTATTGCAAACGTATGTTGTGATAAATTCCAGAATGTATTTGTATTCAAAGATATTCTTTGTTGGATCGCTACATTTCATAATTTTACAAAACTTGGTCTTGAAGATAACAAATTCGCAGAGTTTGTAAACGCTCTTGTAAATGAATTACATGATAAAGTAGTGGACGAATGGAGCTACGATATGCTTGATAAGGAACCTGGTACATCTGATAAAAAGATTGTCCAAGCTAAAATTAATACTTACACTGCTTTGATGATGGATTATTTACATATTGACGCAGAAGCATTAATAGAAAATCCAGAAGAAACAACTCTTTCTTTTGTTCAGGAAAATGCAAATCCTGACGCTACAGAAGAGGATATTGAGTTTTACAGGGATATGGTTGAGGATTGCGTAAAGGTGGACGAGCCTGTATACCAGCAGTGTGAAAGAGCTGTAATTGCTATTATGGCTTATGCTTGTACGAAAGATCAGGACGAAGAATTTGAGAAGTGGATTCAGAAATATAAGAATCAGACAAATTTTAGTCCTTCACAGAAAACAAACTTTACATATATGAAAAACAGTTTTGATAAATATGTTCAGAAGGGAGCAACAGCGTAATTATGAAGAAGATTAAGATGTCAGATATTATCATTACAGAGGCTTTTGCAAACTCACATCCCTTAGAGGAGAAAGTTCAAAAATATAGAAAGAAATTTGCAAAAACTGGCAAGCAGAGCAAATTCTTAGTTATCAATAAATATAATGTGCTTATGGATGGATATATTCAGTACCTTATTTTAAAAGAAAATGGGATCGAAGAAGCTGAATACATAAGATCAAGTAGAAAAAATGTAGAAAATTACCGCAATGAAATGACTACATATATTTATGGTAAGCATGAAAACAGTAATTGTGATAAGGAATTTGTATGGAGGGTTCCGAAAAATTGGAATGATTTCAATGTAGATATTGGTGACAAAATTTTCTGTTATACAAAATTTGGTATTGCACCAGTTATTGTAACAAAAATTGAGAGGTTAGAGAAGTGTCCGATTGATTTGAGAATTAAAAAAGTTGCCAAGTATAACAAAGAATAAGTTAATAACAGAAATCAGAAAACATCCGATCATTCAATCAAATACATAGCTGAGTCTGGCAATTCTTATATTCTTTGTGAGTATGGTTTCTGTTTTATATATAGATGAATGGAATTGAAAGGAGAAAATTATGAGTCAATGGACACATGTAGCAGCAATTTTTAGATTAGATAGTTTTGGAAAGATTTCAGACGAAAGTATTTATAAAGCTTTTGGTAAAGAAGTAACATGGGATGATTTATACAACTATGACGAATCAGATGATACAAAGACGTTACCTATGGGAAGTGAAGGAACATTAGAGATGAGTATTTGGCATAATTCAGATGAAGGTTGCATGGCTTCTACAACAGTATCTGTATTCGGAGATTTGAGAGATTATGGTGGAAGCGATATAGATAAGCTAAAAGAGTGGTTTAATGATTGTTGTAAACAATTTATGGTTAGACAGGCAGTGATGCATGTGATTGATGAATATGCTGATGAACCAATAATTGTGCAGTATGTTGAGTAGGAAAATTCTCTTTCTTTAGATTGTGAGGTGAAAAGGATGTTTAAGAAAACAAAACTTAAAAAAGTACTAGATAAGAGAATAAATTATATAACATTTAGAGATTTTTTAAAATCGTTATCACACAAGGAGTTACATATCTTGGCAGAAGATATTATCTGGAAAGAATACGATGGATATAATGGTTCATCTTGTCGTATGGAACAAAACTATTATGACTCAATGGATAGGTGGCAGAAAGAATTTTATATAGAGGAAAGAGAGTATTTATTACTACAGTAAAGTTCGATTTCTTTGGAAGAAAAGTGAGTAATATATGAGCAATGGTGATATAGCATTAATTATTTTTTCAATAATTGGATTAATTATTTCATATTCTGTTTTATGTAGTATGCCAGGAGATTTTTTGAAAGCATTTGAAAAAAGCTGCAAAGAGTCAATACGTAAAAGAGATGAAGAATTAGATGAGAAAGAGAAGATGAATAAAGAATTGCGAAGATAGTTATTTAAATAATATTTATTATATGTTTGGAGGTTAAAAGGTATTATGGAACAGATTCAGGAAAATGAACAGTGGAAATTGAATGGTAACTGTGAAAAATGTAGAAGAAATAATTATTGTTCAAAGCCATGTACTCAGCATAATAGACGAATAAGAGCCGAGTTTAAAGGTCTTGTTGTAGATGCAATGAATAAAATGACTGGTGGTGTAATGAGAGAAGCTATTGATAAGACAGTAAATGGAATTTGGTAAATTAGAAGAGGTATTATATGAGTCAATGGATTAGAAATAAGTCATGTGAGATTTGCGGAAGAATGGAAGTTGGATTAATAGAAATGAATGTAGGAAAAACTATGCATTATCTATGTTATCCATGTATGGCAAATTTCGCATCAGACGTTCTTGATTATGCAAGAATGAATTTGACCGAGAAAGTCAATGAATATGGAAATACATATTTTATAGACGAAGAACAGAAACCACAGTAAACTTCGATCTTTGGAAAAATGAAAGGAAAAAAATATGAGACATGCAAACGATGCGAAAGTAATGAAAATTGATAACAAGTTAGTTGGGTTCGATTTAGGTGCAGATTACTGCGCAGAACACGAATGGGGAATTAAAGGTATCTTAAGAGAATTTCAAGTGAATACAGATAAAGTTGGAATTGAAAAAAGAATGGTTACAGTTATTCCGAAATTATTGATATATAAAGATATTACATATAGAAAGATTAAATGTCATCTACTTGCTTTAGTGCCATATTGGTATTTTGACGAAGACATTAAAATTACAAAAGATAATTCAGATAGCTGGGAACTTTATGATTATTATCTCGAAAAAAATGGAATTACAACTGCGTGGGATGAAAAAAGTTTTGCTATCCTTGTAACAGACAAATATGAAAATGAATTAAAAGAATTGTATAATGCATTCCTAAATCTTGATGTTGCGATTGGAATTGCGCCATCAGAAGTATTCAAAAATGGTGGGTTAAAATTTTGTATTAAATCAAGGCTTCCAAAAGAAACAATTGAGAAAATCAAAGCTGATGACTTAGACTATATTGCATTACAGAAAGCGGCAGAGAGAACTAAAATTAAGAAAATTTTAGAGAAAGCAGGAAAGAAATATTTTGCATTATCTCCTCGATGGAAAGATGAAAATAAAAAAGAAGTAGTCTTTTGGTTAAATCCTTATTATCAGAATATAGATAACTATGGATGGTTTACAGTTGATGATTTGAAAGACTGGGCAAAAGATAAGGGCAAAATACCAATGGAAAAGTAACAAGAAAACTTCGTTTCTTGCGAAATTAAGAAAGGAGACAATGTGTTAAATATAGGAGATTATGTAGGACAGATTAACAAAGATTCATCTGGTGTATGGAAGTTATATAAGGATAAAATAAATAAAATCACGACAACAAAGAAATATGGTAGAAGATATTTTACTAAGACAGTGTTTCGACCATTAGATGCAGATGATGTAGATAACAATACAAAAGATATGGAAGAGTCGATTGGCAAAGGATATATCATCGTAAGAGAAGTATTTGGGTTAAATGATAAGACTGAACCTTATACTGAAAGATGGATAAAATGGGCTAATGAGAATCCAGATAAGGCAACTGGTTTGATATAAACGGAAAATATAACAGTAGAAACAATTAACAAAAAATAAATATAAGAAAGAAGAGGTACAAAATATGGATGGATTTATGATGTTTAAGAAGGCTTTACAGAAGCACTTCGATGAAATGCAGAAAGAGGCAACACATTTATTTGAGGTAAATGTAGATAAGGATGAATTATGGAATACATATCTTGATAGCTTCCCTGATGGTACAAATGAGATTTTCAGAGAGCGTAGAGAGCATGATTGTAGTTGTTGTAGACAGTTTATTAAGAATATTGGTTCTGCTGTCACTATCAAGGATAACCAGATTCATACGATTTGGGAACTGAATCTTGGTGATACAACATATCAGCCAGTATGCGATGCACTTGACGCTTTTGTAAAGACTCATACAGTTACAGATATTTATACAACTAAGTTACCTAAGATTGGTACAGATTTTAACTTTGAGGAAATCAATGGAAAGTCTCATCAGTGGGATCACTTCTTCTTAGAGCTTCCAAGCAAGTTCGTAAATAGAAGTAGCCGTTCAAATGAGGAAGTTAAGGGACAGTTCAGAGATACAAGAAATGTATTTAAGCGTTCTCTTGATGAAATTACTATGGATGCACTTGATACAATTCTTGAACTTATCAATTCAAATACACTTTACAAGGGCGAAGAGTGGAAGGGCGTACTCACAGAGTTCAAGAAGTATAAGAAGGAATACGATAAGCTGACTTCTGATACTGAAAAGGATTTATATGCTTGGGAGAAGTCGGTAACAGCAGGTATGGCTATCGGTAGAATTAGAAATCATTCTATTGGAACACTTCTTATTAATGTAAGTGAGGATATGGATCTTGACACAGCAGTTAAGAAGTATGAGCAGATTACAGCACCGAGCAATTATAAAAGACCAAAGGCTATTTTTACAAAGAAAATGCTTGAGGATGCAAAGAAGACCATTACAGAACTTGGATATATGGATTCATTACAGAGAAGATTTGCTAATCTGAATGATATTACTGTAAATAATGTACTGTTCTCAAATAAAAGTGCTGCAAGAAGAATAGTTGGCGCAGATGATATTTTTGGTCAGATGGAAAAAGATGTTGCTGTAAGTCCTAAGAAGTTTTCTAAGGTTGAGGAGATTTCAGCACAGGATTTCATTGATAAGGTACTTCCAACTGCAAAGGAGATTGAAGCTTTTGTAGAGAATAAACATGAGAAGAACTTTGTTTCTATGATTGCACCTGTTAATTCAGATGCTAAGACAATGTTCAAATGGAACAATGGATTATCTTGGGCTTATTCAGGAAACATTACTGACTCTGAAATTACAGAAAAAGTGAAAGCTGCTGGTGGAAGAACTGATGGTGTTTTAAGATTTTCACATAGTTGGAATTATGATGGAATGAGAAATGCTTCTCTTATGGATTTACATGTATTTATGCCTGGTTCAAATCAGAATGTTGTTATCAAGAATGGAAAAGAAATTCATGATAATTATGGAAATGATGAAAGAGTTGGATGGAATCATAGAAGACATTATGCTTCTGGTGGAGTTCAGGATGTAGATTATACCGCTCCTGCTCCTATTGGATATGTTCCAGTTGAAAACACAACATTTCCTTCAATTGATAAATTGAAAGAGGGTGTATACACTTTTAAAATCCATAATTGGAATTTTAGAAATCCGACAACAGGTGGCTTTAAAGCAGAAATTGCATTTGGCGGTAATGTTTATAGATTTGTAAGAAGAGAACCATTACAGCACAAGGAATGGATTACTCTTGCAAAATTAGAATTAAAAAATGGCGAGTTTAGTATTCTTGAGATGGCAGAGAATGATAGTACACCTATTGAAAAGTGGAATATCAAAACGAATCAGTTTATTCCTGTATCAGTAATCAGTTATAGCCCAAATTATTTTGATGAACAGGATGGAATTGGTCATAGACATTTATTCTTCTTCCTGAAGGATTGTGTGAACAACGAAAGTCCTAATGGCTATTACAATGAGTTCTTAAAGAGTGACCTTGAAAAGCACAAGAGAGTATTTGAGGCTTTAGGTGCTAAGTGTCATGTAGAAGATACTGATGATCAGCTTTCAGGAATTGGATTCTCTATGACAAAGAGAGCAGATTTAGTTGTTAAGGTTAAGGGTGCAACAGAGCGTGTAATGAAGATTAAGTTTTAATTAGAAAAGGAGATTATTATTATGACAAACAACGAATTATTTATCAATGCAACAAGAGCAAAATATCAGTTCCCATTTAGAGGAATGATTAACGTAATTGATTTGTGGGATTTGTCTCTCACAAATCTGGACTCAGTGTTTAAGACGCTCAATGCAGAAGCAAAGAAGTCTGAGGAAGAAAGTCTTTTGAATACTAAGTCAAAGGAAGATGAGGAGATTTCTAATAAGATTGAAATTGTCAAGTATATTGTTAGTGTGAAGCTGGATGAGAAGAAGAAGAGAGAAGACGCTAAGAAAAATGCTGAGATGAGACAGAGATTGCTTGAAATCAAGGCTAAGAGACAGGATGCAGCACTTGAAAATATGTCTGATGAGGATCTGGATAAGGCACTTGCAGAATTAAGTGAGTAATTGTTACAAATATACCATATATAGTATTGAAAATAAGTAATATATACTATATATGGTATATATTTTACATTAGAAAGAAACGCACATTTTATTAGAAAAATTGGAGGTATAATTATGTTATTTTGGTTATGTTTAATTGTATTAATTGTAGGAATTGGATTAGTAATTGTTGGAAAGATGGAGTGGTTTGATACTAGAAATGAAAATAAGTTAAGAAAATTTCTATATAAGAATGATTGCACAATTAAAAGTTTTGGTTGGGTTACTGTTGTAATAAGTGGAATTATAATGGTAATTATGATTTTTGTCTTTGCCTGTGTTTATATTGGTGTAAACGCTCAAGTAGAAAGAAACAAAGAACGATACAATGCCATTACATATAAAGTGGAAAGTGGTGCTTGTCGTGATGAATTCGGTTTATTGAACAAAGAAGTAATTGATGAGATTCAAGATTGGAATGAGGATGTGACATACTATAAAATTTTTCAGAAAGATTTTTGGGTTGGTATTTTTGTCCCTAATATATACGACCAGTTTGAAACTATTGATTACACAAAATATGGAAAAGAATAAATACAATGTCAAATTTATATGTATATCTAATTCGTTCTCAAAACAAGGATAATAAAGGCATTTCAAACTTCAAGGAACGAGTAGAAACAGATATATAAAATTTTGGAGGTTAGAACAATGACAATTGAACAGATTAAGGACAAATTAAAATCAAAAGAGTATGACTTCCTGAGAACAGATAAGAACTTGGGTAACAATATCATTATCTTAACTCTTGGTGGAAGTCATGCATATGGAATGGATAAAGAAGGATCTGATTTAGACGTGAGAGGTATTGCACTAAATAGCAAATCAGATATTTTACTTGGGACAGACTTTGAACAGGTCGTAGATGTTGATACAGATACAACTATGTATTCGTTTAATAAAATGATACAGCTTTTAGCATCAAGTAATCCTAATACAATTGAACAACTTGGTTGTTTGCCTGAACATTATTTACATTTATCTAAAATTGGTAAAGAATTATTGGATAATAGAAAAATGTTTCTTTCGCAGATTTGTATTCATACCTTTGGAGGCTATGCGGGTTCTCAGCTAAGACGTATGGAAAACAAGGCTGCGAGATTGGTTGGTCAGGCAGAAAATGAAGCATACATTTTAAAAAGCATCAACAATGCAAGATATGAATTTAAAAACAGATATTATCCTCATGAAAATAGTGATGTGAAACTATATATTGATAAGGCTGTTCAAGAAGGATATGATAGTGAAATTTTTATGGATGCAAACTTGCAACATTATCCGTTAAGAGATTGGGCTGGCATGTGGAACGAAATGAAGTCCATTGTTAGTAGTTACAGTAAATTTGGTAAAAGAAATGAAAAGGCTGTAGCCCATGATAAATTAGGAAAACATATGGCTCATTTGATTCGATTATATATAATGGGTATTGATATTCTGGAAAAGGAAGAGATTATCACTTATAGATCAGACGAACACGATTTACTTATGAGTATTAGAAATGGAGAATATTTAGACGAGAATAGACAGCCTATTTCTGAATTCTATGATTTATTAAATGAATATGAAAAACGTTTTGAATATGCAAAAGAAAATACATCTTTGCCTGATAAACCTGACTATAAGAAAATCAATGAATTTAAGATGTATGTAAATGAGAGAATTGTGAAAGGAGATATCTGATGGAAATATCAAATAGAGCAAAAGAAAGATTCTGTAAGGATTGCAATATACCAATTAGATTATTCCAAGAGCCATATTTTTTAGATAGAATTAGGCTTTTTGATAAGTTCTATGGAACTGTTGACAAGTGGATTAGATTTATAAGCGAATTACAGGGATATAATTGTGAGCAGGATTATTTTGAAGAATATAATTATGTAAAGGATGCAGCTATTACAAGCATCAAAGAGTCAGAGGCATATCAGAGATTTAATGCGGAAGATATGAACAAATTCATTGTGATTCATAAAAATTTATCTAATAAAGATATATTTAAGCCAACTAATACTGGAAGAGTTTTTATCAGTATTGATATGAGAAAGGCTAATTTTTCATCTTTACACGAATATGATAGGAATATATTTCGTGGGACTGATACATGGGAAGATTTTATTTCTCAATTCACAGATAATGAACATATTATAAATAGTAAATATATTCGTCAGGTAATTTTGGGTAACTGCAATCCCAAAAGACACATCACATATGAAAAGTACCTTATGGATCAGACATTATCGTTATTATATGACATCGTTGATGAAGAGAGAATTGTATTCTTTTCAAATGATGAGATTGTTTATGATATGACAACGGCAAATAATTTGCACATGTTAAATCTTGTGAGAAATTGTGTTGAAGAAAGATTAAGTATAAAATCTAATATTCCATTCAGAGTTGAATTATTTTCGCTCTACAAAATCAATGGTACTGACGGATACTGTAAGAAAATCTACAAAGAAAATGGAGAATATAATATTGAATTTAAGTGTTTGGATAATTATATGATGCCATTCGTACTTAGATATTTCTTAGGAGAAGAAATTACTGAAAGTGACAAGGTATTCTACCATGAAGGACTATTGGCAAAGTTTATTGATGAACCGAAGATCGAGGTGAATTTGAATGAAGAAATTGAAAATTGAAATTCCATCTGGTGCAAATGAAATTATCCATAGTCTACAAAATAATGGATATGAAGCTTTCTTAGTCGGGGGATGTGTGAGAGATAGCATTCTTGGAAGACCAATTCATGACTATGATATTACAACTTCTGCCACACCAGATGAAATAATGAAAGTATTCAAGGATAAGAGAATTATTGAGACGGGATTGCAGCATGGAACTATCACTATTGTAATTAACGGTGAAGGATACGAAGTTACGACTTATAGAATTGATGGCAACTATTCAGATAGTCGTAGACCTGACAGTGTTACATTCACACGAAGCCTTGAAGAAGATTTAAAGCGTAGAGATTTTACAATCAATGCAATGGCATACAACGATGAAGCTGGTCTTATAGATCCGTTTAATGGTATGGAAGATATTAAATACCACAAGATTAGATGTGTTGGCAGAGCAGAAGACAGATTTTCAGAAGATGCATTAAGAATTTTACGTGCTATTCGATTTGCCTCACAGTTGGGATTTGTCCTTGAACCTGATACAGATTGGAATATCTCTAAAATGTATAAGAATTTGGAAGATATATCTATTGAAAGAATCAATAGTGAGTTCTGTAAAATTGCTGCATCGAGTGATTTCTGTGTACAAATGGTCTTATATCACGAAGTATTTTCATTGTTTATTCCTGAAATTAAAGATATGTTTGGTTTTCAACAGAATAATCCATATCACATGTATGATGTATGGAATCATACCGTACATGCAATAGAATATTGTGAATCCGATGATTTAGTAACAAGATTGGCTGTATTCTTTCATGATATAGGAAAGCCACATTGTTATCAAGATGATGAGGATAGTATTAGACATTTTAAAGGTCATGGAAGAGTCGGTGCTGATATGACTGATAAAATAATGAAGCGATTAAGATTTGATAATGACACAAGAGAGAAAGTTGTTGAATTAGTTTATTATCATGATGCTACTTTTGAAGTTGGAAAGAAATATATCAAGAGATGGCTTAATAAAATTGGAGAAGAACAGTTCAGAAGGTTATTAAATGTTCGTAGAGCTGATATTAAAGCACAGGCAGACATTAATCAGGAAACAAGATTACAGAAGATTGATAACATTGGATATATTTTAGAAGAAGTTTTACAGGATGATGAATGTTTTTCTCTAAAGGATTTAGCAGTTAATGGTAAGGATTTAATTACTATTGGATATAAGACAGGAAAAGAAATTGGTGAGGTATTAAATAATCTGTTGGATTCAGTCATTAGTGGAGAATATATAAATGAGAAAGAAAAATTATTAGAAATAGCAGAGAGGAGATTATATGGTTAAATTATTCACACACACAGATCTTGATGGTATCGGTTGTGGTATTTTAGCAAAACTTGCATTTGGTAAAGATGTAGATATTTCATATTGTGATTATGATAACATTGATTCAAGTGTCAAGGAGTTTATTGATAGTGAAACAAAATTTGATATGTGTATTATTACAGATATTAGAGTAAATGAAGATACAGCGAAAATTATTGATGACAGATTTGATAATTTTTATTTATTAGATCACCATCCAACAGCTCTAGGACTTAATAAGTATTTTTGGTGTTCTGTGACTATCGAGTATGAAGATAAGGAGCTTGGAGTCATTAAAACCAGTGGAACAGAAATGTTTTATTATTGGTTAATCGAGAATGGTTATTTGAAAGATTCAGATACATTAAGAAGATTTGCTGAACTTGTGAGAGATTATGACACTTGGAGATGGTCAGAACTTGGTGAAGATGGTGTTATTTGTAAGCAGGTGAACGATTTACTATATCTGTATGGTCGAGACGATTTTATCCATTGGTGCATTTCAGAAATCCATGATGAGGTATTCCCAAGATTATATGCTAAAGATGAGGTTGTTCTAAAAATTAAACAGGACGAAATTGATAGATATATCGAAGAGAAGAATGAAACTATGTTTACCAGTCCTATGTGTGGTAAGGTTTGTGGTTTTGTATTTGCAGATAGGTTCGTTAGCGAATTAGGTAATAGACTTTGTAAAATGCATCCTGAAATTGATTTTGTGACAATGATTGATATTGATGGTTGTACGGTATCTTATAGAACCGTTAAAGAAGATATTGATCTTGGTAAAGATGTAGCAAGTTTATTTGGTGGCGGTGGACATCCAAAAGCTGCTGGTTCAGAATTTAGTCAGAGTATTAAGTTGAAAGTTATTGAGGAAATCTTTGGACAGTGAGGTAAGAATATGAAAATTATTGTAGATAAAATGCCAGATGAACCAAAAGAATGTATTTTTTCTGAATGTACAAATCAGTTACATGGTAATTATGTATGTAATTTATACAAAGGAAGAGGATGTGAACCTAATAGATGTTATTTTTTAAAGTCGATTGTAGATTATCATGCGGTTGAACATATGAGTGATAATGTGGTAAAGATGATTTCAATAGAGTGAGGTAAAATAAATGGCGGTATTTGTAACAGGCGATATACATGGAAATCCTACACGATTAAGTAAAGATAATTTTTATGAACAAAAAGATTTTTCTGGCAATAAAGATGAAAATATTGTAATTATTCTTGGCGATTTTGGTCTTGTATGGAATAGAGATGGTGAAAGCAAACAGGAAAAATATTGGTTGAATTGGTTAAATCAGAAACCATTCACAACTGTATTTGTTGATGGAAATCACGAATGTTTCCCAAGAATCTATAGTTACCCTGTAAAAGAATGGCATGGTGGCAAAGTTCGTGAGATCAGACAAAATGTATTTCATCTAATGCGTGGTGAGGTTTTCACTATAGAAGATAAAAAATTCTTTGCATTTGGTGGTGCATCAAGTCATGATATTCAGGATGGCATTCTTGATTATAATGACGAAGATTGGAGAGAGAAAGCCAAGAAACTTGATAAGCAAGGTAAGTATATGTATCGTATTAAGGGCTTATCTTGGTGGAAAGAAGAATTACCGACAGATGAAGAAATGCAGCATGGACTAGATGTTTTAAAAGAGAATAATAATGTAGTTGATTATATTATCACACATAGTCCTTCTACATCAGAGTTATATCTTATGGGTGGTAAAGGATTATATAAAATAGATGTGTTGACTAATTATTTGGAAGAAGTGAAAGCTGCAACTGAATATAAAAAGCATTTATTTGGTCATATGCATGTGAATAAAGCAATTAATGATAAAGATATTTGTTTGTATGAACAGATTGTTAGGATATTGTAAAGTGAGGTGAGATGAATGGTAAATGAATTTACATTATATGGTGTAATGGATAAATTAACAGGTAAATTAGTAAGTAATCTTACAAACCCACGACACAAATATTGGGAAACAAGAAAAACTGCTGAGAATGCGGTTAGAAAATTTATGTCAAGACGTTATAACACTGATAGGCAGCTAGAAGTTGTAGAAATTGAATGTAAGGTAAAAGTGGTAAGTGAGGTGAAAGAGTGAATAAAAGTAAATTTACATATCCAAAATGTCCATATTGCAAGAAAGAATACAAAGATGGAGTTATGGAATATGATTTAATGAATTTGGTAACACAAGGCTGGTGTAAAGAAGTAAAAGTGAAATGTCATATCTGTGGTGAGTATTTCAAAGTGAAAGCACATATCACATATTATGGTTCAAAGTTAGCGAGGTGAAAGAGTGAAATTAATAATTGATATTCCAAGAGAATATGAACGAGATTTTATCGCTGATAAGTTTAAAGATTTCTTTTCAAGAGTAATTGCAGATATTAACTGTGATGGAATGTGTGGTTTTTATGAAAAGGAAATTGCAGAAATGTTTTTAGAAGCGTTTGACAAAGCTATTGTTGGTGGTGTTAATCTAAATAGTTCATTGAAATTATATAAAAAGCAAATCAGACCTATTGCTCAAGGTGGTGCATGGCAAGGATTTAGTCCAGAATCAACACCATTAAGCGATTGGATTGATATTGAAGATAGCAAAGAACAGATTGAAAATCAGTTAAAAGAAAAATGGACTGACGAAGAGATGCTTAAAATAACACATGACAAAATGAGATGGCTTGAATTTGAATATAGGTTTGTAGAAGTTGAGTCATAAACAGAGAATAATCTAATATAGAAGTAATTCTATTCACGGCTGATCAGCCAAATTTTTCAAATAAAAGTAACAAGAAATATTTTTTCCTATGGTTTTTAACAGACGTGCAAATTCCATAGGATTTTACAACAAAATAATTAAGAAGAAAGGAATTAAGCAGTAACTCCTAGGTAATTATGGTTACGTAACCTCTGTAAAATAGTGTATTTTGACAGAGAATAAAGAAAAAAATAATTATTGTGAGCTTAATGGACGACCATTACGTTTGTTAATAGGTGGTTCACCTTGTACATTTTGGTCAATTTCACAATCACCCGAAAGAAGAGAAACCACTTGTGAAGGTACAGGATGGGAATTATTTAAAAATTATTTAATTGCGAAAGAAAAATGGCAACCAGATATATTTTTATATGAGAACAACGAAAGTATATCAAAAGAAATTCAAAAAGAAATCGAAAAACGATTAAATGTTAATCTATTACATATTAACAGTGCATTATTATCAGCACAAACTCGACATCGTATCTATGCTACTAATATCAATATTGATCCCAAAAACATTATAGATAAGGGTATAAGAGTGAAAGATATTCTTGATGTTGAATTCCATAAAGAAAACTTAATAAATGAGGTTAAATTTAATAACAGAGATGATACTAAGGATAACAATAAACTTGTTAGAATTGGCACTATTGGTAAAGGTGGACAAGGTGAAAGAGTATATTCCATAAATGGTAAATCATGCACTTTGTCTGCCAATGGTGGTGGAAGAGGTGCAAAAACTGGATTGTATCTTATCAATGGAGAAGTAAGAAAATTAAATCCCTTAGAAGCAGAAAGATTGCAGACGTTGCCTGATAATTATACATTATGTAGTGGTGTTCCTGAAACACAGCGATATAAACAAATTGGCAATGGATGGACGGCAGAAGTGATTATTCATATTTTAAATCATGGATTGAAGAATGTTCCACGAGATTATCCTATTGAAGTTCTAAGCTTATATGATGGTATTGCTACTGGTAGATATTGTTTGGAGAAAATGGGATTTACAAATATTACATATAAAGCATACGAAATAGATAAATATGCTATGAATGTTGCTACATATAATTATCCAGATATTGAAGAGTGTGGTGATGTATTCCAGGTTAGAAATGATGATTGGGTATATTAAATAGAGAATAATATAGTATGAAGTTCGTATGAAAGCGGAATTTCATTGGGTTAGAAAAGAGGTAAAAATGGCAAAATTAAAGAAAATCGCTGAAATTAAGGCATATTACGGATGTGAAGCAAAAGAGGTCATTGAAACCCTTGAAAATAAAGGGTTTTTGGTGGTCGATGATGATGAAAACGATACTGTCAATAAAATATGGCATGTCCTAAAAAATGTAGAAAACCAATGAAACATAGATTTCCTTTGGATGTGAAATGAGGTGATGTTAATTGAAAATAACCAGACAGAGCAAAACAGATTGTACGAAAGAAGAATTGAAATGTATGCAAGCAAATAAAGGTTGTAATATATGCCCTAATTGCGGAGAAAGTAAACCATTCTATATAACCAAAAAAGGAAAATCTAAAGGTGTTATAAAACATCTTTTTGTCACGGAACATCATAAGTTATTTAGATATTATCGTACTAATTCATATGAATGTTTTACATGTGGATGCGAATGGGAATCCGATCCATATTAAGCAGAGAATAAAACAACAGGAGGTGCAAATAAATGCAGAATATAAGCATTAAAGGAGTTTGCGATAGTGTAGACTTAGACAGAAATATCAAATTAACAAATGGTGCAGTCGTAGTACAGAAAGAAAATAATAATGTAATAGGTGTTTATTTAGTGATTTCGTTCAGAGATAATAAAAACAAATATGGTAGCGATAGTACATCAACATACTGTAGTTTGGTAAATCTCGATAATGGACAATTAGCTTTTGAAGAAAGATGTAGTCGTGCTACAACAGAGAGACGTGTTCTTAGACATCTAACAAGAGCGGGTTTTAGTTATCCTTATAATCCAAATTCTCATGAGCAGGATAGTAAGTTTTACAATATGAGAGTTCAGGTTTATAACAATGGAAATTACAAAATGAATCTTGAACTTGGTGATGAATACATTATGTATGGTAGATAGGAGAATAAATCATATGAAGAAGAAAATTTTAGCAGTTGCATTAGTGCTGACATTGTGTTTTGGAATGACTGGATGTGTATCTACTGGAAGTAAAAATTATAACGAGTCCTCAAAACTCATTTCGATAGAAGGTGAAAATGATTTGTATTATTATTCCACAACTCATATCGTTTATATAGTATTTAATGAATTTGAATGTCAAGTTGGATATGGTTATATGTCACCATATTATTCAGAGAATGGCAAGTTATGTACCTATGATACTAATACAAAACAGATAGTTGAAATTGGAGAATAGAACAAAGTAAACCGAAGTTTCCTTCGGATAATAAGAAAGAGAGGTAAGATATGGATATTTATTTAGCAGTATTAATTGGATTATTAGGACTTTGTGTGGGAGTAATTATTGGATTTGGAATTGATTTTAAGATTAATCATACTTATATACTTGAAATGAACAATATTACTAAAGAATATTTAGAAAAAATGATTGATTTACAAAAAGGATATTTCAATACAATTGCGACAGATTTAGCAAAAGCAGTAGATGACATTAACAAAGTATATGAGAAGCCAATTTGGAGAAAAACAGAGGAAGAATTACCACCATGTTCAGGATTATATTATGGCAAAATTAAAGGTAATCCACATGGAGAAAATGCTATGTGGAAAGTAGTATATAATGACAATGAATGGAGCTTATCTGGCTATCCTGATAATAAGGTAGAAATTAGTGAATGGACAGAAATCTATTAAGAGAATAATACATTGAAAGGAGCATGAGATTTGCTGCAGCATTAAATCTGGATTTGCTCTAAGTAAGAAATGTTAGAGATTAACAAAATATACAATCAAGATTGCTTTAAAGGTATGAAAAAGATTGATGATAAATCAGTCGATTTTCTCTTTACAGATCTTCCTTATAATACGACTAATAACTCTTGGGAATGTGAAATACCGTTAAATGATTATGTGGAATTATCAGGTCAATATTTTTATGAAACAGATTTATTTAAGTTAGCACAAGTAACAGATAGCAGTTTGGAACATACAAGAGATTGGTTCTATAAGAATAAAAAAGATGGTTTATGGACTCATTATAATCGAATTATCAAAGATAATGGTTGCATTGCATTATGGTCGCAGTCACCATTTGACAAGAGACTCGCTTGTAGTAATGAAAAACTATATCGCTATGAATGGATTATCGAAAAGACCAAAGCAACTGGTCATCTAAATGCTAAGAAAATGCCTATGAAGGCACACGAAAATGTCTTGATTTTCTATAAAAAACTCCCTACTTACAATCCACAAATGACAGAAGGACATACTCCTGTTCATTCTTATACAAAACATACAACAGATGGTAACTGTTATGGTGCTACAAAGATTGGTATTTCAGGCGGTGGTAGTACACAAAGATATCCAAGAGATGTTTTGCAGTTCAAGTGGGACACTCAGAAAAGTAGCCTACATCAGTGTCAAAAGCCTGTTGAAGCGTGTGAGTATTTTATTAAGACTTACACCAATCCAGGAGATTTAGTTCTTGATTCATGTGCAGGAAGTTGTACAACTGCAGTCGCAGCTTTGAATACAGGTAGAAATTACATATGTTTCGAGAAAGACAAGGATATTTTTGAGGTTGGGAGTAGGAGAGTGAGAGAATACATAAATGAGTAAATGCGGTAACAATGACTGCCAATGGCACAAATATTGCGAAGGCGGTTTGATGTGGTATGACGAAGATATTACAGAATGTCGTCATTGGATTAAGCCAAAGCCTACCAAGATGAAAAGCATTAAAGTGGCTGAATCAGATTATGATAAGGCAGTTAAGGTATTAAAAAGAAATAAGATAGAGTTCAAATGATACATTGAAAGAAATCTTTCATGTGAAAATTAGAATAGCAAGAAAAGGAGACAAGCAATGGGATATTATCATTTTCCTTTAGAGAAAAGGAATGCAAGTAATTTTGTGTCAAGTTGTAAATATATCATAATGTCGAAACCAAATAAACCAATACCTGAAAATGGTAAGAAAAAGGTTACGACTGAACAGAATAAAAAGTATAAAGAAGACATGATAAAATATGAAGAGTGTATTGCAGCACTTGAATCTGGTCATGTGAATTTATATAACAATAAAATTCGTACCGATTGTACAGATGAATTTGCAGTCAGAATGTTGTTTAACGGTATTCCTGAATATAATAGAGTATTTTACATAGAACCATTACAAAGTGAACAGGATGCATATTGTAAATATTATGTATCAGAGTTTCGAGTAGAAAAAGAAATTAAGACCACTGATGAATTGCTTGAGAATATTGTAAAACATTATGACTATTTCAATTTAGGGGACAAGATATTCTACAATGGAACATTAGGTAATCCTGGTTATAAAGAAAAAGCATTTGAGATATTGGATAAGCTCAATAAAATGACTAAGAGTAAACATTACTTATGTGATATGATTCATCCTTTTGATGGTGGATATTCATTCGATCCCGCCAAAGTAACAAGTTTTTATGACTTGAAAAAGGCACATGATTATGCAAAAGAGTTGATTAATACTGGAATTGTTCAGTTGCACGATACTCCAAATTCATATTTGGGAAGATTTATTGAAAGATTATTGAGACTGAAATGGTCTGATTTTGCATTAGAAGTAATCAATCATGTGGCTGGCAATGATGAGATAGTTAATAAGATTAAGAAAAATCAGTTCATTAAACCTCTTTTATCTGAAATGACAGATGATTCAAATGCCAAAGAGATTCTGAAGTTGCTTGGCATGACATCTAATGTACTTACTCTTATTATAGAGGAAGATTATGATGACGGATATCGTACAAGAGAAGTAGAAAGAAAAGAGTTTTCTGACATGGGAGAATTAAGATCATATCTGATTACAGAATATAAAATGCCGTTTGAAATGGCAAGCAAGGATATTGATGATTTGTATTGGGATGATTACACGTTCAATGTAGAACAAAAGGAGAATAATTAAATGTAATGAAACTCGCATTTCACAGGAGGATAAGTATTGAAGATTAATGATAAAGAAAATATTAATGAAATCATACTTCGTCATAAAGGTAAAGATATTAAATTTAATTGTTTTATCAAACCATTTCCTTATGTAGAAAGATTGGATTTAAAAGAAAAAGAACCAGTTGAGATTGTTTTTGATGATTTGACAGAAGTAGATGCATTAATTGATATGTTAAAAAGATTCAAACAGGAGTCACAGGAATATATAGGCGTTTGGAAGAGGAGTGGAATTTAAATGGATATTTATAATACAAAACCAAGAAAAATTAAATGTGTTAGAAACGATGATGATGTGTGGGGTAGTGGAGGCGAAAATCATCATTTATTGGAAGTGGGAAAAGAATATACATTAGAAGATATTATTGTTCATTCTTGGCACACAATTGTTTATATAGAAGAATTCCCAGATATGGAATTTAATAGTGTTGCATTTGAAGAAATTGATTAAAGGAGAGAATATGAGAGTAGCATTAACAGGTCATAGACCTCAGAGATTAGGATTACCAGACGATGAATTAGATATTAAATGGGTAAAAATAGGTCATTGGATTTTTAATCAGATTTTAGACGTTTCTGATGTGTATTGTGGAATGGCTAATGGTTCAGATATTTTAATTGGTCTAAATACTTGTGTGATAAAAGAAAGTTATAGAAGTATTTCTAAAGAATTTGAAAAGAACAGAGATTTAAAATTACACTGTATTTTACCTTGCAAGGATTATAACTCATCAAATAAGTATTATAGCAAGCTTAAAAATGAGGCTGATGAATGGATTGAATTAGCTGATGAATTTTACAAAGGCTGTGATAATGTAAGAGATCAGTATATGGTTGACCATTGTGATGTACTTCTTGCAATTTGGGATGGTAATAAATCTGGCGGTGTTTGGTCAACAATTCGTAAAGCACAGAAAGCAGGTAAGAAGATTATTTACTGTCCAAAAGAGATTTTAGAAGGAGAATAAATAATTGTGAGGTGAAAATTATGGATAACATAGATATGTACTGGGATGATATTTGTTGGAATGATGTAGTTCCTGATTGGGATGAAAATGGAGAATTACCAAATGATGAAGATGAAAATTAAAACCGACAATTCATTATAAAAAAAGGAGAATACATACATGGAAATTTTAAATGTACCAAGAGGATATGGCAAGTCAACAAGACTGATTATGAAGGCAGTAGAAACAGGATATTCAATTATTGTAGGAACAGAGAGTATGAAACGGTATCTTCGTGATTTAGCAGAAAGAATTACTAACAAAGAGATAAAGATTTATTCAGCATATGAATTTGCCAGCATTGACGCAATGAAAAGAGATAAAAATATTCTGATTGATGAACTACCACTTGTATTATCAATTTTATTAAATACAAATGTGGAAATGGCTACTATGACAAGTGGTTCTCTTGAAAGCTATGGCATTGAGCAATATAAGAACAGACTAAAATAAAAATGAAGCGATATTTCTTGGGTTACAGGAGGCAAGGTAGTGAAAATAAAAAACAAAATACGAGACAAATTAAGACAATGGTTATTTTCAGAAGAGTTATCAAAATTTGAATCGGCAGAACAGAATTATAAAGATGCAGAAGACTTATATAATAGGGCAAAAGGGTATCTAAATGCTGCAAAGGATGAATATTGCTGGTCATTTAAATTAGTCGATGATTGTCATCAGCTTATGAATTCTATGATGGATGTTGGAACAGATGTTGGTTTTTGTTCTGATGACCATTCTTGGGCGGTTGTATGCATTAAAGGTCATCCAGAGTATGTATCATTTATTCCATTATCACATAGAGATGCACGAGATGTATTGGATTTTCTGAAACATTTTAAGTATTCAGATAGAGTTGTAGATTCTCCATTTGCGTTTAGAGATATGGTTGACCATTGTATTATAGAAAATCCGTTTTTTAAAAAATAAAACTATAATGAAATTTTGGTTTCTTGGCTTGTCACGAAAACTATACAATATTCAAGACAAAAAGAGAATATAACAATGTAATTACAAAACAAGGAAAGGAAAATGTTCACATGTGAGTAAAGCTGCGCAGCTACTATTGGTGAACAAATTTGAAAAATAATACAGAAAAAGATTGGACAGGTAATAAAAATAGTATTTTTAAGACTTTAGGTGCAAGTAATCACACCGACAAGGAGAGACAGAATGAGGATTATTATGCCACAGATCCTATTGCAATTGATGTCTTATTAAAAGATGGTGGCGTTACATTTAATAAACCTATCTGGGAATGTTCTTGTGGCGAAGGACATTTATCTGAAAGATTAAAGAGCTTCGGTTGTGAAGTTCGATCCACTGACCTGATCGATAGAGGTTATGGTGAAGGTGGAATTGATTTTCTTACATATAATCAGCCTTGGAATGGCGATATCTTAACAAATCCCCCATACAGATATGCAAAAGAATTTATTGAACATGCAATGACATTAATTCCTGATGGTTGCAGAGTATTTATGTTTCTTAAAGTTCAGTTTCTTGAAGGAAAAGCTCGTAAGGAATTATTTAAAAAGTACCCACCAAAATGTGTTTATGTCTCAAGCAGTCGTATTTTATGTGCAAAGAACGCTCTTTTTGATGAAATGAGAGCAGGTGGTGGCAGTGCAGTCGCTTATGCTTGGTACGAGTTTGAGAAGGGTTATACAGGTGAAAGTAAATTAAAATGGATAAATTAACACAAAGATTAAATGAGGAGATAAGTAGTTGGGTTGGTGATTTAGTCACCAATTCCGACTTATCAAGCGAGAAACTATTAAAACGATACTCATATGAGTATTGTATCAAAGAAGAGATTATTAATTATTTTTCAGAGAATATTATATCAGATGACTTTGAAGAGTTCTTATTGGATAAAGAAGATACATTGTCTTATCTGTACGTTGAGTATATGGAAGATGATACAGCAAATATTCATAACGAGATAGAAGGATTTGTAAGTAATCTCTGTTATCGTTTTAGAACACAATCTGAAATGCCCTAAAATCAAGGCTTTCAGAGGTTGAAAAAGCCAAGGAAAACCACGTTTCTTGTGGTTGTGAAAGTAGGTGAAAAATTGAAAAACACACTATTAGATGTAGCTCAAGACTTTGATAAGATGAGTGATTCAGAAAAAGCAGAAGTAAACGATAATGTCAGAAAACAATTTGACAATATTATTCATGGCAAACCTCCGAAGACTGAGCGAGAAAAAGAAATTGATAAACTTGCAAGAGAAGAATTAGAAGAGTACAGACGAAAGAAGAAAGCTTTTTATAACAATCCTATCCATTGGAATAACAACAAGCGTAGAAGACATGGACTTCCTGTATTAAGAGGTAGCGTTAATAAATACCGTTTGAAAGAATATCCAAGATTTCATCCTTCTGTAAAATTATTTGATCGGTTGGATGATATTATTACCGAAACAATAGTAGATAATTTTAAGAATAATGAGTATTTTAATTCTTTTGTGAAAGGAAAAGATTTGGCAATTGGTGATGCAAATGTATTTAGAGTGAGCGAATAGGAGAATAACAATATGAGAGTATATGAATTACGACAACATGACGTGATTTCTTATTACCCTCCGCAACCACACAAGAAGAAATATCAAATTGGAGAACATATTTCTATTAACGAATTAGCTGAAGCAATGTTTGGTTTACCTGCTTTAAGGTTAGATAGAGATAAAAATGAGGATAAGATGCTTCGAGTTATAGAAATAGAATATGTGAAATTTCTGTGGTGGAAGTTTTGGAAGAGAAGAAAATACGTTAAAGAATATCATTTAGAAGTTATGTAGGTAGGTGAAAAAATGAAGAGTGATTTTTCAATAGATAATAAACCTGAATTAAGAGATTGCCCCTTCTGCGGCAATGAAGCATATCTTATTGGTTTGTTTGTACCATGCGATGATGGTGAGATAAATGAATATCAGATTGGGTGTGAAGAATGTGGAATACATTTTAATCAGTCTTGGGAGTATGACACAATTGTAGATTTATGGAATGGAGAATATTACAAGAATGAATAAGAGACAGAAAAAGAAATTCATTAAGAAGAATATGGTAAAGCTAAGAAAAATACATCCAAATGAAGGTGATATTATAGTTCTTCAGTGGAATCCAGATAGTGAATATATAGATTTTGACACCATTGTTGAGTTCTATAAAGTATGGGAGAATGCAGGGATCTTTGATAAATGCGGAGCTGCTATTGTCCCATATGATTTTAAGATTTTCAACAAGGAAGACGCTCAGATATATGTAGATAAGTTACAGAGTATTGTAGATCAGATGGGAGAATAAGAGCATGAGTAAATATAAGGTAAGTAATTATATTGCGAAAAAGTGGGAAGATATTTCAAAAGAAACACCAATGTATAAAGCATATGAACTAGGTATAGCACAAGGAATGGCTTGGAGCTATGAAAATTTAAAAACTGCGACAGATAAAGAGACAGCAGATAAAGTATGGTGTAATTACTTAGATGGAACAGATGAATTATGTACCATTTTTAGAACAATTGTTAATTTATCAAATGATGATACTAATTCCAAAATTGAAAGATTAATGGAGAGACTATCTGAAACTAAGAAACCAGAAAAGGTTATGTCTGATGATGATAGAGATATGATTGAGGAGTTTCTTAAATATTTACAACATAAAAATGAAAACAAAGAATCAAATTAAAGAAGCATTTCTTTAGGAAAGGAGAACAATAAATGGAAACATTTTCAATAGTAGATAAGATAAATGTGGATAAGTTGAATACAAAAGTTGCAGAGTTTGTATATAGGGAAGGGCATGAGCCTTATATATTTGCAAATAAAGAGACACTTGATGCATTAGTTAAGCCAATTGAACAAGAATTAAATTTTATTACTTCTCCAACTGGAAGTACAAGGATATATGTAGGTAAAAGTTGTCTTGTTGGTAAATATCAGGGTAATGAAATGTATGAAGATGACACATTAAAATTCGGTGAGATTGAGCTGAGATAAGAGAATAAATATATAGAAAAATAGAAAGAGAGGATACATATGAGAACATTACTTTTATTAAGAGGTTCTGCTGGTTGTGGAAAATCAACTTGGATTGAGCAGAATGGATTAAAGCCATATACATTATCAGCAGATGATATTAGATTACTGTGTCAGAGTCCAGTATTACAGCCTGATGGAACAGTAGGAATTAGTCAGAGCAATGATAAAATCGTTTGGAAAACATTATTTAATTTGCTTGAAATTCGTATGCAAAAAGGCGAGTTTACGGTCATTGATGCTACAAATTCAAAAACGTCTGAAATAAACAGATATAAGCAGATGTGTGAAACATACAGATATAGGATGTATTGTGTCGATTTTACAGATATTCCAATTGATGAAGTAAAGAGAAGGAATGCCAATAGAGAGGAATTAAAGAGAGTCCCAGATGGGGTAATTGACAAAATGTATTCCCGTTTTAAGACCCAGAAAATTCCATCTGGTATTAAAGTAATTAAACCAAATGAGTTAGATTCAATTTGGATGAAGTTATTTGATTTATCTGAATATAAGAAAATTCATCATATCGGAGATGTTCATGGTTGTTATACAGCGTTAAAGAAATATATAGATGACAATGGCGGTATTAAAGATGATGAATTTTATATTTTCTGTGGTGATTATGTAGACAGAGGTATTGAAAATGCTGATGTTATCAAGTATCTGATTTCTATTAAAGATAAGAAGAATGTGCTTATGCTTGAAGGAAATCACGAAAGATGGCTTTGGTTATGGGCTAACGGTTGTGTAGGTAAGTCTAAAGAATTTGAACTTGTAACAAAGCCACAGTTAGAAGATGCGAAGATTGATAAAAAAGATGTTCGTCAGCTTTATAGAAAATTTGGACAGTGTGCTTATTATAAGTATGGAGAGAATATTTATTTAGTAACCCATGCAGGTTTAAGTATGTTACCAGATAATCTTACATTCGTTGCAACAGATCAGATGATTCATGGAGTTGGTAATTACAATGATTTTGAAAAAATTGCAGAAACATTCACTAAAAAAATGCCATCAAATTACTATCAAATTCATGGTCATAGAAATACTAAACAAGTTCCAATTCGTGTGAATGATAGAGTATTTAATCTTGAAGGAAGAGTTGAATTTGGTGGGAATTTAAGATGTGTTCAGCTTGATAAAGATGGTATGCACGAAATAGAAATTCATAATGAAGTATTCAAAACACCCGAAATGAAAGAAGAACAGAGTGTAACAAATAGTTCTGTTGCTGATGTAATTATTTCATTAAGAGCAAATAGATACATTCAGGAAAAGAAATTTGGTAATATCTCTTCTTTTAATTTTACGAACAAGGCTTTTTACGATAAGGTATGGGACGAACAGACTACAAAAGCAAGAGGTCTGTATCTTGATACATTTAAGGGTAAAGTGGCAGCAAGGGCATATGACAAGTTTTTTAATATCAATGAGCGTCCCGAAACAAAATTTGATATGTTACAACATAAGCTACAATTCCCTGTTACAGCATATGTAAAAGAAAATGGTTATTTAGGTATTGTAAGCTATGATGAATACAATGATGATTTATTTATTGCAAGTAAATCTACTATTGACAGTCAGTTTGCACAATGGCTCAAAGAAGCTATTTACAATCAGATTACAGAAGAAAATAGAGAAAAAATGAAACAGTATGCGAAAGATAATAATGTGTCATTTGTATTTGAAAATGTTGATATGAAAAATGATCCGCATATTATTGAATATCCTGAAAGTAATTTATATCTATTAGATATTGTTTATAATCAGATGGATTTTGCTAAATATGATTATGAAACTATATGTGATATTGCTCATCAGTTTGGATTAACTCCAAAAGAAAAAGCATTCGAGATTGCTAATTGGCAGGATTTTTATGATTGGTACTATGATATTCTCGAAGAGGATTATGAATATAATGGCAGAAAAATTGAGGGATTTGTAATTGAAGATAGTGTTGGATATATGACAAAACTGAAGCTTACATATTATAACTTTTGGAAGTTTATGAGAGCAATTTCACATGAAGCTATTAGAAATGGATATATTAAGAAGACATCTGCTTTAACAACTCCTATTGCTAATGAGTATTATGCATGGGTAAGAAAGTTGCATAATGTCGATGATATTGATTCAATTCCAAAAGATATTTGTACATTGAGAAGATTATTTTTTAAAGACAAATTAGGAGAGTAATCATATGAGCAGTATTTCAGTTGGTGATTTAAAATCCATTCTCGAAAACTACCCAGACGATTACGAAGTTGTTATGAACATTAAGCATAAATATCCAATCTCTAAGGAAGAAGGTCTTAGAGGTTGGTGTGCTTATATCAATGGCGTAAAAGCCGATGATGATTTTCGAGAAATTAGATTAATGAATTAGGAGAATAATTATGTGTAACCGTTGTAATTATAACTCGTCCGATAATCAAATATATGTTGATCCATTGACGAATGAATATTACTTGGACATAGAAACTTCTGAATGGGATGAATACGATGGTGGATTTATTCATCAGAGAGAATATATTTCGTATTGTCCTTGGTGTGGCAGGAAATTAGGAGAATAAAAATATGAAGATAGAATTAATTAGATTAAAACTTAACGACACTCATTCGTACAAGTATAAGCCATTTAAGTATTGTTGTGACGAGATTCAGAATGATAAAGCTATTGTATTTACAGGCGAAGATATAAATGATATTGGTGGAGAATATGAAGATGATGGTGTTTCTATCCCACAACTTTGCACTTCGCATACAGAAGTCATCACATCTTATGAAGATGAATGGGAACAGACAGACAATTATCCAATTCAGTTTTGTCCTCATTGCGGAGAGAAGATTGAGATTTCGGTTGTAGATGAGATTGATGTATCTGATAAATATGAAGAATTAACTAAGCAGCGTGATGAATTATGGGAGAGGTGTCAGAGAACAGATAGTAAGAAGAAAGAATCTGAACTAAGAGAGCAGGTTGGAAAGCTTGATAAGCAGATTGACAGTTTCTATTGGTTGGATGAGTGGAAAGGAGAATATTATTATGGCAGTATTTAAAAATTTTAAAGATGATGAATTGATTGTAAGTTGTAAGTGTGGATGTGACGAAGGTATTCATTTTAAAATTCATGATTATGGAGATGGCGACTATGCTTTCTTATCATATACAAATGGTAACTTTTACACTCAGCAAAGACCATTCTTTGAAAAATTGAAGAAGATTTGGGCGATTATTATGAATAAGGATTTTTATTATTCTGATATTGTGCTTACAAAGGAAGATTTTAAAGAGTTTAAGGAATGGATTAATAGAAAGTAAAGGAGATTGCTATGAATAGAAATTTGGATGGATATTATTTTAGAGTTAAAAGAGATGGAAAATGGGACAATGTTTGTTGGTCTGATATGACAGATGAAGAAAGAGACGAGCAAATGACTAATCGTAGTGAAGAATGGTTAAAGTCGCTATGTAAGGGACTTGGTAATGTTATTCATAAGATTGGTGAAGATTTAGATATTGCGTGTGAATAAAAGTAAATTCAGGATTCTTTTGGTTATAAAGAGAGAATATTAAAGCGAGGTGAACGATTAATGTCTTTAGTATATAAAAATGGCACATACAACTATAATGGCAAATATGAAATGGGTTCATTAAATAAGTTTGCACAAGCAGAAAGAAGATTGTCTGCAAAGAAACTTGCGTTGGATGATATGAAGAACGAATATGATCTTATTGAACAACAGGCATTTCGCACTTATAAAGAGAACATTCAGTATATGCTGCTTGATCAACCTTCTACGATTAAAACGTGTAGAGAATGGTTAAATATGTTATCAAAGAATCAGGATGCAGATGGTAACAAACTTGATAAGAGAAAGAAGTATAAAGAAAAGGAAGTGTATGATTGGTATATTGATTATATTAAAAAGCTTCTTGATATTGAGTATATGAACAATGTTAAATTTATTGATTTTAATTTTGGTCAAGCTACTAATATTCAGTTTGAATATAAAGAGCATAATTGGTATTTAGAAATTCCTCATATTAAAGCTATCAAATTAGATGCATATAAAGATTATGGTGGCAGTGTATTTAAACTTGCGTTAATGCACAATGATACAGAATATAGTTGTAGTTGGTCACAGTTTGGTTCTACATATGAAGAAGATGAATTAAGAGATATTATGACACAAGGTATTGAGAAATATTGTAATTAGTTGGGTAACTTCACAGGAAAGTAACATATCATTTGAAAAATAAAAAATATAAAGGAGAATATTAAACATGGAAACAATTTTAAGATTATTAGCAGAGAATCCAGAAAGTTTAGGAGAGGTAGTAAAGACATATATTATAAAGTACAAAGAGCCTGTATATGATGTTCTGAAGGAACTCATGATTATTGCAAAGGATTATTCTGAGAACACTGAGTATCCTGCAATTCGGGCGAAAATTAAGAAAAATATGTTTGATGCATATGTAAATGTTGGATTTACAGAGGATCAAGCATTAGCACTTATGATTAACGACAATATTCAGCTTATGAAGAATATTCAGAAGTCAGTTAATAATGCTTCTGTAAAGAATGGTAAATGATATATGAGATTAGTAGACGGTGATGCACTTTTAGAAAAAGTGGAGAAATTTATCCGAAAGAGGAAGAATTGAATTTGATCAAGTAATCATGTGTGAACCAACAGTCGATGCAATTGTAGTAACTGATAGAAAGAAACATATATCAAATTTTGACTTTGACGACAACAGACCACAATGCTGCATAGACCACGATAAGTATTTCTCGACATGTGATACTTGTGAGTTTGGAGGTGATTAAGTGTTAGTACCTGCAATTTTACACAAAGAACAGATCAAGAAAGAATTTCAAAAATATTTCTATACGACAGACATGTTATATGAAACTGGTGGCATAGAAAATTGGATACCACAAATTGCAGAGTGTCCTGAAAGTTGGCAATTTCAATATGCCATAGTAGACGACAATAAAAAGCTAATTGGATATTTAGGATACTCAGTAGATTGGTATGTGTCTAAGGTATACAACTTTGGATTGTTCTCATTTGACAGAGGTAATGTTCTAGTTGGTAAGGACGTATTCGATAAATTAGAAGAACTGGTTAAGACATTCCATAGAGTTGAATGGAGAGCTGTTGGCGGTAATCCTGCTTGTAGAGGATATGACCGTTTTATCAAAAAACATAATGGGACAAAACATATTTTGAAAGATTCAATTAAGGATAAGAATGGTGAATATCACGATGATTTTATTTATGAGATTGTGAGTGGAGAATAATATATTGGAGGTGAAAATATGTATCAAAATTGTTGTAAGAAATGTGGAAGCGTTTCATTACATACAGAAGTAAAAGGTAATAATACAGGACTTTATTGTGATGATTGTGGTGCATGGATCAAATGGCTCGGAAAAGATGAGTTGAGAGCTTTTGAACATGCAAATAAATCAAGAGGTTTGAGGGCGACTGCAAAACTATATGATGAAGCGTTTGTCAATAATCCAATAGATAATGAAATCATTAGCGATTGTTTGATTATTGGATTTGATAAACATAAGGGAGAACAAACTTGGATGTCTATTGGTAGAAAAGATGGAGACACATTGAATATCGTAAACATGATTAAGGATGAGAGAGCAGAAGAATTATATAAGCAACTACTTTCAACTCAAAAATCAGTTTCACAGTAAACCAATCTTTCTTTGGAAAATTTTTAATCATATCTAAGCCATTCGGCTATGGGAATCCCAACAAATAAGAGAATATTACAGTATAACTAATAAAAATATTACATATAAAGGAGATTTTAAATGAAGAACACAAATTGGAAAGTGCCAGTAATTATTGGCGTAGGAGTATTAGCAGTTATTTTGATGATTGTATCTGGTGTACAGAGTTCACAGAATAAAGCTATTGCACTTGAGGAACAGGTAAATACAGCGTCATCAGATATTAAAGTACAGGAAAAGCGAAGAGTTGACCTTGTATATAACCTTGCTGATTGCGTAAAACAGTATGACAAACATGAAGCTGATACATTGACAGCAGTTGCAGATGGTCGTGGATCAACAGGAGATATTGAGAATGTAACAACAGCTATTACAGCAGTTGCAGAAGCATATCCTGAGCTGAAGTCTAATGAGAACTATAAGACTCTTATGAATGAGTTATCTATGACAGAGAATATGATTGCAGAGTATCGCAGCAATTACAATAAACAGATTAAGGAATACAAGCGATATGTGAGAAAGTTCCCTGCAAGACAGTTCCTTAGATTGCTTGGATATGAAGTGCAGGAATATGAGTATTTGGATTACAATGCACCAGTTGATGCTCCACAGGATTTGTTTAAAGAGGATTAGTCTATGAGATATGATAGAAAAGGTTTTGATTTTGGCGATTTTGAAATAACAAAACGTGAAATCTTGGCTAGTATTTTTATCATTGCAATTATGATTCTGTTTGGTATTCTGATTTCTTCCAAGATTTCAGAACACCAAATGGATAAAAATGAAATTTACAACAAGGCTGTTAAAATAGAAAGCCAAGAAATGTTCCAATATGGAATGGATACAAATGTTGGTAATGCGTTTGTATATGGCGATTTGAAAGCAGTAGATACAGTTACATATCCTGAAATCGGTGGAGAATATATGTATGTAGAAAAAGTTAAAGAGCTATATACGATGCATACAAGAACTGTTACTCATACTGATGGCAAAGGACATTCGTATACTACAACAGAAACATATTGGACTTGGGATAAAGTCGGAAGCGAAGACATTAAGTGCAAAGAAATATCGTTTTGTGGAGTGAAATTCACAAGTAATAAAATTGATTTGCCAGGTACTGATTATATTGACACAATTAAGGAGTCAAGTCATGTGAGATACAAATATTATGGTGTTGGTACTGAATATAAAGGAACAATTTTTACAGATTTGAGAAATAAAACCATTTCTGATAACACATCATTTTATAATAATTCGACTATTGACGAAACGATAGAGAGGCTAGAATCTAATTTTCTAATTATTATTTTTTGGATCTTTTGGATTATTTTAATCGGTGGAATGGTATTTGGGTTCTACTATTTGGATAATAGGTGGTTAGATTAGCATAAAATTTTTCTTTCCTTTGGACAGATTGGAGGTGTGATATGAGATCAGAGAATATAGAAGTAACATTTAAAATTCCAATTCTAGTTGATAAACCTGATTTGAACGGTGTCATATATTCCGAAGAAGCAATTAGAAATTCTTATAAAAATGTAAAGGATATTCCAATTGAGATACCGTGCAATGATGGTCGGTTTTTTCCTATTGGAGTAGCACAAGAAGTTGAATTGATTGAAGATGAAAATGGTATGTATATTACAGGCGTTGGTCTTGTTTGGCATGGTGGTACAGAAGAAAGTGTTGAGATGGTTGATGATAAAGTTACAAGTTTTCATGTAAGTTGTGTTGGAATTGCGAAAGAGTAGGAGTACAACATGGTAGACAGACAAACAAAAACTATACAATGGACAATAAATCTACCAATGGATTTTCCTTCAGATTGGGATGACGATATGATTGAATTTCATCTTAATGAATCAAATTGGTGTTGTAGCAATCTTATTAGTGAACTTGAAAAATACGATGAGAAAAATGGCTGTATTTGTGGAATATGTGAAGCAAAAGTAGCTGAGAAGATTGGAGGTGTAAAATGAGATTAATTGATGCAGACAATATTGTAAATGTAGGAGATTATGTAAAATTAGATGAAAATTATAATGCTTATGTATCACCTGCTGATTTATGTAAAATAATTGATATTCAGCCGACAGCTTATGATATTGATGGTGTCATAGAACAGTTGAAACGATGTTATGGGATCGTAAGAAGCACTAGCGTTGATTACGCTGAAGGCTTAAAAGATGCATATGAAAGAGCTATTGGTATTGTAAAAGTAGGTGGGACATGTCAATAGGTGATGGAAGAAAAACATATTCAGATAGTACATTAAAGTCTATGACAAAAGATAAGCTGATTGATATTATTCGCTGCTTAGAAAGTAATCTTAGAAATGCTCATGAGACAAATGATATTCAATATGAGAACTGTAAGAGGTTACTGAGTGAAGAGAAAAATAAAACACTTGATGAAGTTCTAAAGGCTTGTGACATTGAATGTGGATTTTACAGTGGTGATGTTAAGAATCTTACAAGACACGTTTTGATGAGAGTGTTGGATGGATTGAGAGAATAAATATCTGTGAGGTGATGAAGTGAAATATATAGAACGAAAAGAATATAACAAGGTGATAACAGTTAAACTTGTGATTCCAGGTGGCTGTAATGCGAAATGTCCGTTTTGCTACAATAAAGATAAAGATATGTTGTGTGATAGGCAACAGTTTTTAGATAATTTCATCGAATCACTTGATGATATTATAACAAGAATAGGTGATAAAAATCCTATATCAGTTGATATAACTGGTGGTGAACCCACATTAGATCCTAAGTATTTATCAAAAGTATTCATCAAATTGAAAGAATTTAATATCAAATCAAAGGTTCTTAGAGTGACTATGACAACAAATGGTACTCATCTCAGAGAAGTAATCCAATATATGAAAGATGTTGTTGACTATGTAAATATTTCAATTCACGATTGGCGACCAATAAGAAGAGAGGAAATACTTGGATTTTGTTTCAATGGAATTGACTACAAGGACATGATTCAGCAGCTTAACAATATTGGAATTACAGTATCAGCATGTGCGGTTATATTTAAGAAAATTCCAAACTTCGTAAAGTGGAGAGATTTCTTCATTGACTGGGCAAAAGAAGTAGGATTCATTGCAGTGAGATTCAGATGTGATGTTTTCTGGAAGGATTCTGATGTATTTGATTTCTATTTAACAGAGTCGATGAGTGAGGATGATAAATTTGATGTTATTGATTATGAAAATACAACAGATTCTCATTGGTGTAGACTTCGCAGAAAAGATAAGATGAGAGTGTTTTTCTTACATAGTGTTTTAGACACCTCGATCAAGACAAAAGGTATTGAATATGTAATAGATACTGATGGTCGTTGTTATTGCGATTATTACAGAAGGACAAAAATAGAAGATTATCAATATGAAGTTGGAAAGATTTATGATGCAGTGAATGATTAAATAGAGAATAACTTAACAGGAATGATTTGTTTCTTTTGGAAATTACAACAGATAGGAGTGATATAAACGAGAGTATATAAAGATAAACAGTATCTTATTTTCGATTATGAAGATGGACGTACTGTGAAATATGATTTTGCTACAAAACAAGCAATCGGTATTAAAGGTAAGCCAGTAAAAGACTTACGAAGTCAACTATCAGGATTTAGTTTAAACGATCTATTTGATTGTTGTGACGATGAAAAATACGCTAAATTTCTTAAATTAATTTGTTAGAAATTCAGAAATGTATTCGTATTCAATTTGCAATATAGGGACAATTCTTGATCGTGTTCCAAAATATTCAAGGTTTGAACAAATTTTCTCAGCAGGGTTCGATGATATCATTAAAGATGGTTATCGTTTTAAATATTCTATTAACGAAATTCCAAAATCTCTTATTAAGTTATGTCGAAAATATCCCATTAAATTATCTAATAACACAGTTCAATATTATAAAGAAAATCCGAATGCTCATTATATCGCATATGACTTGGAGTATATTAGTTTAACATCTGATGATATTTATACTGTATGGAATACACAAAATGAAAGATGGATTGACCATGCACCAAACTATTTTTCATTTTTAAACAAACTTGTTGATGAATTTGGATATAACGCAAAAGATTTGTGGCTGTATTTGGATAGAATTAAGACATTTGAAGCCATTGAAGATATGAGTTATTTGATTAGAGAATTATATGACTATGCTAATATGATGCGTCAGCTTAGTCTAAGGTATGACAAATACCCTCGAAACTTTCTTACTACACATAAAATTGCTTGTAGGAATTACAACAGAATGAAGAAAGAGTTCTCAGAAGAATTATTTAAAAAGAGAATAAATAAACAGTATGAATGCTCTTTTGGTGATTACATATTCATTTATCCAGAATCTACACAAGATATAAAGGACGAGGCGACTATGCAAAACAACTGTGTTGCTTCATACATAGATAAGGTTATTGACGGTGAGTGCCACATTCTTTTCTTGAGAAAGAAGAATAAACCAGATGAGAGTTTGGTAACGATTGAAGTAAGAAATAATCATATTGTACAAGCTAGACGAAGATTTAATGATGATGTAACAGCAGAGGATCAGAAAGCTATTGATGCATTTAACAAAAAGTTTGCGAACAAGGAGGACAAGGTAGCATGATTAAAGGTGATCGAATTAAATTAGTTAAGAAAATGGGAGTGTTTGATAACATTGGTGAGATTTGTGAAGTGACTGATATTCAGGAAGGTGGAGTAATCTGCTTTAAGTTTGGTGGTTACCATCTTGGTTGTATGTCATATGACGAGTATGAAAAGTATTTTGAGAAAGTTGAGATACCTACAAAGAGGACTTGGAGTAAGTGGAATTTACCTTTTGAAATGACTTTTTCTGATATTAGAGGTAGTAAAAAGACTATCAGTTATCAGTCAAGGACTAATGGGAAGAAAGTTCAGGTTAGAAGTGGAGTATTCAAAGCAGAAGCTACATGCTGCAAAGATGATGTTTTTGACTTTGAAAAAGGATTGACACTTGCAAAAAGTCGTTTAATTGTAAAATACCTTGATAACCAGGTTAAGTCGATTGCAAAGGCGATGTAAGGAGAGAATAATAGATTGAACAGTAGCATTTTTGTTCCTAAAACGATAAATGTTGGATATCAAAATCGTTCAGGAACTTATACAGGAAAGCTTGCCTACGTCATTTACTATGACGAAAAAGGCAAGCTGCGAAAAGAAGCATCATGGAATAGTTGGCGTGACGATAAAATTCCGAATGATGAATTTGATAATGTCCCAACAGAAGGATTTGTACTAAATAAAAAAGCTGGTGATTACTCTACAGGATGGGATCATAGACATGCTTATTGTAGAGTATATGATCCAAGAGGATTTGAATTTGAGATTACCATTGAGAATTTGTTATACATTCTTGAAAATGTAAATTGTATTAAAGGTAAAGGGCTTGAAGGAGAATTTATATATGGATGGGATGGTAAGGATTTAGTTCTTATGCCAGTTGAGTCACCTGATTATAAACAGATTGCAGCTTATAATAAGATTGTACATAATAATGAATCCATTAAGATAAAAGATTTAATTCTTGGTGCAACATATCTTACAAAAGAAAATATCGAATGGATCTATATGGGACGTTTCGAAACATATGGATATGGTTATGAATTTATGCAGGATGGTAAAATTGTAAGAATAAAATCTTATAAAGATATTCCAACCGAACCAACTCGTTTTGGATATACAAAAATTTCTTATAAAGGAATTAACAATCTCTCATATGGTAAAATGCATTGGTTCGCAAGATTAAGCGATGGAAAGTATGAATTTGAGCAATTCAAAAGTGTTCCTAAAAACAAACTTATTAGTTGTCTCGATGATAAATGCACATCTAAATATTCTGAAATTTATGATTCAATGGAATCATCTTATCAATTCTCCCCTATAGACGATAACAAAGATAAAATCGTAAATATCTCATTTGAAGATTTTTATGAAAAAGCAATTAATACATATGTCGATAATGATATAACAAGAAAATATGTCGATGTTCGTTTTATGGTAAACGACAATGGAGAATATATTAGATATGAAATGACAACGCCATACAGATCAGAAGATAACGGCAAATATACTGTTTATAAATATAGTACCAAGAATATCTATCATGGAGATAAGGAAGCAATTGATATTTTCCCGACAGAAGAAAGAGAAGTGGAAGTACATTATGGTCAAAAAGAAATTCAGACGCATATGATCCCAGTTTCTATTGAAACAGTTTTTGAAAAGTTAAAACCAGTATGTAAGCAGAAATATTTAGCAAATGGCAGAGAATATAAAAAGGAGTACGAGTTTAATGAGTAAAAATGATGACAGAATTTTAGAATTAAAGAAACAGATTGAAACAAAGAAGAAATCAATTTCTGAGAAGAAAATCAGATTTATTCCTGAGACAAATTGTGTCCTCAATATGGATGGAATGACTATCAACCTTAATGTATGTTCAGATGATGCATTAGTGTTATTACTTATCAGACTTAATTCATACCTTATGTCGGCAGTTGACCTTGGGATGCCTGATTTTGAGATTTCAGGCTACAGTGTAACGGCTTGGATTAAGGATATTAAAAGTAAGTTAGAAGTATCTAGTCTGAAGAAAGAGGAAACAGATTTGAAAAAGATGGAGAGCAAGTTGGATAAGCTATTATCTGATGACAAGAAAACTGAACTTGAGATTGACGAGATTGCTGCTTTATTGAAGTAAAAGAGAGAATAATACAATAGGTAGTATATTTCATAAAAGCACATACTATATATAGTAGTTGAATAAATTTAAACTACTATATATAGTAACAAAATGGACAAGAAATATCGGTTTCTTTTGGAACTGATTTAGATAACGAAGATATAAATCGTGAGTCTAGGAGGTGTATATGTTAAAGACTTTTGATGAATTATCTGAAGAAGAAAGTTTGTGTAAATATTGTTCAGCAACCGATTATGGAGAGCATAAATCGTACAGTACACCAAATGGATATTATTGGTGCGAAGGTGCGTATTGTGAAGATGCTTACAGAGAATATTTAGATGATAACGAAACAAGTGAAAATGTTGTGAAATATGCAAGTAAAGTAATACTTACGAATAAGGAGGATATTGATGAGTACACCACTAAAATTTGAATTCGATTTTGATGAAGTGTTTGAAGGAATTAAACAAGGTGTTATTAGAGAATTGGAAGAAATGAATTTCGATGCTGTAAAAGATAATGTTATCAATCAGATAAAGAGTGAAATTAAATCAAAGATAAAACTTACATACAGTGATGAAAGAGAATTAAAAGACGAGATAAAAAATGAAATCAAGGAAAGAGTTTATGATTCGATTATCAAAGAAGTCGGTGATAAATACGCTGATGAATTTAATGATTATGTAGAAAATCAGTTATCTAAAAATCCAGAACGTCTCAGCTCACTACAAAATATTATTAAAAGAGAAGTGAGTGAGAATCTATATGAAGATTTGTATAGTTCTATAAGAAATGAAGTAATTGGACAGGTTAAGGATGCAACAACACAGTTATGTAATTTAATTGGTAACAATTCTGTCAAGGTTAAAGACTCTAATAAGACTATTAGCAAAGAAGAGTATGAGGATTTACTTGATAGAGATAGAAAATTAAGTGCATTAGAAGCAGGTGGAGTTGATAACTGGGAATGGTATGGAGAATCACTAGCTCAGTATTATGGCGAAGAATAACACAAGAATTTTCGATTTCTTGCGAACAGAAGGAGAGAAAATATAAAGGAGAAATGAATTATTTTAAAAGAAAAATGTATATATTATAATCCTGCAAAAGATGCTTTTTATTTAGTTTTATCTGTGTCTGATATGGTTTACGGAAGATATGGAGACATAGAAAAACCAAGTTATTTAGATGCTTGTATGGATCAAGGTCATACGGATTTAAGATTCAAAATTGATAATATAATAATAAACAGGAATTCTTACAGAAATTATGGTCTTGATGATTCTCAAATTAACGACTTTAAACTTGTAAAAGAGCTTACAGATGAAGAATTTTATCCTATGCAGCTTCTTATTTATTCAAATTATGAATTCCCTCATTGCATCATTGATATTGAAAAAGTTAAAAACAATGTTACTGAATTAGTAAATTTATTAAGGAATAAAAAAGAAGAACTAAGGAATTTAAAGAAAGAAATTGGAACTTTAGAAAAAAGTTTATATAAAGCAATGAAACAGAAGTAGTAATTAATTAAGAGAATATTAAAGTGGAGGTAATTATAATGACAAGTTACGAATTTGAAAAAGCTGCAAAGAATGCAGTAATCCAGACATTGAGTGAAAACATTAGTATTGACCAGTTGGATCTCGTGTGGTTTGCACATGAATTAGGTTATAAGAAATGTACTATTTGGGGACAGCCAATGGGTAACAAGTATGCAGAAGTTACTTATAATCGAGATAAAGATGAGATGTATGTAGATATTTATCAGAAGATTATTAATAACAAGATTTCGTCTGATGAGTTCAATTTTGAAGCGTAAAGGAGAATATAATTATGACATTAAAAGATACAGTAGAAATGATGAACAGTGATGATTATAAAGAGAGATTCAAAGCTGAGTATTATCAGTTAGTTACCAGATATAGAGGTCTTAAATCAATGCTTACAAAATGGGATGAAAGGACATTAAATTTTGAACCAACTTGTCCAAGAAGTACATATAATATGCAAATTAAGGCTATGACGGATTATATTGCGGTTCTTGAAGCAAGAGCAGTCATGGAAGATATTGATTTATAATCGAAGGAATCTGACATTTCTTGGCTATGGGAGGTGAGAAAAATATTAAAGAATATTGAAGACATCATTATTTCAAAGACAAGAGATAGTGAAAAATTAGAGGCTTTGAAGCAATATGAAGATGATATTAAAACGGCGAAAGACATTATTAATGGCAAACTTACATATTGTGAGGAGTGCAAGGACTATTATCTTACAAAATCTTTCTTTTCGGAAAAAGAAACTGTTCCTACAAAGATTTGTGTGTATGAAGATCCGATTAATTCAGGTGGCAACGATTATGTAAATGGATATGCTGATATTTTATATAGTGTTTGTCCTAAAGGTCATAAGCATGTAGTTTATAAAAAAGAGCGAAGAAAATAAGAGAATAAAAGTAAGAGGTAAGAAATGTGAGTATGATAAATTTAAGTTTACACACAATTGTATTGATTGTGTTATGTCATTTAATTGGTGATTATGTATTACAATGTGATTTTATTGCACAAACAAAAGGAGAGAATTGGTATCATTTATTTGTACATTGTGCATTGTATTGTGTTCCATTTTTAATAGTATTCGGTTGGACATGGCAGTTGGCAGTAATCTTTATTTCACATCTGATTATTGATTCGTTGAAAGCAAGATGGAATAAGATTACATACACTAAAGACCAGACATTACATTATATAATCGGAATGCTTTATCTTATTGGTTAATCAACCAAACAATTTCCAATAAAAATGAAAATCGAATAGAGAATAAGTAAGAGGTGAGAAATTATAGAATACGATTTTGAAGGAAAAGAAAACGCTATCACGGCAGAACATTTAAAAAATGGTCAAACTTGTAAAGTAGTTGGATTTGGTCAGTCAATGACACCAATACTTAAATCAGGTCAACCAGTGATTTGTAAGCCTGTGACAGAAGATACAGAGTTAAAAAAGAATGATATTGTACTCTGTAAAGTTAAAGGTAATTATTATTTACATAAAATTTCAGCGATCAAAAATGGTATCAGTTACCAGATTTCAAATAATCATGGTCATGTCAATGGCACAATTACAAGAAGCAATATCTTTGGTATTGTTGTTGAAATTCTTTAAGACTCATTCGAGTTACAATTTCCAATAAAAATGAAAACCAAATAGAGAATAAGTAAGTGAAAGGAGTGAGTGGCAGCCTTAAAGATATATCGCTCTGAGTAAATTACAATGTACGAGCCAGTAATTAAATGGAGTGGAAGTAAAAGAAGTCAGGCTGAAAAGATTTTAACATTTTTTCCAAAAGAGATTGATACCTATTATGAACCGTTTTGTGGTGGAGCTTCAGTTTTAAGAAGACTTCTCGACAGTGATATACGAGTTAAGCATTATATATGTAGTGATTTGAATAATGGGTTGATTGACTTATGGAATGAAATCATTAACAATCCGTTAGAAGTTTCTTCTTATTATAAGAAGCTTTGGAATGAATTAAATACAGATAACGACAAGCAACGAAAGAAAGAATATTTTGCCAATGTTAGGGACAGATACAACAAAGAGCATAATCCATTAGATTTTATGTTTATTATGAGAACAACAACCAATGGTATGCCAAGATATAATCGTAATGGCGAATTTAACAATTCATTTCATGTAACTAGAAATGGTATTATTCCTGAAACATTTGAGAAGATAATTTTTGAATGGAGTCAATTATTAAAACAGAATGATGTTAAATTTATCAGTTGTTCGTATGAAGATATAAAACCAACAGAGAATGATTATATGTATCTTGATCCACCTTATGCAAATACAAAAGGTATGTATTATGGAACTATTGATTATGAAAAATTTTGGAATTATTTAAGACAGTCGCCATGCAGATATGCTTTATCTTTTGATGGTAAGAGTGGTGATATAGATAATACTTGGAATGTTCCTAAAGACATATATACAACACATGAGTATTTACTAAGCGGTAATAGTAGTTTTAAACGTACAATTGGCAAATCAAATGACAGTATTGTTTACGAAAGTTTGTATGTAAAGTAGAGAATATATAGGTGAAGCAGTCACAGTAATTCACTGTTTCATTGGTTGTTAGGAGGTGAGAAAAGTGCCAACAGGTTATACAGCATATATAGAAAATGGAGATATTACAACAGGAAAAGATTTCTTAAAGCTTTGTACGAGGAATTTTGGTATTGCTATGGACATGAGAGATGAATTATTATCAGTACCAACACCAACACATTTTGAACCAAATTCTTATTACAAGAAAGAATATGATAAAGCTGTTGAGGTTCGTAATAAGTACAGACAGATGACTTTTGATGAAGTAAAACAGGAAATGATTAAAAGTTACAATGATAGAATCGCTTCTGCTAAGAAATGTTTGGATAATTATAAAACAGAGGATGAAAAATATAAGAAGGTTAGAGACGAAGTTGTGAAGTGGAATCCACCAACAGATGAACATAAAGGATTGAAAAAGTTTGCATTAGAGCAAATAGATATATCTATGAACACATCTTATTATAAATACTTGGAAGATGATTTGAACAAGGAATTAGATATTAGTGACAAAGCAGTTTATGCTTATATGAATGACATCAACGAGTCTTGTGAAAAAGATGTTGAAAGGGCATACAGACGATGGCAGGAAGATTTGAAACGAACTGCTGAAAAGAATTTGTGGATGCAACAGTTTATAGATAGTTTGGAGAATATATAAGTGAGGTGAGATACATAGAAGTAATTGAAACAAATCTAATCATTGATGAAAATAATATCATCAGAGATCATCAATCAAGAGTGGTTGAGGCAGACAGTTGGAATGAATATTGTGAAGCACATAAGAATTATGATGGTAAAGCAGTTTTCTTCAAGTCAAAAGTTATGAAAGGAAACAGTATCCAATCTAATTGTAAAATTTCAAATCTGAAATATGATGAAATGCATTTATCTTGTAATATCACAAAATTAAAAGATAATGGAGAAGAAATATTTACAGATAAAAGATTGGCATATCTAATAGTTGATCCGACTTAATCAAGTCAAAAATTTCCAAAACAAATAACTGAATAGAGAATATAAATATGGGTGGAAGAACAGCATACCCTTGGGTTTTTATACTCAAAAATCACTGTTGAAGATAGATGTTTACATAAATTAACTTCTGTGTTCCAGTCGTAAGACTGTTCAAATATAGTTATCAAAAAAAATTTATCACATATTATAAGGAGGACATTTTTTTAAATGGCAGAAACAAAGAAAAAAGGAAGATTATTTGATTTACCTGAGACAAAGGGTGCATTCCAGTTAAAAGGAGTTGTATCTGGTATGGAGAAGGATACGGCATTTAAGGAGATTAAGACTAAAAGTGGAAAGCCTATGAGAATGCTTAATTTTGGCACAAGTTATCTTGATGGTGAAACATTATATGTCAATCTTCAGGGAATGGAGCAGGAAAATGTTTATTTCTCTAAGAGAGCTGAAAAGAAGGGCGAAAAGGCTGATACTGTCAAAGTGCCTTGGGCTGATAGATTTTCTTATAACCGTGAAGGCTATCGCATGATTGGTAAGAATATCGGTGTAAAGAAGAAGGTTGATTCTGAGGGCAAGACGGTTAATGACAAGAAGGTTCTTACAGATTTTGATGCTTGTAAGGAAGTTAAGGAGAATCTGAAGGATGGTGCAAGCGTATTTATTCGTGGAAACCTTGATTATAGCAGTTTTACAGATGATAAGGGTAATAAAAGAACATCTACAAAACTTGTTCCAAATCAGATTTCACTTTGCTCAGAGGTAAACTTTGATGATGAGAAGTTCGAGAAGCAGAATGATTTCAACCAGGTAATTATTTTCATGGGAATCGAGCAGGAAAAGGATGATAACGATAAGCCAACAGGCAGATTTATTGTTCTTGCAAAGATTGTTACATACAGCAATATCGAGGATGTTCAGTTTATTATTGAGGATAAGGCTCTGGCTAATAAGTTTAAGAAGTCACTTAATCCTTACAATGCAATTAAGGTAAGTGGACATATGATTTCTTCTACTCAGACAGAGACAGTTGCAACAGATGATGATGATAATTGGGGCGAAGAGGACAGTATAGAGAAAGTATCTGCACCTACAAAAAGAGAGTTTATTATCACAGGAGCAAAGGGTTCTTCAATTGATAAGGAACTTTATACAGAGGAGAATGTAACAGAGGCTATTGCAAAGATTAAGAATGCAAATAAGGCAGAGGAGAGTTTTGGTTCTGAATCTAATGATGATTGGGGAAGTACTGATGGTCTTGACGAATCAGATGAGGACGAAGCTTGGGATTAATCCTTTAACAACTAGAGAACAACTAAGTGGAACGTCAGTAATGGCGTTCCAATAAATCAATATTATAGAATTACGGAGGAATTATTTAATGGCAAAAGCAAGAAAAGCGTCAGTCACACAGAGTAAGTTAGGTATGATTTTATATGGAGAGCAGTTTACAGGTAAGTCAACAATGGCTATGCAGCTTGCATACTTTAAGCGTCCTGATGGAAAACCTTTCAGAGTTTTATACCTTGATCCTGAGACTGGTTCAATTGATGATTATTTAGGTGACTTAGAAGCAAATGGTGTAAACCTTGAAAATATTTATATTGTATATACTCAGTCACTTGGAGAAGTAAGACAGTATATTGCAAAAGTTAAGAATGGAGAAGATTTCTATGAACTTGATGATGACGGAGATGAGACAGACAATGTAGTTCTTGACGCAGATGGAGAACCATTTAGAGCAGATGCAATCGTTGTTGATGGTACTACAATTCTTAACTTAACAACAAAACAGGGATTAGTAGAATTTTCTAAAAAGAGAAATAAAGTCAAAGCTGATAAGGATGGACTTGTTGGTGATGCCAGACTTGTTAAGATTGAGGGAGCAGGAATGGAGTTAAAGGATTATCAGACAATTAACTTCAAAGGACAGGATTTGATTCTTGATCTTATGGCATCTGGCGTTCACTATATTGTAACTGCTAGAGAGACTGATGAAAAAGAAACAATTAAGCAGTCTGATGGTTCAACTATGAGTGTTGTAACTGGTAGAAAGATTCCTGATGGGTTCAAAGGTATGACATACAATGTTAAGACTGAAATTCGTATGTACAGAAATGAAGAAGGAACAGTATGTGCTCATGTTAAAAAGGATAGAACACACACACACGAAGACAATTCGATTATCGAAGATCCTACATTACTTGATTGGCAGTCAGTTATTGATAAGACAGCAGATAAGAAGGCTTTTGTAGTAAAGAATGACTTAACAAAGGCAGTTGATGTTGAGCAGGATATTTACAGCAAAGAGATTCTTGGTAAGGTCGGAGATCCTGATAATTCAGAAACAACAAGCACATCTGATAATGGTAACAATACAGATATTGAAGCGATTAAGAAAGAAATTATTGCTAAGAGAAATGCACTTCCACCTACAGAAAAGAAGGTAATGAAAGAAAAACTTGAAGCAGCAGGACTCCCTACAGTATACAAGAATGTAACTGATATTGAGATTCTTAATAAAGTATTAGCAATGTTTGATTAAATTTGGATTATGTAAAGGTAGGATTATGGCAAGATACACAACTAACAATAAAAATGGTATTAAAAGAAAATGTGGTTGTTGCGGAGAAAACCTTTATATAAACAAGAATAATATTGATGATGCAATCTACTATGATAAAAAAACATATCATAGTAGTTGTTTTATCAATATATGTCAGAAGCGTATTGCTAATAAAAGGGTAGACGTATCAGCAAAATGGACTTGGATATATAACCACATTGATTCTATAAAAAAGGATACATACTCACATCTTGCAGTAGCAATAGAGCAAGACGAGATATTTGAATTTATTAAAGAAGCATATGATTTGACAATTATCCCTACTACCATATGGCAGAAATTGGGTAACATTTATAATGGAACTTTTAAAGGGATGTCGGTAGGTATTCCACCTTCAGACTTACTTGATATGTGGCAAAGAAAAATAGATATGCTTAATGGTATTGCGAAAAAGAATGAAGTAAAAGGTATTCATATGCAGCCAGAACAACGACTTTCGTATGATTTATCCATTTTGGTTAATAAATATGACAGTTATTTAAGGTGGAAAGAAAAACAGAAAATACTTGAAGCTGAGAAAGAAACAGAAAAATCACAGAATATTGTCAGTCAATCAATTGGCTATACTAATGTGTTCAAAGATAGTAAGACTGATACAGATGATATTTCAGGCTTGGTGGATGATATTTTTGGATAGGAGATAATATTGGATAATGAACATGAATTAAAAGATTGTAATGTGCAAGCAGAAATCCTGTTTGTTGGTTCTATAGCAAAGGATTTGGACTTGATTGTAAATTACAGCACATTTATGAGAAGCAAGTATGATTTCTCTGATCCTGCAACAAAGTTCTTTTATGATAATCTTGAAACTTACTTTCTTACATTTTCACAAACATTAGATGAAACAAAAATGAATGTGTTTATGAGTCAGAATGAAGAACGACTTAAATTATATAAGCAGTATAAAGGTTGGAAAACGCTTCAAAGGTTTATGACATTGGCAGATGAAAATGATGTGAAAAATTATTTTGATACTGTTAAGAAATATTCATTGGTAAGAGAGTATGGAAGAAATGGATTTCCAGTTGAGAAGATATTATCTCATAGGAACTTTGATAAAATGTCACCAAATGACATTTACAGAATTATCCGTACAAAAGCAGATAAGATAAATACAGTAATTAATGCTGGTGAAGAAGCTGTTGAGCTTACTGATAAAAACTCATCTCAAATCGACAAATATCTTGAAAAGCCAAATTTCGGCTTACCTTTTCCTTGGTATATGTATAATGAATTTTTTCTTGGTCTTAGAGAAACAAAGGTTCTCTTTGAAGGATTCCTTTCTAATGAGGGTAAAACAAGAAAACTTGTACTTTTAGCAGCTTATGTAGCACTTGTGCAAAATGAGAACTTTTTTCTTATGAGTAATGAGATGGACGAAGAAGATCTTCGTAGTTGTCTTATTACGACTGTTATTAATAATAAAGAGTTTCAAGAGTTACATGGCGTACATATTACAAAGCCTGAGAAAGAGATTGTGTTAGGTGTTTACCATGATAAAAATGGTGACATTATCAGAAGAAAAATTGATGATAATGGTGTTTATCTTGAAAGCAATAAAGATTACATAGAGAGAATAAAAGATACGTCAGAGGAATATTGGAATGTAAAAAAAATTACAGATTGGATTGATAGTAGTGATCGTAAGGGCAAAGTTATGTTTAAAGATGTTGGAGATGATTATAGCCCTGAGAGAATTGAATTTGAGTTGCGTAAAGCAAAGATGGTTCAGAACATTAAATATTATGGTTATGATACGTTAAAAGGTTATAACACTGATGATTGGTCACAGATTAAACAGTTTGCAACTAAATTAAAAGAATTAACAAAAAAACTTCGTATGAGTGGATATGCAGTATTCCAGTTAAGTGATGATACGGTATTTACTGATATTTTTAGTTTAAGTAGTAATAACATTGCCAATGCAAAGCAGATAAAACATGTAGCTGATATTCTAAACATTGGTAAAAAGTTAAATAAAGAAGAATACCATAAATATCAAGTTGTTTTAGAATGTGATTCTTGGGGTGAACCAGTGACGGAAGATTTGGATTTAAGTAAACAATATTTTTGTATTAAACCAGATAAAAACAGAGCAGGTAGCAAGGATAAGATTATGTTATTTGAGATTGATTTGAACTTAAATATTTGGAGAAATATAGGTTATATCATTAAAAAACCAAAAAATAGTGACTAATTGGAGGTGGCAGCTTGGATGTAAAAGAGTTGAAGAATTATATATATGAAAATAATTATTGTGAACAGATATTAGAATCCGTTGGTTGCCACCATATCAAATATCATTCAGTTGGAGCATATTGGACTGCTGGTAATCCTGATGGAGATAATAAAGGAGCAATTATTTTATATAATAATGAGTCCCTTATCTGCTTGAATAAAACTAGACAAATGATAAAGGGTAACAGACAAACAGATATTATTGATCTTGTGTGTTATGTCAAAGACCTTACATTTCCAGAAGGATTAAAGGAAATATGCTCGGAAATAGGAATGTCTTATTATCACGATTTTGAAGAGGATATTCCAGATAGTTTTAAAATACTGAAAATGTTAGAAGATATGGATTCTAATATATCAGAAGAAAAAGAAAAACCATTACAACCTATTTCGGAGAAAATACTTTCGTATTATAAGCCTTATGTAAATGATTTATTCTACAAAGACCATATAGATTATGAAACACAAAGAGAGTTCGAGATAGGTTTTGATGAAGAAACAAACCGATACACAATTCCTATTCGTTCTGAATTAGGAGATTTAGTCGGTGTAAAAGCAAGATATTTTGATAGAAAAGTACCTGATGGAATGAATAAATATATTTATTTAGAGCCATGTGCAAAATCAAAAATTATATATGGATTGTATAAAACTCTTCCTTATATAAAAAGAACAGGAAGGATTTATGTTGGTGAATCTGAAAAATTTGTTGAACAAGCATGGAGTTATGGTTATCAAAACACTGGTGGTACAGGTGGGAAGGAACTTTCACAATATCAAATTGATATGTTAGTTAGACTTGGTACAGATATAATTTTATGTTTAGACAAAGATGTAAAAAAAGAAGAATTAGAGGAATTAGCAGAAAGATTTCCTGATGGTGTTCCACTTTATTATATGTTTGACGAAGACAATATTCTTAATGAAAAAGAATCCCCAACAGATGATCCTATTAAATGGAGGTACTTGGTGGAGAATAACATATACAGATTAAGATAGAAAGGTGTGTATTTGAAGTATAAATTATATGAAAATAGCGACAATAATACTTCCAATGTATTAGAGGAAGTTTTAAAAAATAGAGGCGTTGATGATTATGAAAAATATCTCAACTTAGATGAAGATGTTTTAATTCCATACGAAAATTTGGATAACATAAATAAAGCGGTAGAATTATTTATGAAACACTTTAATAACAAGGATAAAATTGAAATACTTGTTGATGAAGATCCAGACGGTTTTTGTTCAGCAGCTATGATGTATTCTTATATTAAGAAAATGAATGCTAATTATCCAGTTAATTACATATTACATGCAAGAGCAAAGGCACATGGGCTAGATGATGACATTGTGATATCTGATGATACAAAATTATTGATTATCCCTGATGCTGGTACAAATGACACAGAACAGTGCAGAGAGCTTTCAGAAAAGGGTATTGATATACTTATTCTTGACCACCATGAGTCAGAAGAAAAAAATCCATATGCATTAATTGTAAATAATCAAATGAGTGACAATTATTCTAATAAGGATTTTTGTGGAGCAGGTGTTGTATATAAGTTTTTACAAGCATTAGATGCTGAGACATGGAATGAATTCGCAGATGACTATTTAGATTTATGTGCATTAGCAAATATTAGCGATGTTATGGATATGCGTTCATTTGAAACAAGATATATTACAAATCTTGGATTACTCAATATTACAAATAAATGTTTTCAGGCACTTATTAAAGCACAAGATTACAGTATGAATGGTAAAGTTAATATTCACAATATCCAATGGTATATAACACCTATTTTGAACGGAATGATTCGTATCGGTTCAAGTGATGAAAAGGAATTGTTATTTAGAGCTTTTATTGAAAAAGATGAGTTCTTTGAATATAAAAAAAGAGCTACAAAGGATAAACCAGCAGAAACAATTCAGGAAAGCATTTATGATAGAGCTGCTAGACTTTGTAAAAATGCAAAATCACGACAAGATAAAATGAAAGAAAAAGGCGTAAAAGCCATTTCAGAAGTTGTAGATAATCTTCCAATTGATGATAAAGTTATTATGGTTGATGTATCTGACTTACTTGATAGTGGATTAACTGGTGTTGTAGCAATTAAAATTGCAGAGCAATACAATAAGCCTTGTATTCTGTTAAAGAAACATTTTGATAAAAAGACAAAAACAACTGTGTTTGGTGGTAGTGCAAGAAATATTGATAACAGTCCAATTGATAGTTTTAAAGATATTGTTAATTCAACAGGGTTCGTTAATGGTAAAGGTCATGCAAATGCTTTTGGTATTGTAAATTTACCAGTTGATGATAAAGAAAAAGCAATTAATATGATGAACAGTATTCTTAGAAATACTGAATATGATTCTACATATCGTGTAGATTTTATCTTAGACATTAATCATGTCACAATCCCTTTAATTATTAAGTTATCACAGTTTGAAGATATTATTTGTCAAGGAATTGATGAACCTATGCTTGCAATAGAGAATATATCATTGACAAGAGATTGTTTTGAAGTATTTGGCAAGAATGAGGATACTATCAGTTTTATGGTAAATGATATTAAATACATTCAGTTCAAATGTAAAGAAGGTAATCAGCTATATGATTTTCTTCAAAACGCATGGGATGATAACGATAGTATTACATTTAATATTGTCGGAAAACCTTCAATAAACGAATATAACGGTATTAGAACACCACAGATTATTATCGAAGATGTAGCTGTTATTAGTACAAATAGTAACGATGAAGACGATGATTGGTAGGAGGTGAGTTATGTATAGTTCATTACATAACCATACATATTATTCATTACTTGATGGATATGGTAGTCCAAAAGAAATGTTGGATAGAGCAAAAGAAATAGGGTTAAAGGCATTTGCTATAACAGAACACGGAAATGTATATTCCCATATTTATTTTGATCTTATAAAAAAAGACTATCCAGATATTAAAATGATATATGGATGTGAGTTATACGAATGTGAAGATATCACTGTTAAGGATAAAGACAATAAATATTTTCATTTGATTTGTTTAATAAGAAATGAGCAAGGCAGAAAAGACTTAAATAAAGTTATTACAAAAAGTAACTTTGAAGGGTTTTATTTTAAACCACGATGCACAGTAGAAGATATTAAACCCTATGCTGATAATTTTGTTATTTCTTCTGCTTGTTTAGCAAGCAAGTTAGCGAGAGAGTCAGATTTTGAGAAGTGTATTGAATATGTTAATGAATATAAAGAAGCCTTTCCATATTTCTTCCTTGAGATGCAGTCGCATTCTCATCAGGATCAGTGTTCATATAATCAGAAAATCTTAGAACTTTCAAAAAGAACAAATACCCCATTTATCATTACAACAGATAGTCATGCACCTAAAAAAGAAGATTTGTATTATCAGGACAAGCTTATTCAGATTGGTAGAAAAAGTAGCAACAACGACAAAAATGCTATCGAAAATAGTGAGGTATATGAAGGTTGCTATATGCAATCTGAAGATGAAATCCATGAAATTATGGATAGTCAGATTGGATATGAAAATGTATGTCTTGGATTGGAGAATACTAATAAGGTAGCAGATTTAATTGAAAATGTAGATATGCCATTTCAGAAACCACAGTTACCTACATTCCCATTACCTGATGGATATAGAGATAATAATGAATTCTTATGGCATTTAGTTAGACAAGGTTGGAAAGATAGAGGATATGACAATCTTAGCGAAGATGAACAGCAAGTAAGAAGAACTAGGTTAAACTATGAGATGGGTATTATTCATTCGATGGGGTTCGATGGTTATTTCTTGTTTGTATGGGACTTTATCAAGGCTGCTGAGAAACTTGGAATTGAAGTTGGTAAAGGAAGAGGAAGTGCAGCAGGTTCTTTAGTTTGCTATTGTTGTCATATTACGGATATTGATCCGATTAAATATGGACTCATTTTTGAGAGATTCTTAAATCCTGAACGAGTAGGACTTCCTGATATTGATACAGATGTTGGTAATAGAGATGCAATCATTGATTACCTTGTAGATAAATATGGAGAAGAAAGAGTATGTCAGATTATTAACTACTCGTATATTACTCCAACGGTTGCAATTACTGACGTTGGTAAGATACTTGGATTTCCATATAATCAGATGCAAAAACTTTCACAGAAATTTACATTCGACAAATGGGATGACTGTATGAAAGCAAATCCAAATTTACTCGCAGACAACCCACAATATGCTGATTTGTTTGATATTGCAAAGCATTTAAGTGGTCGTGTTAAAACAGTTTCTATTCATGCTGGTGGTGTTGGAATCGTTGATACAACAATTAATGACTATATGCCAATGAAAATAGGAACTAAGGGCGAGCATGTAATTCAAGTTGATAAACATTATGTAGAAGACATTGGAATTGTAAAGTTTGACCTTCTTGGAGTAGCAACACTTAATCTTGTGAAGGAAATTAAGGATGATTTACACTTAGATCCTTGGGATTATGATATCAATAATCCAGAATTTGAGAATGACAGACCTACATATGAATTATTAGCAAGTGGTAAGACTAATGGTGTATTCCAGGTTGAATCAGCAGGAATGAAAGATTTGCTTATTCGGTTAAAACCAAAACTTGAACAATTGGACTTTGAAGTTATATCTGTCATTTTGGCATTATATAGACCTGATAGTATGGGAGCACTTGATGAGTATGTTGAAATGGCAACAGGTGGAAGTAGACCACCATCAATTCATCCAGATATGGACGAAATCTTAAAAGATACAAATTACTGTATGATCTATCAGGAACAGCTTCTTGATATTGTTAAGAAGTTTGGTGGAAGAACATACGGTGGTGCTGACTTATTCCGTAAAGCAATCGGAAAAAAGATAGTTGAATTAGTACAGAAAGAGTCAGAAATTCTTCGTGGTGAAATTGTAGCAAACGGATATTCTAAAGAAATTGCTGATAAAATTGCGAATGAATTATCACAAAAAGGCGGTTATCTATTCAATAAATCGCATTCATACAGTTACGCAGTTCTTTGTTTCGAGACAGCTTGGTTCAAAGCTCATTACCCAACTTACTTTTTCAAGGCATTATTCAATCAGAATAAAGATAAAGCAGGTGCAATTAATAAGTATATTCTTGATGCAAGGTATTTTAATGTGGATATTATGCCACCGAATATCAATCATTCTGGAATGAATTTCACAGTTGATAAAGATAAGGTTCTTTTTGGATTATCTGCTATTGGTGGAATTGGTGAATCACTTTCTAAGCAAATTATCGAAGAAAGAGAGAATAATGGTATATACAAATCGTTTGATGATTTGATTCAGAGACTTTCTTTAGGTAAGGCATCTGTTATTGCACTGATAAAATCTGGTGCAATTCCTTGTAAAAATAAGCGTGAAAAACTTATATCATATCTTAAATCAGAGTATCAACCATTAGAATTCTCAGAAGTTCAATCATTGCCTACCTATAAGAAACTCGAAGAAGATTGGAACATTAACTTAAGGAAGTACGTGATTCCTTCATCTGGAAAACGAATTGTATATGACAAGAAAGCACTACTTGCTGAATATAACAGATTGAAAAAGATACAGTTTGAAGAAAATCAGAAGGTAAGATTCCAAAAGTACATAGATGATAATAAAAATTATCTTGAAGACGAACAGTTTTGGGAATTCCAAACATTACAGGTATTTATTAATGATAATCCATTTGATGCAGCTTATACATTCTTGACACCATTTGAGGATGTACCTGATGGTGAAAAATGTACTTTAGTTGGAATTATAGCAAAAGTTCAAAAGAAAAAAGATAAGAATGGTAAGCAGTTCGCATATATAAATATCTATTCAAGTTTTGGACTTGTTGAAGGAATTGTATGGCATAGTCAATTAAAGGAATATGAAGATTTAGTAAAAAAAGGACAGCAAGTAGCAATTCTTTGTAAGAAAGATAGCGAAGAAAAGGTAATTGTAGAAAAATTAAAGCCATATAGCAAATGGCTTGAATATGTAAGGAAGAAAGGAGTATCAGTCTAAATTGGATGAAGATGAGATTTATAAATTTACAGCAATAATTACATATGAACAATACTATTCGGATGATTCAACGTGGGGTGTGTTTGGATTTTCAACAAAAGATGATATTCCATTCTTTACAAAACCTACAAAAACATTCGATCCGTTTGGTGATAATAATTCTGCAAATAATACTGATGATAAAAAAATGAGTAAGTTAGCAGGAAAGATGCAACATTTAGTTGTTGGTGGAGAATATGTGGTTAAGGCGAAATATAAAAAGGATAAAAAATATGGCGATCAATATACACCGATTGCCATATACGCCATTATTCCACAAAGCAGAGAAACACAGCTATTATTTTTGAAGTCAATGATTCCTGAATGGATGGCTGATAATTTAATAAACGCATATCCAAATGTAGTTAATGATGTAGCGAATGGTACATTAAAAACTATTGATTACAGTCTTGTAAAAGGTGTTAGAGAAATTACTTGGAATAAAATCAAGGAAAAAATCATCAATAACTATCTCATTTCTGACATTATCTCAATGCTAAAACCAATTGGTGTCACTTATGCAATGATTAAAAAATTGCTTTCAGAAGAACCAAATCCAGTTTTATTAAAGCAAGAGTTAGAAAAAAATCCATACATCATGACAAAAATTGATGGGATTGGGTTTCGTAAATGTGATGATTTAGCACTGAAGTTAAAACCTGAACTGATTGATTCTACACAAAGACTTGTGGCTTTTATCCAATACTATTTCAAAGATCTGGGAGAAAGTAAAGGTCATACGTGGTGTTCTGAAAAGATTTTAAGGGCAGCCATAAGTAATAATATATACGAGTGTTGTAACAAGGTTGATTGGCTATTAGAAAATAATGACTTTCTTCATATTGATAATGGTCGAATTGGTCTGAAATATTATTACGATATTGAGATGCAGATTTATCATTTGATTCTGAATAAATCTAAAATTGAAACAACAATCAATATTTCTGATGAAGCGATTGATAAAGCAATTAAACATGCGGAAGAAGAACAAGGATTTGATTATGTGGTAGAGCAGTTAGACACAATTCATAAGAGCTTACATAGAACTGTTAGTTTGATAACTGGAAAAGCAGGAACTGGTAAAACGTCAATAATGCGAGCAATTGTTAAGGCTTATATGGAAAATAATTATATGATGACAGCTTCAGCACTTTCAGCAATGGCAGCTCAAAGAATTACAGAAGCAACAGAATTTCCTGCAATGACTATTCATAGAACACTTGGATGCCAAGGTTTAAATGATTTTACATACAATAAGGACAATCACTTGATTACAGATGTTGCATTTCTCGATGAGGGAAGTATGGTTAATGCCAGTTTATTTTTACATTGGCTTGAGGCAATTGGAGATAATACAAGAATTATTATTTCAGGAGATCATAAGCAGTTACCACCTATCGGATTTGGTAATGTGTTCTCAGATTTGATTGAAATATTTGATGATTCAGTTGTAAGCAAGTTAGTAAAACCTATGAGACAGGCAGAAAAATCAGGTATTCTTGTTGATGCAAATAAGATTCGTGAGAATATAAATCCTATATCTGAGAAGTTACAGCCACGAATTATTCATGGTGAGTTACAGGATATGTATTATATGTTCCGCACAAATCGACAGTCATTATTTAACATTGCTGTTAAGACATTCATCAAATCTGTTGAATCAGATGGAATCGACAATGTGGTTATTGCAGTACCTCGTAGAAAAGATTGTTTGAATAGCACCAATGAGATTAACAAGGTTATTCAAAATGAATTACTTGGTGATGTTTTAGAGAGTATTGAAGGTTTTGATACAACTTTCAAACTTGGTGCAAAAGTCATGCAAACAGTTAATGATTATGACAAAAATGTATTTAATGGCGAGATTGGTTATGTGACAAAAATCAGTGAAAGATATGATGGTAAGAAAAAGGAAGAGTATTGTGAAGTAACTTACACTGATATTTTTGGAAAAGATAAAATCATTGAATACACAAAGAAAGAGTTAGCTGCTTTGGATCTTGCTTATGCTATGACAGTACATAAATTACAGGGCGCTGGTCGAAAGACAGTAATTGGTATTATTGATAATACACATCATCAGCTTCTTGATAACTGTATGCTTTACACATTATTGACTAGAGCAAAGAAGAGATGTTTGTTATTAGCTGAACCAGAAGCATTTTTACAGTGTATAAGAACAAGTCATAACAATAGAAACACTTGGATGATGTTAGAAACAGAGAATAATACAGTAGAAGAGTAATTTGAATTTCTGGAATGCCCATAAATAGGGCGTTTCAGAGACTCAAAAAGCCAAGAAAAGATGAATTTTTCGTGGGAGGTGAATTATGAGCAAATCAAAGGAAGAATTATATGAGTATTTTTCGCATATGCAGCAAGAGGATAACAAATCACTTTTGGGTGGTATGGCTTGGGAAGATATTGCTTGGAATATTAAATATGCAGAAGACAATGGAATATCAAGAACACAACTAGGTTTTGATTTCCCTAAATTGCTTGGACATCTGATTATTGATGATGAAACATATGAAAAGGAAAAGAGAGAATATACTGAAAGTATTGAAACTTATAACCATAATGCAGACTTATTAAGAGCTAATAAATGGAAATATAAGCTAGTCGATGATTCAGAAGAAAGCAGATTACATTTGGCTGATAAATATATTCAGTATGTAGAAAATTGTAAAGAATTACTGAAAGACTTAGATGTGTATCACAAAGAATATTTGGATTATATGAAAAATACTAAACAATAAACGACAGTTTCTTGTGAAAATTAAGGAGGTGCAAAATGGAACAAAAAATTGAAAATGGTAAGATAGATATAATGGGTATTAACATTGACATTTCACAAGTTCTTGGACAAAAAATAATAGATCAATATATAGCACAACTGTCTGACGATAATATTAAAGAAATTATGAAATATATTAGTAGCGATTTATTTAGCGAACAGTCTGTATATAATAGAGAAACCAATGATTATGTTGATAAATTGGTTGTTAAGAAACGTGAAAAAAATCAGTGGGGAGATTATAAGGAAAAGGAGATTCCAATCGGAGAATTGATAAAAAATCAATTCAATGAACGTATTAAGGATAGTCTATTGGAAAAAGTTGAAGAAATTATAGCTTCTGCGAATTATCAAAATAAAATCAATGAAATTGCAAACGAACTTGTTGACTATTCTATTAATGGGTATAAGGAAGACTTAAAAAATAGAATTAGAGAAAGAATGATTGGCAATATAATGGATGAATCACCTAAATATGGTGGACAATCTTTGCTTAGTATTATCAATTATGAGATTGATAAGAGAATGATGAGATAGCAGAAATCCATTTTTCTTGTGAAAATTAAGGAGGTACAAATGAAAATAGAGATTGAAATCCCAGACTTGGAAGAATATTTCTTTCCTGGGTATGACGAAGAAGATGGTGGATACATAACAAATAAAGAGATTTCTGAAAAAATTATTAGTTTGGCGATAGAAAGATGTATTGATAGAATGTATGACGATTATGTTTGTGATAATGTTTATAGCACTATAAAAAATGATGCAAAAGAAGTCGTCAAAAACCACTCCAAAGAAATTATTAATACTGTAATAGATAGAGTATCTGATGAAATTCTTCAAAAAAAAGCGATTATAGATGAAATGCCAAAGAAATCAGAGGTGGCACATATTAATAAAGAATGGGAAAGTTACTTTATAGAACTTATTGATAAAGCCATTGCAAAAAGATTTAAATAGTAGCAGGAATCCATTATTTCATACGGAGATTAGAAGGGATTATTTTTAGAAGAAAGGTAGGAAGTTGAATTTTATGAGATTTAGACCCATTTGTAAACACACTATACAACATAGTAGTAATGAGCAAAACAATAATCTTGACACCTTGCTTACAGATCTCAGAGATATTCAGAATAAGATTGAGTTTACAGAACAAAAAATCAAAGAAATCGAAACGCCACCATATATTGAGTATGATGAAAAAGAAAGGTTTCTATATGCACTTGACACAGTGATAGATAAACGATTTAGACCTCAAGATTTATTTAATCAAGACATAGATAAACTAAAGCAATTTGCATTATATCTGTTAGCTGCCTGTAATTGTGGTGAAGAATATAAAAAATTACAAAACACTTTGAATAGGCTGAAAAGACAAGAAAAAGATATCAAAGAAAGCTTACATATCAGATAATTAAGAAAATGAGGTGGTAACTTATATATTTCTAAAGATAACCCAGATATAAGAATTGAGGTGATATTTTGCAAAACAATTATGTGGAAGAGTTAAAGAATGGTAAGCAGATTAGAATAAAATATAGTAAGTTGGTACATGATTGGATTGATGACAATAGCGGTTGGATGGAAGAACTATGGTGTTATGACAACAAGCTTGATTTATTCAAATGCCATTATCCAACATCTACATATGATAACGATTTTTATACAACTCATACAGAGGAACAAACAAAAAGTTTTATGGAAGAGGCTGTCAGAGATTTTGATAATAAATACGAAGATGTTGATGTGTCAGATATTATTATAGAAAACTCCAATGTGCCTGTCGGCACACTTACCATTAGAGAAGCTGCTATTGAGAAATTAAAAACAATGACAGACGATGAAATCAAGAGAAGAATATTATTATAAAAATCTATCACAATTTTTTATATAATTTTCGTTGTATTTCTTAGAGCAATTCGCTCATCATTTCACAAATACAAATAGAATAAATAATCAGGAGGTGGTTCTTATAGAATGGTATGTTTATTATCATGATTATAATGCACAAAAAATTATTAAATGGAATGTATTTAATCATGGTACTTTTGCAGAAAAAGTTAATAAGTTATTACAAGAAAATTTGTCAAAAGATGAATTTGCAGATGGTTTAAAAAAATATCTTATGTATTATATGTGGTCTAAATGTGAATATGAAATAATTTTATCATCTTGGACTGGACGAGCAGATGATATTAAGATTGATGTTTATGACCAAATAATGATGAATTTTGACAGGTTTGTTGATTATTGCTGGTCATTCAAATCAGAAAAGCCTTGAAAATAAGGCGAAATTTGAGATGAAATTTCCAAGTAAATTGGACTTTCATTGGGATTTGATAAATAGGAGGATTAAGATTTGAAATTTGAAACAAGTAAGAGGATAGATAATTGGACAGAGAATCACAGAAAACAGGGATGTATAACTCGTGCAACAGCAGGTGAACAGTTTGTATATGAATTTTTGCCAAGTGGAATTATAGAATGTCAGACAATTAAATGTCTATGTTGCGGTAAAAAATTCACAGATTACGTTGATTAAAATAGGAGGTTAAATGGGAACAGTTATTATTACAAATTATACTACAAAAACACCAATTACAATGATTGGATTTTGTGCAGGTGTATGTTGGGGTGCTGATACATCTAATCAAGAAAAGAATTATAAGCGTGGCTTAAATTGTATTGAAAGTGTACATGGGAGAACATGGGAGTTTCCAGATGTTTATGCAATTATTGACGGATATTCTGCAAAAGTTCTGAGGGAATGGTATACACATATAGGCTGTTTACCAACACGCTTACAAGGTTCAACACGTTATATTGATTATTCTAAAGGAGAAGGTTTTGAATATACAACTCCACCATCAGTAAAGAAAAAACAAGAAACCGAATTAGAATGGCACAGTTTTATGAGATATGTAAATTCAAAAATTCAATGGTTTATTGAAAATGGAATTCCTGTTGAAGATGCAACAATGTGTTTGCCATTAGCATATAGCAGTAATATGGTTGATAAACGTAATTTCAGAAACATAGTAGATATGACCGCACAAAGATCTTGTTCGAGGGCATATTGGGAATATAGAAATGAATTGATGAAAGATTATCTTGAAGCTTTAAGAGAATATTCTGATGAATGGAAAACATTGATTGATATGACGTGCAAACCTAAATGTGAAAAATTAGGATATTGTGAAGAAAAAAAGTCTTGTGGTAGAAAACCAAAGAGACAGTAAATGTTCATTTCATAGGAGGTGATTAATATTAGAGATCCAAATAGATTATATAACTTTTACAACGAAGTAACCCGATTACATATGACATACATGCCTGATTGGAGAGTTGGTCAGTTTTGGATGAACTTTTTAGGCTGGGTTCAAAATGTAAAGAAACGAGATCCGTTCTTTCCAGAAGAGTCAGAAATGCTCACATTTTTAAAAGAATATTGTGGGGAAAAGGAGGAAGCAAATGAATAAGTTAGAAAGAATAAAACAACTTATTAAAGAGTTGGATAATGCTTCATATGCTTATTATAATCAAATTCCAATTATGCCTGATTATGAGTGGGATAAAATGTATGATGAGTTAATAAATCTCGAAAAAGAGACTGGTATTGTATTATCTAACAGTCCGACACATAATGTTGGTTATTCAGTTGCAGATGAATTAAAAGAGGTTGAACATAATCATCCAATGCTTTCACTTGATAAAACAAAATCAATAGATGAGTTAATTGAATTTATTGGAGATAAGGATTGTTTCTTATCTGTAAAAGCTGATGGCTTAACCACATCTCTTCATTATATTAATGGTAAGTTGATCGGTGCAGAAACCAGGGGCGATGGAGTGAGAGGTACTGAATGCCTTCAGAATGTATTAACAATGAAAAACGTACCAAAGGAAATTCCATATAAGGATGAACTTATTATTGATGGCGAAACAATTATTGGATGGGATACTTTCAGAGAGATTAATGATAAATTACCAGAAGATAAGAAGTATAAGCACCCAAGAAATCTCGTATCTGGATCATTGCAGTTACTTGATAGCAAAGAAGCTACAAACAGGAATATGAGATTTGTTGCTTGGAGAGTTATTAAAGGTTTTGAGCATAAAACTCCTAGTGAAGATTTATTCAAGGCTAAAGATATTGGATTTGAAATTATACCGATATTAAAATCACCTAGAATTAATCAGAACGAAGAGTTGACAATCTTATTAAATCATATAAGAGAATTAGCAAATTCACATAATATTCCTTATGACGGAGCTGTTGTGGCAGTTGATGATTATAAAATTGCAGAATCTATGGGAAGAACAGATAAATTTTTCCGACATTCAATGGCATATAAATATGAAGATGAATTATTTGAAACAGTGCTTACAGATATTGAATGGAATACATCAAAGACAGGTTTAATTAATCCTGTGGCAATCTTCGAGCCAGTTGACTTAAATGGAGCAATTACCACAAGAGCAACGCTTCATAACATTACATATATTAAAGATATGATGCTTGGTATTGGAGATAGAATTAGAGTCTATCGTTCTAATATGGTTATTCCTAAAGTACATGACAGTATTGATAAGAGTGGTAATTTTAATATTCCTGATAAATGTCCTATTTGTGGTCAGTCTACAAGAATTGTTAAAGAGAATGATTCAGAAGTTCTCATGTGTGAAAACCCAGACTGTAATGGTAAACTTTTGGGTAAATTGGTTCATGCAGCAAGTCGAAATGCGTTGGACATAGAAAATCTTTCAGAATCTACAATAGAGAAATTCATCAATCTTGGTTGGTTAAACTCTATTAAGGATATTTACCATTTATCAGACCACGAAAATGAAATAAAAGTTTTGGAAGGCTTTGGTAAAAGATCTGTTGAAAAACTTCTTAACTCTATTGAAGAGTCACGTAATACAAATCTTCAGCGTTTTCTTTATAGTTTATCAATCTCATTACTCGGCAAGTCAGCAAGTGAAGATATTGCAAATGTATGTAATCAAAGTTTTGATGCCTTTGTTGGAGCTTTAATGAGTAGTGGTAAAGATGCATTTACTCATATCAATGGAATAGGTAATGCACTTGGTAGTTCTATTATTGGATATTGGAATAAGAATGGAAGTAAAATTATTGAGCTGTCAAATGAATTTATATTTGAAAAACCTAAAATTGTATTAGATGAAATCCCAAAAACATTACAAGGAAAAACATTTGTCGTAACTGATTCAGTTAATCATTATAAAAATCGTGACGAGTTAAAAGCTGATATAGTTGCTCATGGCGGTACAGTCGTAGGCTCTGTAAGTTCTAAAACATCTTATCTTATTAACAATGATATCAACTCAACAAGTTCTAAAAATCAGAAAGCAAAATCGCTTAATATCCCAATTATAACAGAAGAAGAGTTTTTAAAAAAATTCTTTGAAAAATAAGAGAATATATCTTTATAAAGATAAAAGATATAGGAGGCTTATATGTTAAAAAAATTGGTTAAAATTTTATCTATTGTTTTTGTAATTATTGTTTATTATGTTGTTATTTTTTATAAAAATAATACCAAAAATAATAATCAAGCAATAATTGAAAGTAATAATTTAAATATATGCAGCGTTTATCTTGTAAATTTCCCTGAATATAAATATGAATCAGTAGTTGAAGATAAAGAAATATTTGAAGAAAAAATACAAGAAGAACAAATACAGGTTAAACCAAATATATATGATTCATTCTCAGAATTAGAACTAAAATTATTGTATCGTGTTGTTGAAGCAGAAGTTACAGGAACTGGATATTTTAATGAAAAATGTAATGTGGTTTCAGTTATTTTTAATCGTATTAATGCTCAATGGGGAAGTATTGAAGATATATTAATTCCAACTCAATTTGCTTGTTTAGCCGATGGACGAGCTTATCAAGTTGAAATTACTGAAGAAACAATTAAAGCTTGTGAATATGTTTATGCTCATGGAGATACAACAAATGGTGCTCTTTTTTTTGATTCAACACATGGTAATTCATGGGCATCACATAATTGTGTATACATATTTACCGATAAAGTAGGTCATGATTTTTATAAATTAAATAGTTAGGAGAAGATAATGTTAGTTATAATTGGAAAAACCGCATCAGGAAAAACAACCTTACGTGAAAAAATGGTTAAAGAGTATGGATTCAATCCTATAATTACATATACCACTCGTCCTATGCGAAAGGGCGAAGAAGAAGGTAAAACATATCATTATATTACAGATGAGGAGTTCAATGAAAAGATTAAAGAAGGGGTTTTTGCAGAATATAAAGAGTATAACACTAAGAAAGGTATTTGGAAATATGGTTCTGCCAAAGAAGATTTAATTAATTCAGATAAATCAAGCATTATTATTTTAACACCTGGAGGTGTTGAAGATATAAGAAAAAATTTACCTGAACCTGAAATAGATATGAAAATTATTTATATATATTCAAATCTAAGTATGATTAAAAGAAGATTATTTTATCGAAAAGATAATAAAGATGAAATAGAACGAAGAATTAATAGTGACAATATAGATTTCAAAAATGCTGATATTTTAGCTGACAAAATTGTATACAACAATGATGAAAATGATCTATATGAAGTTATAGAGAAAATTATATCTTTATATAAAAAAATGAATGAAAGGGATGATTAATAATTTACGGATTAATTACAACACATCAATTAGCAAAAGAACTTCTTAAAAAAGATGATTGCTACTTAACTGTAACGGCTGAAAATAGAGAATATATTATTGAAGGTATTTGTACAACTAAAACTATTGCCAATATGGATGATAGTTGTATATACAAAACTTTACAATGTAAGGAATATTAAAACTAGGAAGGAGAAATATGGATTATAGCAATTATATTGAGTTAGATAATATTACCATTCAAGATTGTATTGATTTACTAAAATATAAAAATACAAGGGTAATAATAAATGATGGTCATATTGTAAATCTAAAAGAGAATTTTTTCCCAAGAAAAATCAGACAAGAAATATAAAAAATAAGAAAGGCAGGTGGTTAATTGAGTCGAATAAATAAATTATATATCGACTATGATTAGCTTGATGGCGTTATAGTTAATACAATTAAATGTATTACTGAATTATACAATGAAGACTTTAAATACTATAAGAAATTTGAGCCGAAAAAATGGTGGGAAATTGAAACATGGGATTTTAAAGAACTAAAGTGTGCTAATACAGAATACATAAATAGTTATTTTAACCAACAAAGATTCTTCGATAAAGTTGAATATATGAGTTGGGCAGAAAAAGTGTTAGACGATCTAAAAAATATTTACGAAATAACTATTGTCTCATCTGGTTATTCACCAAATTTAACTGCGAAGGAATTATGGATAAATAAACATTTGCCATATTGTAATTTTATAGGAGTAAATCTTAAGGAATATAAAGATAAGTCTCATATAAATATGCAAGATGGAATTTTTATAGATGATTCTATGCAAAATTTGGTAACAAGTAATGCAATTCTCAATATTTGCTTTGGTGATGATTATGAATGGAATAAAAACTGGCAAGGCATTAGATGTCGTAATTGGATGGACGTAGGTAATTGTTTAACAAAATTAAAACAGGAGGAAAATTAATTTGTACAATGTAATAAAAAAGGATGGCACTATAGAACCTTACAATGAACAGAAAATTATTGATGCATGTGATAAAGCTGCTAGACGTGCCATGTATGAACTATCAGACAATGATTATGCACAGATTTTAAATGATGTATTAGTGAAAATAGATGAGAGTTATGACGAAGATACGGATATTGAAATTTACGATATGCATAACATTGTAGAATCTGTTTTGGAAGAAGATTTTCCAATGGTTGCAAAAATGTATAAGGAATATAGAAACTACAAAAAAGACTTTGTACACATGATGGACAAGGTATATGAACGTAGTCAGTCTATTAGATATATTGGAGATAAAAACAACGCCAATACAGACTCAGCATTGGTAGCAACAAAAAGAAGTCTTATTTACAATGAATTAAGTGGAGAATTATATAAGAAATTCTTTTTAACTCACGATGAGAAACAAGCCGCAAAAGATGGATATATTTATATTCATGATAGGAGTGCAAGGCTTGACACATTTAATTGCGATTTATTTAGAGTTGGTGAGGTTATGAAGGGCGGTTTTGAAATGGGTAATATTTGGTATAATGAACCAAATTATCTTGATACTGCTTTTGATGTAATGGGAGATATTATTCTTTCAACAGCCGCACAACAGTACGGTAAAAATCATCCGACTGCCGTACTTAAAAACCTTGTGAACGCCTAAACGGGCGGTGTGGTCGTACAGACTGCTAACACTGAAGCTTTTAATTAAGTAACGGTGTGCCAAGCATATAAATCTTCTATATTAGCAAGGAGATGTTTTTATAGAAGAAATTTGGAAAGATATTAAAAATTATGAAGGAATGTATCAGATTAGTTCGTTTGGGAGAGTTAGAAGTTTGAATAGATATGTTAATAGTTCAGGTGGACGAAAGCAATATATAAAGGGCAAGATTTTACATATATGCTATAACAAACGAGTGAATGTTTACGAGATACATTTAAGGAAAAATAATAAAAGACAATGTTTTAAAATACATAGATTGGTTGCAGAAGCATTTATAGAAAATGATGATCCAGTTAATAAAACAACTGTAAATCATATAGATGGCGATAGATCTAATAATAGAATAGATAACTTAGAATGGTTATCATATTCTGATAATTTAGAACACGCTTATATAGAATTGCACCGTCCCATAAACCGACCAAAGTATATGAAAAGACGGTGCTTGTGCATTGATAAAACAACCAATACTAAAACATTATATGAAAGTATAGAAGCTGCGTCAAGAGGTAGTGGAGTGTCAACAACACAAATCAGAAGACTAGCTGAAAATGAGTGTATTAACAATACATTTGAATTTTACATAGAAGGAATAAATAATTTTAATATATAGAAGATTTATATGAAGGTTCAGAGACTATCGAAAACATAGTATAAAATCGTTAATGTGAGATTTTATATAAAGAAGTGAGTAGAGTAGGTATATAGGTGAAATTCCTGTACCGAAGCGCAAGGCAATGATTAACAATCATTGAAGAAATAGTGCATGTATGATGAAAAATCATACTTGGGTTTTACAGTTCCAGAAGTAGATAAAATTCTTGAACCATATGCAAAGAAATCATACTTAAAATATAAAGAAGAGTATTTAAAAATAGCAACAGAATTATTATCCGATGATTTCACCAAAGATGATTATGTTCATGTTGACTGGGAATATATATCAGATAATTTAGCAAGCGTATATGCGACAAACAAAGTTCAGCGTGATTTTGAACAAGGATGGCAGGGTATAGAAATGAAATTAAATTCTGTCGGATCAAGCCGGGGGGACTATCCTTTTGTCACGATGACAATCGGATTAGCAACATCAAAGTTCGGCAAAATGGCAGCTATTTCACTTCTTAAAGTTCATTCAGAAGGACAGGGTAAGAAAGGATTTAAACGACCTGTATTATTCCCTAAGATTGTATTTTTATATGATAAAAATCTTCACGGAGATGGATCTGACAAATTTCCAAGCGCAGATGTATTTAATGCTGGTCTTGACTGTAGCAGTAAGACAATGTATCCAGATTGGTTATCATTGACAGGTGATGGATATGTTGCAGAAATGTATAAGAAATATGGAAAAGTGGTATCTCCAATGGGCTGCCGAGCTTTCTTATCACCATGGTATGAAAAAGGTGGTATGCATCCAACAAATGAAAATGATGAACCAATATTTGAAGGACGTTTCAATCTTGGTGTTATTTCTCTTCATCTTCCTATGATTCTCGCAAAAGCTCGTAGAGAATCCAAAGATTTCTATGAAGTTCTTGATTATTATCTTGAGTTAATTCGTGGATTACATAAAAGAACATATGATTATATTGGTGAATTAAGAGCAAGCGTAAATCCAGTTGCCTTCTGTGAAGGCGGTTTGCTTGGTGGTAATTTAAAGCCAACAGATAAGATTAAAACAATTCTTCCACCAATGACAATGAGTTATGGAATTACTGCGTTAAATGAATTACAGAGACTTTATAATGGTAAATCTATTCGTGAAGATGGACAGTTTGCATTAGAAGTTATGCAATATATCAACGATTATACAAACCGAATTAAAGAGGAAGACCATATTTTATATGCAATTTACGGCACTCCTGCCGAATCATTGTGTGGTCTTCAGATTGAGCAGTTCCGCAAGATTTATGGAATTATTGAGAATGTATCAGACAAGCCTTATGTAAGTAATTCATTCCATTGCCATGTTTCGGAACAGATGTCGCCTATTGAAAAACAGGATAAAGAAGGACGTTTCTGGAATTTATTTAATGGTGGAAAGATTCAGTATTGCAGATACAATCTCGGATATAACAAAGAAGCTATTAAAACACTTATTCTTCGAGCAATGGATAAAGGTTTTTATGAAGGAGTAAATCTTGCTATGTGCTACTGTGAAGATTGCGGATATCAGCAAGTAGAAATGGATACATGTCCTAAATGCGGTAGCAAGATGATTACTAAAATTGACAGGATGAACGGATACTTGGGATTTACAAGAGTACATGGCGAAACAAGATATAACGAGGCTAAGAATGCAGAAATTGCGGATAGAGTTTCAATGTAAGGAGTGTGGTTCATATCAATTATCATAACATTACACATGATGATATGAACAATGGTGACGGTTTGAGAGTCGTTTTATGGCTCTCAGGCTGCTCTCACCATTGTTATAATTGTCAAAATCCTCAAACGTGGAATCCCGATAGTGGCATTCCATTTGACGAATCAGCAAAACAGGAGATATTCAACGAACTGTCTAAAGACTATATATCGGGCATTACCTTCAGCGGTGGTGATCCACTACATAAAAATAACCTTGATGAAGTCCTCAAATTAGTCAAACAAATCCGTATTTCTTTTCCTGAGAAAACTATCTGGTTGTATACTGGATATTCTTATTCAAAAATCTTTCGGGGACAATTATCATGTTTGTCTCAAGAAGGATTAAATAATTTTAAACGTAGAGAAATCATTAAATTATGTGATGTTGTAGTTGACGGAGAATATATTGATGAGCAGAAGGATATAACGCTCAAGTGGAGGGGTTCAAAAAACCAAAGATGCATTGATGTTAAGCAATCTCTCACTCAGAATAAAGTAGTTTTATATTGCAGCTAAAGAAAGAGGGTGATAAACACGTCATACTTAACAGATAAATTCAAGGGACAGTATCGTATATTATGTGAATATGATCTTAATACAAATGATTTTCCACGAAAACTTGATGGAAGTTATGAAGATATAGATTGCTATATTTCCTGTCAAAATAAAATACGTATATATTATGTAGGAAATGGAATATTACAGGCTTACATACCTTCTATTGGACGAGCACATAATATCCTAAAAATAATTAATGAATCATTTCCTGATAATATATTAAATATAGAAGAAACTGATTCAGAAATATTGTTTTGCTTCAAATATATTAATTCTGACAAAATAATTCCCTTGTTAAAACCTAAGACAAGTGGGGCTGGTATAAGCCCATTTTCATCAAAGAATTTACCACGAAATAAGGATTATAAAATACCAGACGAAGATTTACAGCTTTATAAAGAAATATTAGCAAATATACCTGAAAACGAGCGATTAAGTATAGGAATAATCACTAATAACTTTATTAAATCGTTAGTAACAAAAAAGAATACATATGAAGATATAAAAGCTGATATGAAGAAAAAGTGCTTAAAGGGTAAAGAGTATATTTATTCAATTAATAAATGGAGAGAGTATCTTGCATATTTAAAAAACGAATTAAAAAAGGATGGTTAAAAATGTCGATAGTAATTAGAACAAATAAAACAGAAGACGTAATATTGATTAACAAAAAAATAACTGAACTTGGACTTGAGGTAGATGCCAAACGTGGAAGATATAATGTTGATGCAAACAGCATAATGGGATTGCTTTCATTAGATTTTTCTCAGGGTGTTGAGTTAGTAATTCATGAAACAAACAAGAAAAGTTCTATAGATGAACTAATAAATTTTTTACAGAAATATATTTAAAGGAGTATTATGAATGAAAAAAATTAATATTAAATATTTTACAGATATTGAGCCAATTAAAAAAATATCAAAGGGAGATTTGATTGATTTACGTTCAGCAGAAGATATTGAGATTAAAGCAGGAGATTTCAAATTAATTCATCTTGGAATAGCGATGCAGCTACCAAATGGTTATATGGCAAAAATATATCCAAGGAGTTCAACATTCAAAAACTTTGGAATTATTCAGGCTAATTCAGTTGGTATAATTGATTGGAGTTACAGAGGATCAAAAGATGAATGGTTATATCCTGTTATAGCACTTAGAGATACAATTATTCATAAAAATGATAGAATTTGTCAGTTTGAAATTTGCAAAACACCAAGAAAATTTAAGTTTGTTGAATATGCTGATTTTAACTCCGCAAACCGTGGTGGCATTGGCTCTACTGGTAATAAATAAAATGAATGGATAATCATTATGGAAAAATTATTAACAGTAAAAGATATACAAGAAAAACTACATATGGGAAGAAACAATACATATAAATTAATTAATCAAAAAGGGTTTCCTAAAATTGTAATTGGAAAGAAAATTCTTATTCCTGAAGAAGAATTTGAAAAATATATTATGAATCACATCAGAACAAAAATTGAATTATAGTTTATAAATAAGAGAGGGTATCCCTCTCTTATTTGTTTAGTACAGACATTATTTCATTATTAACTTGTTCTTGTGTAAAATCAATATAAATATCATATGTGGTAGATATTTTTTTATGTCCCAATAATTTTGAAACAATTTTGATATCAACGCCGTTTGTTAATAATATACTTCCAAACCCATGCCTTAATCCATGCAAGCCACAATGTTGAATAGAGCAGCCAGACCTAACAAGCATAGCATCTAATGTTTTTTGCACATTTGATGAACTAGGAGAATTACCATTTATATTACGAACAACGAGATCATTTGGTTTATGATTAGGAAACATATTTCCAAAAAAGTTTATCATTTCAATAGCTACATCAGACAGAGGAATTATTCTATGACTAGATTCTGTTTTTGGTTTTTTTTCTTTTATTGTGTATTTTGTTGTCAAGTTTTCATCATCTCTATTTTTAACTCGTACAATTGCATTTTTAATTTCAATTGTTTTATTTTTTATATCAACATCTTCCCATTTTAATCCTCTTAATTCCGAAATTCGTAGACCTGTATAACCAATCAGTACAACTGCTTGTGCATTTGAACCATAAGTAGGTTGTCCAATTTTTCCACCCCAGTTAAATCCTTTTGTATTAATTCTTTTACTCTCATTATATAATTTTATTAAATCGCTTTCTGTAATAAATGGAACTTTTTTTACCTTGACAGCTACATTAGATTCGGAAGGAATTTTTACATATTTCAAATAATTTTCTTTTATATGTTTATGTTCGACAGCATAATTTAAGGCTGGATTTAGTACCTTATATAATTTTTCAATAGAGGCTCTTGAATATTTCTTACTTAATTCAATAATATATCGTCTTAGAATATCTTCATTAATAATATCCATTGTTAGATTTCCGACTGTATTATTTTTAAGCATAGAGTTAATTGCGTCTTCATAGCCGTCAAATGTTGTAGATTCTAAGTTGGAAATTCTTGTTTGTAGATGTTTAAGAACATAATCATAAAACAATTCATGACTATCAATTGACTTTTTATTTTCCTCGTCTTTTTTGATTTTTTGCTTAACTTCTTTATCAGTTCTACCATAAAAATATTTACCATCGGCATTTCTGTAAAAAACATATTCTACATTTTTAATATTTTTTTTACCCCATGTGCCTTCACCATTTTTTCTTCTCTTCAAATAAAACACTTCCTTGTATATTTACTTTACTATTTTATTATGATATATTGAATTATATCAGACACTCATTAATTAAACAATAACTAAATTGTGGTAACTAATTATATTTATAATTTTCTACCACAATTCTACCACAGATAAGATGGTAAAAGATAATAAAATATAACACAAAATAGGACAAAACGGGAAATAGAGAAATGGCTGAAACCCTTATAAATGCTATATTTTCAAGGATTTTCAAGGATTTAAGAAAAACAGTGATTTTGCCTTGGTAAGGCGGAGGTCACGGGTTCGAATCCCGTTAGTAGCTTATATTGATTTCACGGAAAGGGTGTCCTTTGGACGCCCGTTTTTTCTAATATACTGACAGATAAGGAGGAATACT